TAAACTGATTGGACTTAGCAAGTATACACGCATTGCACAATGGTGTGCAAGACGTGGTACACTACAAGAAGAACTTGCTATGGACATTGCCAAAGAGATTATGAAGGTTACAGGTGCAACAGACTGCGGTGTTTATATCCAAGCAACACACGGGTGTTGTGAGAATAGAGGCATTATGGCACATAGCAGTCTAACACAAACTAGTGTATTAAAAGGTGCATTTAAAACTGATCCTGGTACAAAGAAAGAGTTCTTTGACAACATTAAACTACAACAGGAGTTTGCACCAAGATGAAACTGAGATATAGTGAAGCATTTTACAGTGTGCAAGGTGAAGGCAAATTTGTAGGAGTACCCAGTGTATTTCTACGCACCTTTGGTTGTAACTTTCGCTGTATGAATTTTGGTGTTGATAAAAGCGTAGGTGATCGCTGGAAACAACACGCAGAAGGTCAACGTTACAATGCAGAAGTAAAAGCATTGCTCGACAATGGCATTGTAGAAAAAACAGAAAAGTTTGAAGACTTGCCTATTGTGCATACAGGCTGTGATACATATGCAAGTATCTATCCAGAGTTTAAAGACTTTAACAAATTGGCAACTATTGATGAAGTAGTAGAACACTTGCTTAGTTTGTTGCCTGAAGGCAAATGGACTATGGATAATGGACAGGACGTTCATCTTATCCTTACAGGCGGCGAGCCATTACTTGCTTGGCAGCGTTTATATGTCGAGCTATTTGAACACCCAGGTATGCAGGATCTAAAAAATGTCACAATCGAAACCAACACTACACAGCATCTACACGATGACTTCTACAACTATCTCAACAGTCACGAAAGAATTCAGCTCACTTTTAGCTGCTCACCAAAGCTATCCGTTTCAGGTGAGTCTTGGGATGATGCTATTAAGCCTGATGTTGCTCGTGAGTATTCCTGTGTTGATGGCAGTGATATGTATTTTAAGTTTGTTGTTGCTGATCAAGACGATGTTGATGAAGTTGGTAGAGCAGTTGATACCTATCGTGCAGCAGGCGTGGACGTTCCTGTATATCTCATGCCGCTTGGGGGTAGGTCGGAAGAATACACTCTCAACGTACAAGAGGTGGCGAACCTCTGTATGGAACGAGGGTGGAGGTTCAGCCCTAGACTGCACATCAGCTTATTCGGAAATGCCTGGGGAACTTAAAGAAGTTGCCAAATATAACAAAGGCATACACACCGAAGAGCAATATGAAAAGATAAGGAAGCAATTATGAAACAATGGTTAAAGCGTGTTACTGGTATTGAAGCAGAAGAAAAACGTATAGCTGAAGAAAAGGCTGCACTAGAAGAAAAAGAACTTGAGCAATTAAAAACACGTGATCCAAAAGAATACGCAACTAGACGTAAACAGCCTTGGGTAAATGTACTAGATGTAAAAGTAAACGAAGATAATGTTCGCAATGGGTTTTTTGAATTAGATTGGAACAAGTACTTTATTCAACAGCTACTACAAGCAGGCTATGGCGAAGAAGGCGACCCAGAAGAAGAAATTGTTGACCGTTGGTTTAGAGATATTGTTTATAATATGTTGGTAGAAGAAGGTCTTGACACAAACCGCGGAGCCGGTTATATTAATGTAGTACCAATAGACAAAGGCAAAAGTGAAGTATCATGAAAATTGCAAAAAATATGATTCTGATCAAAGGCGATCACAGTATGGCCTTTGCAGTAAGACGCCGTAAGGAGTCAGTTGAAGTAGATTTTTACAAAGATACCTACAAATATCTAACACAAAAACTTTCACTTGACGAAGGGTCTGCTGTATACTATACTGCTATTGAACAAGGCTACAAAGAGGCATTCTAATGACATATATTCTTATTGACACTGCTAACACATTCTTTCGTGCTCGTCACGTTGTACGTGGCGATATCGACACTAAAGTAGGTATGGCAATGCACATTACACTAAACAGTATTAAAAAAGCGTGGCAGGACTTTAATGGTTCGCACGTTGTTTTCTGCTTAGAAGGACGCAGTTGGCGCAAGGACTATTATGAACCTTACAAACGCAACCGCAAAGAGGCACGTGATGCACTTACACCACGTGAAGCAGAAGAAGATAAAGTGTTTTGGGAAATCTTTGATGAGTTTAAAGAGTTTGTTACAGACAAAACTAACTGCACTGTATTGCACAATCCTGTACTAGAAGCAGATGATCTTATTGCTGGCTGGATACAAAATCATCCAGATGATGATCACGTTATTATTTCAACAGATGGCGACTTTGCACAATTGATTGCACCTAATGTACGTCAATACAACGGTGTGAGTAACACAACTATTACAGTAGATGGTTACTTTGATGATAAAGGTGCTAGTGTATTAGATAAAAAAACAAAAGAACCAAAGGCTGCTCCTGAACCTGAATATATGTTGTTTGAAAAATGTATGCGTGGCGATACTAGTGACAATGTCTTTAGTGCTTATCCTGGTGTACGCAAAAAAGGCACTAAAAATAAAGTAGGCCTGCTAGAAGCATTTGCAGACAAACAAACAAAAGGTTATAACTGGAACAATATGATGCTACAACGTTGGGTAGATCATGAAGGTGTAGAACATCGTGTGTTAGATGATTACAATCGAAATGTGACATTATGTGATTTAACAGCACAACCTGAACATATTCGTAATGAAATAAATAACACTATCCAATCAGCAGAGAGTAAGAATATAAGCCAAGTAGGTATGAGACTTATGAAGTTTTGTGCCCGTTGGGATCTTCAACGTGTTGCAGATAATGCTGCACAATATGCTGAACCATTACAAGCGAGGTATAAATGACTATTAAAGCAAAACCAATTTTACAAGACAAATTTTGGATAGTTGAAGATGGAGGAGTGCGTATTGGTACTCTAGCTAAAGAAGATGATGGATTTGTAGTAAGTGCAAAAGGAAAGATTGATTTCTTTAAAAATGAAAATGCACTTAAACGTAAATTAGGAAAAAATCTTTTTGTAGCTAATATACCAGATCAAATGACAATTGACAAAGAAGTTCATGGTTATCCTACTAGATCAACTCCATACAATAGTATGTATGATTTGCAAAGCAAGTTACCATTGTTTACAAAAAGTGAAAAATCAAAAAGCCTTTATTGTGCAGGGTATTATTTGGTTAAATTTAATGTTAATTGGCTCAAAAGTTATTGTCCTAAATTAATTACATTGCAGCGTAATGAATATATGGGCCCATACAAAACTGAAATTGAAATGAAAGCAGCATTAGCAAATGTCAATAGAACCTCTAAATACGACTAGTATACAACAGTTCATTCAGCAGGTTAAATCTGCTGAATCTAGCAGGGCTAGAGAACTAAGGATGGATATTAATACTGCAAAAAATCTAGCATTTACATTAGGCATTGTAATGGCAAGATTAAATGGAGATTTAGAAAAATTTGTAAAAGAAAATTCAGGCGGCTCTTTAGAAGACATTGAAGTTGTATTTGGTGCAGATTCTGACTGGAAATAATTATTAAACTATGTTTTAATTAGATAAATATATGCGTATATTATATATAAGGATACGCATATGAGCAGACCAAAGCCAACTGTGTTGTTAGAATTTACCAACAGCGTTACATATAAATGTGAACAAGTTTTAGAAGCAGATGCAATCTGGGCTGTATTTTACAAAAGTAAACCATTTAATTTGAAAAGCAGTAATGCTTTAACAAATTATCCAGGACCTAAATATAAAAAAACAAGTTTTAGTAATCCAGGTCACGCACACAATCTAGCAAAAAAATTAAATGAAATGTTCAAAACAGATGAATTTACAGTGGTTAAATTAGTCGAAGGTGAACATATTGATTAATGAGTAATAAAACTACTTACACAAAAATTTTTTTAAAAGAGTTAGGAAAAACTTATAGTGATATTTCTGTACAGCAATATCTTCCATTATGGTGGTATAATACCCGTAATAAAGAAAAGGGTGGATTAAGACTAACGGATCAAGGATATGAAACAATAATGGAAATAGGCTTAACAACATATGATATACCTTATCCCCGTGAAATGCCTTTGACTACACAAGTGATTATTTTTTTAGATCAGTTTATTGATTGCCCATACTACTTAACAAATAGAAGCATTACAGTTACAAATGAACGTAAAGCTGTTGAACTTACTCTATTCAGCGGAGATTTACGTAAATACGGCTTAACAAAAGCAATGTCAAGGTCAAAGAAGGATGAGGATTGATTTACACGGATATCATATCCACACTGCTTGGCAACACTTTAACAGTAGAATAACCGAGGCATACTTTGCTGGGCATAAAAAATGCACAGTAATTACAGGACAGGGTGCTATGATGCGTGAGTTTGAAACTTGGGCAAGAAATCATCCACGCATTAGAGAATGCAAACAAACACCAAATAATCCTGGAAGTTTTTCTATTAAATTAAATAAAAAAGGTTGACCTTTGATGTAAGTTACGCTATATTATATATATAGGGCAACAAGACAAAGAGGGTTACAAAATGTCTTACACTTATGAAGATAACATTATTTCAGATCTACACAAAGATGCATATGGGTTCCGTCCTACACAGCGTTTCTTTGATGACTGGGCAGAGTACACACCTGCTGAGAAGCAAGAAGTCTGGGATAGTTTGGTTTCTACTATGGAGTATAACCAAAAGGAAGAAGCTCGTATCGAAGCTGATAATCTTGCAGAGTTTCGCAAGCAAGTTGCAGCAACTATGCGGTTTTGTGATTGCAACTGGAAAAAGGCTATAGAGTTCCTTGCTGATGCAGAAGGCGACGATATTGATTGTGATCAAGACTTTGATTACTTTCTCTGGAAGCAAGGCATTGGATTTGAAGACCGTGTAAACATTCGTAAACTTTACAAAAAGGTTGACGTAGTTTAATCTAACTGCTAATATAAAGTACAAGCACTGATTTAGAAAGGATCACTAAAATGGATACTATGACAAGAACTGTAAGCCCGAACCGTGCAAAGAAAAGTATTGTTCGTGCAATGCAAAAGAAACGCCCTATCTTTTTATGGGGGCCTCCAGGTATTGGCAAGTCAGATATTATTTCGCAAATCACAGATAGCCTACCTAACAGTTATTTGATTGATATTCGACTGTCTCTTTGGGAACCTACAGACATTAAAGGTATTCCTTATTTTGATAGCAATTCGGGCACTATGGTTTGGGGTGCTCCGAGTGAGCTTCCATCAGAAGAACTAGCATCACAATACGATAACATTGTTGTATTTTTTGACGAAATGAACTCCGCAGCGCCAGCAGTACAAGCGGCAGCATACCAGTTGATTTTAAATCGTCGAGTAGGACAATACAAATTACCTGATAACGTTATTATCGTTGCAGCAGGTAACCGCGAAGCAGATAAAGGTGTAACATATCGTATGCCTGCTCCGCTTGCAAATCGCTTTGTTCATTTGGAACTAGCAGTCAACTTTGACGACTGGTTTGAATGGGCTGTATCTAACAAAGTAAACACAGACGTTGTTGGATATTTGCAATTTGCTAAACAGGATCTTTATGATTTTGATCCTAAATCTCCTAGTCGCTCATTTGCTACTCCTCGTAGCTGGAGTTTTGTAAGTGAATTACTAGATGAAGATGATACAGATGAATCTACTACTACAGACCTAGTTGCAGGTGCAGTAGGAGAAGGTTTGGCTGTAAAATTTATGGCTCATAGAAAAGTAGCGGCAAATATGCCTAATCCAAGTGATATCTTGGCAGGCAAAGTTAAAGAGATTAAAACACAGGAAATCAGTGCTAAGTATTCCTTAACTGTTTCTCTTTGCTATGAGCTCAAAGAAGCAAGCGATGCAAATGATAAGAAATTTGATAACAAAGTTAACAATTTTTTACGGTTTGCAATGGATAATTTTGAGACTGAACTTGTTGTAATGGGTATTAAACTTGCTCTTACACAATACAATCTTCCAATTGATCCAGATGCAGTTAGTTGCTTCGACGAGTTTCATGACCGTTACGGCAAATATATCAAGGCTGCCCAAACTGTTTAATGAGCCATATGTGGACAGTATTCGTACTGTCCACACTTTCTATTCTGAGGTTGACATTTAAATTAAATATGTTATATTACTATAGAGCACTGAACAATGAGGAATACAATGTCTAATTTTACTTACAATGTAGCAATGCAAATGTCATCAGACAAAACAGCAAGTAAATTAAAAAACTGGGAACCGGATCCAAATATCACTCCAGAACAATTAGAAGTGATGCAAAAAGAAGTGTTGGATCGGATTATTACTGCACGAGTAGGTTTACTACTACGTCATCCGTTTTTTGGTAATATGGCAACTCGTTTGCGTATTACAGCAGCAGATGAATTTATTCCTACAGCAGCAGTTGACGGACGTAACCTATATTTTAATACTCAATTCTTTAATGCAATGGACAATAAAGAAATTGAGTTTGTTATTGCACACGAAATTTTGCATATGGTATTTGACCATTTAACACGCCGCGAAGACAGAAATCCTTATCTATACAACGTAGCTTGTGATTACATTGTAAATAATATGTTGGTTAGAGACCGTATTGGCACAAAACCAAAACTAGTCGAATGTTTCCAAGACTTTAAATACGATGGATGGACCAGCGAAGAAGTGTATGATGAACTATTTGAGAATGCAGAAAAGATTGATATTGATCAATTAGGAGAAATGCTAGACGAGCATTTTGAATGGGGCGAAGGTCCTGGAAGCAACAATGATTCAGAAGGTGATACTAAAAGTGAATCACAGGCAATGTCCGAATCTGAAAAACAGCGTATCAAAGATGAAATAAAAGAAGCAATGATGGCAGCAGCACAAAGTGCTGGTGCTGGAAATACTCCAGGCGAAATTCAAAGATTAATTAAAGAATTAACAGAACCTAAAATGAACTGGCGTCAATTGTTACGTCAACAAATTCAAAGTTCTATCAAAAGCGATTACACATTTATTCGGCCTTCACGTAAAGGATGGCATACTGGTGCTATTTTGCCTGGTATGAATTTCGAAGAAACAATCGACTTGTGTGTTGCCATTGATATGAGTGGTTCTATTGGTGATGCTCAAGCAAAAGATTTCCTAAGTGAAGTTAAAGGTATCATGGACGAATACAAAGACTACAAGATTACTGTATGGTGTTTTGATACAAAAGTTTACAATGAACAAGAATTTTCTGCAGATACCGGCGATGATATAAACGAGTATGAAGTAATGGGCGGCGGTGGTACCGACTTTATGGTAAACTGGACATATATGAAAGATCAAGATATTCAGCCTAAAAAGTTTCTAATGTTTACAGACGGGTATGCTTGGGATAGTTGGGGTGATCCAGACTATTGTGATACATTATTTGTTATTCATAGTCATCACGATAAAGCATTAGAAGCGCCGTTTGGAATGACAGCACATTATGAGGAGGCTGCGTGAAAGTAAAAATTAATCCATTAGATGTATTAGGAATAAGAAAAGTAAATTTCTGTCCTCCTAACTTTGAAACTGTAGACTTGGATAAAACTTATAATATCGAAGCAGTTTTGTCTGACTGGATTGAAGATAACTTGTCTGGCAGATATTTTATAGGCGATAATGTCTGTATAAAAGACGATAGCATCAAAGGTGTAACCACAGTGGGTTTTGAACATACAAAAGAAATGAGTTTCTTTATGTTAGCTTGTCCACATTTGAAATACACAAGATAGTCACGAAAATATATATATTATACAAGGAGTAAAAAGAGTAATGACTGAACAAACACAACCAGATCCAAATGAACTAAACATTCAAGATCTAGCTTTGGCAAGAGCTGTAATTGAACTTGCTACAGAGCGTGGAACATTTAAAGCAAATGAGCTTGCAAATGTCGGTGCTCTTTATAACAAATTAGATGGCTTCCTAAAACAGGTTGAAGAACAAGCTAAACAAGCCAAGGAAGCACAAGAATCTGCACAAGCTGCTGCTGAACCAGAAACGGAGACCACTAATGGCACTTAAACACGTTGGAAGAATCAAATCAAATAAGCGCAAAGTTGTTGTTGCTTACAGAGTAGTACCAGGCGAACCTGATCAATGTTTAATTGTACAGACTGAAAATTTAAATGCCGATGAACACGATTCATTAATTAGAACCGTTGAATCAGCTGCTGGACAAGATGCAGTTGAGTTCGGTGAAGCCATGGCAAGAGCCTATCTTCCTGACGGAAGAAATATGTTAGCAGGATTTCATACCACTGGAAAAATTAGAAAAGTTCCAACAAATATGGTAGAAATGACTCCTACAGGAAATGATTCGATTAGTTTAGATGAACTAAACAATCTAATTGCAGAACAACAAGGCGTTACTGTTGCAGATCTTGCAATTAAAGGACCAGACGGTGAAACAGTTCAAGCAGATACTGAGTCAGTTGATCCAGCTAGTGTATATGCAGAAAATAATACTCCTGCTACAGAAGAATCGTCAGAAGTGCTTACAAACGAGCAATTAGCTGCACAATATAGATCACAAGCTGATGCACTGTTTAAAGAAGCAAAAGCACTAAGAGAACAAGCAGAAGAATTAGTTCCAACAAAAAGAAAAACAACAAAGAAAACTGAAAGTGCCTAAACATACCGATTTAGATGAAACAAATTGGGACGAAATACTAGACGAAGTTGACTACGACTATCTTCCAATTGAATATGTAAGTGTTGTTGTAGTCACTTTTTTAGATGGTAAAATTTGGGAAGTCGATGTTCACAATAAAAAGACCACCGAAGACCCAGCCGACATTATTTCTGCTTTTTTAGAAGAGTATAATGATAAAATTGATACTGTAGATTTTAGATTAGATGTAGATCGCCTCAAAAAAGATATAACAAAACGAACAAAGAGATTTTTAAAGCTGAACAAGTAAAAGTAGATAATATCCTATCGGTGATAAATACATTAAAGTATTACTGTAGGAGTTTCATATGGCTTTGAGAATAAAAAGAGGCACCAATACCGAAAGGTTGTCTTACACCCCAGAATTAGGTGAATTAATTTACGTTACAGACTATGATAGTGCTGGGGTTTCTCCGGTATGGATTGGTGACGGATCTACTGTAGGTGGTAATGAAATATCTAGTGCAGGTGGCGGGGGTGGCATCACCGATATTGTTAACGATACGACTCCTCAATTAGGCGGTAATTTAGATTTAAACAGCTACGATATTACTGGAACAGGCGATATTGATACTACAGGCAATATTAATGCAACAGGAAGTATTGATGTAAATTTAAATATTGACGCAGGCGGTTATGTCAATGCAACTACAATGGCTGCAACATTGTTTAATGGTAATTTTGACGGTGATTTGACTGGTAGTGTGTTTGGCGACAACAGTGCAGTGATTGTAGACGGTGTGAATAACACTGTCAATGCAGAATCAGCAACAGTTGGCACATTATCTTTAGATAATGTTGGAAATATTACTAATTCAACTAATACAGTATTCAGTGTGGCAGAAAGCTTTGACATAAAAAGTACAAATCCTAATAGTGTATTCAGTATGAAAATCAAAGGAAATAACGATGTTTCCAAATTGTTTTTAGAAAAAACAGCAACAACTGATATTAGCTCTACATATTACGAATCGGCTATTTTTGGCGGACGTGATGACATAAATGGAGAATACTATCATAATAGTCTTGCATTTGGTACCGACAAAACTTTAATTTGTACAAGCACAAACGGCCAGTTTGATATAGAGGCAGAATATCTAGTTCACACCAACACTGGACGTTTTGGTATTGGTACATACACCCCAGCAGCAACATTGGATGTAAAAGGCGACGGGCTATTTGCTGGAGAAGTACAGGCTACTGCATTTAAAGGTACATTTGCAGCAGACGATTCTACAATACTAGTTGACGGAGTTGCAGGTAAACTAAATCTTGCTCCTAACGATATTACCGATTTAGGCAACGTAATCACAACTAATCCACAAGCAGGTCAGGTATTAAAATACAACGGTAGCGAATGGGTAAACGATGTAGATGTTGCAGGATCAGGTGGCAGCGGTGGCATTGGAAATATTGGTGTCGGTGCAGATGATAGTGCTGTTAGACTTATAAACAGCGGAGAAAGTTTCCTAATTTTAGGCGGAACAGGTATTAGCACCAGCTCAAATGCTGAAGGCGACATTACAATTGTTGCAGACTTTGATGGTACATTTGCTGCACTTACAAGTAAACCTACTACACTAGCAGGTTATGGAATTACTGATGCAGCTACTAGTGCTCAAGGTGCTTTAGCAGATACTGCTGTACAGCCAGGTGATACATTTGTAGGTAATGTAACAGGTGATCTAAAAGGTAGTGTTTATGCAGACGATAGCACAGTAATTATTGACGGTACAGACGGCAGTATACAATGGAGTGTGTTAGCAGGTACCCCAACAACTTTAGCAGGTTATGGAATTACTGATGCAGCTACTAGTGCTCAAGGTGCTTTAGCAGATAGTGCAGTTCAACCTGCAGACTTGGGTAATATTACATATTCAGGTTCAATTATAGACACAAGCGATAGTAGTGGTATCACAATAACTCCTGCGGTAACTTTACAAAGCGATGCTACAGTAGAAAACAATTTGTATGTTACAAATAAGGTTGTTGCGGACAGTTTTGAAAGTACAAGCACAGGTACTCCTGAAATTACTGCTGCAAGTAATTTGAATCTTACTGCAGGTAATGCAGTTGTAATAACACAATCACCAGTGAGATTTGCATCATTTACAACTACAGAACGTGATCTACTTGCATCACAAAACGGTGACATGATTTATAACACAACGACAAACAAATTCCAAGGATATGCTAACGGTGCTTGGGTAGACTTACACTAAGGAGACTCCATGAGCGAGATAGAGTATATTGTAACACTTAAAGCAGGTGTTGATTATGATGCTTTTAATGCAGAAATGATTGCATCAACAGGTGCAGGCGATATACCAGGTAGAAGTGTAGATATAGCAAATGCTAGACCTGGTTCAAAAAGAAATACACACTATGCGTTAACAGAAGCTGAAGCAACAGCATTAAGAAATGACAGTAGAGTCGATGATGTACAAATTCCACCACAGGATAGAGACGATATTGAAATAGGTTTTAATGCAATTCAAACAAGTTCAGCTTGGAGGAAAAGCACGTCAAGTGGACTATCAGAAGATTTAAACTGGGGGCTTGTTAGAGGAGTTTCAAAGAACGATCCTTACGGATCTGGAGTAGCTACAATAACAAAAGATTTCAATTACACACTTACAGGTAAAGGTGTTGATGTTGTAATTCAAGACAGTGGTATACAAGTTGACCATCCTGAATTTACAGATAGCGCAGGTGTAAGCAGAGTTAACCAAATAGACTGGTATGCAGCAAGCGGTTTATCAGGAACACAGAGCGTGAATCACTATAGAGATTACGACAGCCATGGCAGTCACTGTGCAGGCACTGTTGCAGGCCGTACACAAGGATGGGCAAGAGATGCACAAATTTACAGTGTAAAGGTTAACGGATTAGAAGGCAGTGGCGATAGTGGTACAGGAATAAGTATAAATGATTGTTTTGATGTAATCAAATTATGGCATCGTAACAAACCAATAGATCCTAAAACTGGTGTTAAAAGACCAACAGTTGTTAATGCCAGTTGGGGTTACAGTGGTAGTAGAGGAACCCCAGTTGGTGGTGTGTTTTTAGGAAACAGTTGGACGTGGGCAGATTATGGCAGCAGTAGTAATAATGCTTGGGCAAATGTAGGAGTGGTTCCTGTCTTAGGATTATCTAGACGTATAAATGTTAGAGTGGCAAGCGTTGATGCAGATTTACAAGAATGCCTAGATGAAGGAATTATTTTTTGTATCGCAGCAGGCAATAGTTATTATTATATCGATAGTAGTACAGGTGACCATTACAATGACACTTGTAATTTTGGTAGCGGACAAGAATATATATTCCGAGGCAGTAGTCCTTATAGCGAGAACGCCTTTATGGTAGGTAATATTGATTTTACATATACCAATAATTTAGAGCAAAAAGCTGAAAGCAGTTGTGCAGGACCAGGTGTTAACATATATGCTCCAGGTACAGAAATTATCAGTGTAGGAAGCACAGATAACAATGGTACTAGTTCTTTATACAATACTTACGGCGGACCAGATTCTCCACTAGACAGTAATTATAAATTAATGAAAATATCCGGTACAAGTATGGCGTCTCCGCAAATAGCAGGTATGATTGCTTGTGTATTAGAAGCAAATCCAGGAATGACTCCTGCACAAGTAAAATCATATATGGAAGCAAACGCCCAAGACGAAAAGATTAACGACGATGCTACTACAGCAGAAGCATACAATGTTAGCGTTATTAACAATGGTACATCTGAATGGACTACAAGTGGTAATGACAGAAATGGATCAGTAGCAGGAGCAAACGACTCAATAGCTGTAAAAGTAGGTGACACTTTGTCAATTATTAATAATGCTGACGTATCACACCCATTATACATCAAAGATACAGCAGGTACTGGCACAGGCAATCAGGTTACAACTCCAGCTGCAATAGGACAAGGATCATACGGTGGCAATGGAGTACAATGGACTCCAACTTTACCTGGCACATATTATTATCAATGCAGTAATCACGCAGGCATGGTTGGCACTATAACTGTTTCATCAGATATAACTTGGGATAACCAAGACAGTATATGGGGCGGCCCTAACAGATATTTCTACAGTCCACTTTGGGATGATAGTAAACCTTGGACTAGTAACATATCTGGAAACTTTGGTATATAGTTGACTTATAATTAAAGTAGTGTTATAATTTGTTATGATTTTTATATACGGATATCTATGGTATTTCTTTGCGGCTTTAATAGGCATAAGTATTGGTTATCATAGATATTTTACACACAACACTTTTAAAACCAATAGTATTGTAGAAGTAATTATGTTATTGTTAGGACTTATCTGCGGTGGTCGTAGTGCATTAACCTGGGCTGCTGTTCACCGTATGCATCACGCAAAATCAGATACTTTGTTAGATCCTCATAGTCCTAAGTATCAAGGTGCTTGGAAAGTTTTAACGAGTAATTGGACAGTGGATTATATACCTCGCAAGTATATTTCTAATTTGTTAAAAAATCCAAGAATAGTATGGTTCCATAAAAATGGCAAGTATCTACATCTATTGATTGCACTTGTAACAATTATTATAGACATTAAATTATTTTTTGTAATTGTTTTTGTTCCATTTGTTTTGTCTTGGACAGGCTTCGGAATGTTAAATTATTTTGCACACAAAGACGGCGAACCACAAAATGTTCCGTTGTTAAATTTAATTGCACCAGGAGAAGGATGGCACTTAAAGCATCATCAACAACCACAATCATATAAATTACACAAGTATGATATAGCAGGAGTAGTTATTGAAAGATTTTTTACTTAAACAAAGTTTAGCAATTAGAACTCCAGTACTACCAGAAGTAGAAAAAGTTGTGCGTTCAGTTGATCTAGATTTGCACAGTATTACCCCTTACAAAACAGATATAATTAAATGGCTACGTCCTATTATTAATTTAGAAGGATATAATGTATATCCTATGAATGGATGTACAGAGGGTTTAAACTGGTGGTACAACAATGAGTATAGAAGCGTCTATATGGATGTAGGTGATTATCAGTGGATTAAACCAACCGATCGATGTGGCAAGATAGTATATGTGAGCATCCCTAGTGCAATTAACGGAAATTTTAGAGAATTGCCAATTTTAGATCCTGTGGCACTAGATTTAGCATATGTTGGAAGCACTAAGATACAATATATACACAATTTTGGTAATGTTGAGTATGCTTTCTTTAGTTTGTCAAAAGCGTTCGGTTTACGCAATGTCCGCACAGGTTGGATATTTACAAAATCTCCAGACGAACGTTTAGAATCATTAACGCATAGTGCAAAATATTATAACTACTATGCACATAACATAGCAGAAACTGTAATAAGTAATTTTGATATTGACTATGTTCATAATAAGTTATATAATAAACAAAAAACATTTTGTGAGCAATTGAACTTTGTGCCAAGTGACAGTGTTTGGCTTGCTACAACTAAAGACAAAGAATACGCAAAATTTATGCGTGATGGAGAAACAGCAAGAATATGTCTTGCAGGAGTGTACAATGAAGAAACATGAATTACCGACAATAGCAGATTTAGGTTTAGATATAGATTTGCCTCGTTTGCAAATGGAATGCGATAGATTAGCAGAAAAATTTATCGATGTTCGAAGTGCTAATCCTATGCTGTGTGACAATCATATGGAACTGGTTGCTAGTGTTTACGATAATTTTGAACAAATTAATTTGACAGAACCAAGTGAAATACTTCCGTATGAACCAAGTATCAAAAAACGACTACAGCGCAGAGAAGAACACTTGTATAATGTGCCAACTGATGATTACAAGTACAGTTATATTAGAACCGTTGTAGAGCAGTGTAAAGCGCCTGCAAGTCGTGTACGCATTACCAAACTTGCTCCAGGTAAAGAGATACCGTTTCATGTAGACTACGATGTAGGGTACGCTGTGCGCTGCATATGCCCTATCTACAGCGACGATATGGTTATTAACAAGTTTAGACGAGATGGTAAAGAAGAAGAATATGTATTAGAAGCAGGCAAGGCATATTTCTTAAACATAGGCTATCCACACGCTGTGTACAACAATAGCGACAAACCTCGTATTGCATTAATGTTTAGTTTAGACGGAATAGACGATTTAGAAAATTTATGATTATAGGTTTAGTACCAGTCGGTGGAAATTCAACAAGGTTAAACATTCCGTTTAGTAAATCAATGCTTCCTCAAAAAGGGTTTGATTATTATAATCCTATTATAAATCACTGTGTTCAAAATTTAATTAATACAGGTGTAGACAAAATTATTTTTGGACATGGCTGTACCTACAAACAGGACATACTTGCATATTATCAAAACGATCTTTTTTGTCATTTATTAGAACAAAAAGGTCCTAGCGATGGCGGCAATAGATTTATTAATGATGTAGTTCAAAGTTTTCCTGCTAAAGATTATATTTTTTGCTTACCTGATACTGTTACTACTGCAACACATTATAAAGATTTACTTATCAAAGATGAGGTGGTGTGTGGAGTATATAGTATTCCTGAAGAAATAAAAGGAGATAGACTCTTGCCCAATGGGCAGTTTAATGTTAAGACTGTAAAAACACAGGCAAACAGTCATCTTGTTTGGGGAACCATTAAATTCACAAATACATCTTTAAAAAATAAAATAACAAAAGAAATAGGTGATTGGCTTAACGAACAACATTTCCAAACTAGGCCATTGGGGAAAATGATTGATATAGGTACTTGGAAAGGGTACAATTACTACTTAAATGAATTTTAACGGTTTGATCCATTTGTCCAATGATTTTTTAGATAACAAATATTCTTTATTATATTGTAATGTGTCTGTATCTAAATTAATCCAGTCTGGTTGTTTCATTTTTTTACTTGCATTTTTTAGTTCTTTAAGTAGCAGTTGCAATCTAACACTGTGGTCTTTTTCAATATCAAAATTTAAATCAAAATATTTATTGTATAATTTAAATCCCATTTCTTTTAAATAGTGATTTACACCAGGTTGTCCCCAAATTATTATAGGACGCTCATACAACATACTTTTCCATACCTTTTCTGTTATATAAAAACCAAAGTCGTCAATACTAGTATCTTGTACTAAAATAAATTTATAGTCGGATAAAAAATTACTCGAACTTTCTGTCCATTTTATTGCTTCATGATGATTTGCAAAATCTGTTTTATCCATTACAAAATCTTTATCGAGAACATTATGTGTGTAGTTTACATTGTATTTTTTACATTGTTGTTGCATAATCTCATCGTTAATTTTAGATTGACTCATATCTACCGGATATTGTTTAGAAACTAGTTCATAGTTCATAACATTACGATGCTCTCTTGGAAATCTACTAAATGTTGCAAATTTATTATATTTTACATTCGATACAACTACACTGCTATTAATAGATTGAGCCATTTGAATAAAAACAGGAAATGGAAAAGTTTTTATTTTGTTTTTATACATACTATTTGAAAACCAATTATTATAATTTTCGTATTCTTTGTTTAAGTTCGCTGTTAAAAGTACAATATTAACTTCAGGCACTTCATATTTTATACAATCGTTATGAATTAGTTCATACATTTTTTCTATGCCAAAACTAATCCAACTGCAATCTAAAATTAACTTTGTTTCTTTAACTTTTTTTAATTCGCAGGATGATAATTCACAAAAGATATCTCCTTGGTGTTCCCAAAAATCATTAATAGATTTACAAACATATTTTTTTAAAAATTCCAAACTGTCTAGCCAATCTCGGTTATAACTTAAACCATCGGCTAATATAGTATCAGGTATAGGATAATTCATAAGATATTTAGTTGACGTTTTGTTAAATATATGCTATTATGACGTATGTCAAATGTAGAAACAGATGCAAACTTGGAAATCAAAGTGTACGAAAACATAAGTGTTAGAGAATACAATCCATCTAATAGAGATTTAATTGAAAAATTTAGAATGCTGGCTAAACGCGAAGGCAACGAAGCACTTGCTGGTGACAAATACGATCCTGATACAGTAGACGGGCAAACTTGGATGACATTTGTAGGAGAAGAACTTGCAAGTGTAAGTGTAGTTGAACGTAGTCATTATACAGGAGACCCAGAAATTGCAGGACGTATTTGTAGATATCATATTTTAAAAAAGTTTAGACATAGTAATGCCGGTTTTAGAATGTTGCCCAACCAGGTACAATGGGCAAAAGACAATGGACTTAAAGTACTGTATTGGACACATAATGTTGATAACAAAGCACTTAATGCAATGTATCAAGGTAAAAAACGTATGGGTATGCGAGGCGAATCTGTTCCATATTTTATGACCGATACTTACCGTGCATTTAAATTACAGCCGGATATGATTTTTAAAGTCAGTGAAAAATCTGATTTTTTACAATATGTGTATGCAAACATACTAGATGAAAATTATGTATGGCGACCAGACTACAAAACTATTTTGTATTTTATGCACAATGGCACTATAGACGATTCAGTAAGAGCTGCTGTTCTATAGAATCCTCAATATAGTCTGTTATACAAATTTTTTCACCTTCACTGTTAAAAGCCCACATCCAAATATCAGCAGGTACTAAATTGTTTTCATTACAATATTTTTCTTGTAAGGGTTTTGCTATTTCTGTAATATATGTTGCATGAAACTTAGGAAGTATTGTTTTTACAACTTCTGATGCTGTTGTGTTAAAATAATTGTAACTATAGTATTGCCCTATAGGTAAAGTTAGAGTTTGTGGTAAGCTATCAGAAAATATAATACCTGCTCTAAAACCTGCCATTAAAAAATTTTTGCTTAAACTAAATGCAACAGCATCAAATACACATAAACTAGTATCTAAAGTATCAAGTGTGCATCCATAAAAAGCACAATCTAAAAATATTTTACAATTATTAGTTAAACAATGATTTATTAAATCATCAAACCAATCAGTAATGCCGCCTTCGTGATTTGGTTGACTTACCAATATGTAACTATTTGGCAAAATATTATCTATATCAGTTGGAGATATACAATAATTCTTATATGGATCTAGTATACTGTAATAAAATTTATAATCTGTATCAAAATAATAAAATTGATCATATTTACTGTGTACATGAGCACATTGATGCGTTAGTGCTTCGTGTATACCATTACACATTGCCCATTCTTTTTTATTTTCGCAGCCACTAAAATTTTTTATCCAAGATATCCAATGTTTTTTATATAAAGAAATGTCTGTACTAGATCCTTTGTTAATAAGATTAATTTTTTTTAATTCGTCTTTTATTGGTTTAGGACAAAAACTGTAGACAGTCATTTTATATACTTTCTTTTAGGCAAATCAGGATCAACAAACATAGACAAGTCTATGTCAAATTTATTATATTCTATGTAATTATCCAATATGTTATACATAATTTTATGGTTTGGGGTTGTAAAGTGTCCTTTTCTTACATCTAGTTTTCCTACGTCATAATCAATTTTCCAATATTTTTGTTCTTTGTCAAAAACATCACACAAACAAAAATTATTATCAAAACTGTCTTTAAAACTAGGAATATACAAAACATCTTTACGTAAATTTTTTATGTAATTAAGATATGCAATGTGTTGAAAATTTGAATAGTTAGAATTTTCGATATACTTGTAATAATATAAAGCAGCATTTAATACATCATTCCATCCTTGTTTTTCAGCATCTTCTTTCCAAAATGTGCTGTACTCATAATTTACAAAGTGTCTATTATTGTTATTATCTTTTATTGTTATTCTTCTAGGATGTGTTACTAAAAAAATAACTTTATCAAATTTCTCGTGTGTTCTTGTAAACTGTTCTGCAGAAAATAAAAGACTAGCACTCCATTCACAAAAGTTTGTTATGTCATATTTTTCAGAAAGCAATTCCCACCAACTTTTTCCAATATAAGGATACAACGAATAATCTTTTACCCCTATTGGATTAGCACCAAAACTATCACCGTAAATTGCAATTTTCATTTATAACCTTTGCTGCATTTTTGTGTGTCAATTTTCCAAAATGTATAAAATCTCTTGCAACGTCTAATTTAGGAAAAAAGTCACAATGTAAAAGATTTGCAGTTTCTTCAAAATAACTTGCTTGATAATAATTTGTTTTAGAGCTCCAAAAGTTTTCACAAGCTAATGCTTCAAATTTAAAAAATTGTTGCGAATGAACAAGATTTTTATTCCATATTTTATATAAAGCTTTCATATCATTGTTGTAATTATCCCAATGACTGCCAGACCAAGATCCTAAACGATTAATTTTATCATCAGTGTAATATAATAATCTACCGTAATCTGTCCATAATTGTATAACAGTATGCGGAATACCAAAATTTTCAAAAAGCCTGATACTATTATGCCAACTAAAGATAGTGCTAGTTCCACTTTGTCCAAGATTTATTACAGGTCTTTCTACTATATTTTGCAATTGGCGACAAATAGTTTCTTCAACGGGTAATCCTTCTCCAAATACATGGCTACAACCAAAAACTACAATAGATTCTTTCCAATCTATGTTATTCCATTCATCATCTCTATAAAAGTTAGAATTTAATTTATAAGAAAGCTCCTTGTCATAATAATGCCATTGTGGTCCTAATTGTTTTTTATTTTTTTCATAATCAGTTTTTTCTTGAATACTTAGAAATTCAGGAAGTAAGCAGCGATTATCATTTTCAGCAAGAGGACCATTTAATAATTTATACAATTAAGATTCCTTTATCATATAAATCTTTTACTACATCAAAGTTGTAAGGAGGCATAAAACATACACTTAAATTTATTCTAGGATGTTTGCTATTTCTGTTATCTACTCCGTGAGGAATATTTTTAAACAGAATAGGATCTTTATAAATTACACTTTCAACAATATGACCATTATGTTTTTGTTTCCAATCTTGCCAATCGCCTTCAGCCCCTTCCCAGTCTGGCATATGCCAAAAATCAAGTGTGTTATCTTGATAACTTTCACTGCAAGGAATTAAAATTCCACAAGCTCTGCCATTGTCAACGTGAGGAGGCAAATACTCCCCTGCTCTACAGGCAATCAATAATCCCATATAACTCCAGATTGGTAATAATTGATCTTTTAACCATTGGGGTTCATATTGTTTATAATATTGTACATAGCCTCTGTTTTCCTCTTCAGGTGCAATTTCAATCCATCCAGATTTGTCATCAACAACATTTTTAATCTCATTATGATCGATATATAAATCTTTTAAGAAAATATAATTGTTCATATTCCTAATACCATTTTTTTAATATTACAAGTGCTATCTAAAATATATTTTATTGCATTTACAATATCTTTATCTTTGACATTTTGTTTTAAATCGATACAAGTGTAATTTTCATTATTGCCAATAAAAATTACAAATTTGTCCTTATGCGTATCTGCAATATAAACGTTGTCAGTAATAATTATAGCAGCATTGCCTAAATCACTGTGGGTGTCAAAAAACTTGTGTACCATATCATTATCATAATGTTGTCCAATGTTGTAATCTTGTTTCCATTTAGATATTAAATCATTATTATTAATTATATCTATTATTTCTGCATAAGGTCTATCAATATGAAACAACAAATTGTATCTAGGTTCGTTGGTATAATTTACACCGTTATGTATACTATCAGCATTTGTTATAACTGGTGTGCTGTAATAGTAATCTACTTCTTTACTGCCAATTTTGAATTTTATCAAATGCGGGTTAGGATCTATTGGAAAAATTAATGTAGCACCTCTAGTAAAGTCACTGTGCCATCCTGTTTCGTGTCCTGGCGGTATATAACTAAAACTATATGTGCTTGTATGTAATAATTTATTTTTTATTTTAATTGCTTCTACGTTTAAAGGAAATACTACATCTTTGTGTTCACTGAATAAAGTTTTACCTCTGTCATTTGAGTACAAAGGCCAATGCTTGATGCTTTGACAACACTCAAATAAATATTCTTTATTGTATTCGATATCAACAGTAACAATATAATCATCCATTGGTTTTATCCTTTGTTAAGGTGATACTTTCAATACATTCTGGCGCATCGATAATCCATTCTATAACGTCTGCAACGTATTCTGTATTTAATTTTATTTCTTCAGGATGATATCTGTCTACTAAAGGAGTATGCATATGTCCTAAACTTACATATGTACATTTTATATTTGGTGTGATTTCTTCTCTGTTATGATTTATAGTTTCGCACAATCGTTGTAATGCTAATTTTTCGGCACCATAGCTAATATATTTTAACCAAGGTTGATCTTTGTTTAAATGATCACTTATACTTCCAATACATATAAAGTGTACAGTCTTTTTACTAGCTTCAAATAATTCATACAACATATGTAATAATCTAACTTGACTATAATTATTCATTTTTTCTGTGTAACAATTTAGTATTATTACATCATAGTGAATTGCAACGTGACAAAATTTTATCATTCCTTGATCAGTTGATAAATCGTACCCATTAGACCTACTTGCATAACTGGTATTTTTTATAGCACTTGCTAATCCATAATTAGGATTACCTGTGGTTAAAATTTTCATTGTTTTACTGCCTGTATTGTTAAACTTAATCTGTGAGATTCAATTTCGCTTATATCGTGGGGCACATCTACTTGCAATCTATGCCATGTTTGCAAAGGTGCAGTAACTTGATAAATTATATTTTCCATTTTTTGATCATACCATCTAGTTTTTACATCAAGGCCGCCGGGTAATAGCGTATAATTATAACAAAATGTTCTACCTTGATCAATATGAGGAGTTAGTTGTCTTCCTGAAAGTTGATAATATACTTCTATAGGAAAATCAAAATAAGGTTGCAAGAAGTTATGTAGTACATCATCAACTTTGGTTGTGAAATACCACCAATCCCATTCACCGCTATCATCAAACGCATTAGGTCTTTTATACAATTCATCTATATCTGTAATTACTAAATTTTTAGGAATAGTTGGTAAAAAATCTGCTATCTCATATAAATTCATTATTTTTCCTTTTTTGTGCATACCAACTTAATGGCAATTCTAAAAACTTGTAATCTTCACCTGTTACCTTTCCTCGGCAATTATTACTACCACATTTACATTCAGGAATGTAATCTGTCTTAGTAAGCATAAATGTACCATAATCAACTGTTACAAATTCTTCTTGATCTATATTTCTCAAAGCTCTAAAAACTACTTGACCATCAATATACAAATTTGGATCACAACTGTGATTTATAAATGCTTCATACTCACTTCCCTGTGGTAAATCAATAACAAGATCTTGATCTATTAGTAATCCTTTATACCATCCATGCTCGCTAGGACGTCTAGCAATACCTCCTATTACAAAGACAATATCATCTTTTTTAATTTGTTTTGTAGCATAACGACATAACCCGTGGACAGGACTTTCTTTTACTGCTGTATCACTGTTAAAATAACAAAATCCAGTGTGCTGTTTATTCGAATCTATCACCGTGTAATTCCTTCAAATACGGATTACTATAATTTTCTCTTTCGTTAGCATTATTAAAAATAAGATGTATTCGTGGTTCGTGGTCACCATTTACAAAATTATGCAATTGATGCGTATCTGTCCAATATACTTTTCCTTTGGGCATATAGGCAACAAATGGAATATCAGGAAACACCATAAAAGATAATCTAGAATTATTTACTATAGGAATATGATATCTGGTGTACAAATCAACGTGTGTGCTATAACAACTGCGTTCATGTAAAAACATAAGTCTTGCACTTGCTACAGTAAAGTCTAAAGATGTTAAGACTTGTTTTAAATAGGTACCTTCTAATTCAGGATGAAAGTTAATGCATTCGTGTTCTATTCTAGTTTTGCCATATGCATCTACATCGTTATGCCAAGATATTTCAGAAGAATATTGTAAACAAATTTGACAATTATCCCATCCCACTTGATCAATAATATTATTGCATTCTTTTGCTATTAATTCATGATCAATTTCTTTTATTTCTTTAAAAAACTGCATTATTTGTTTATCTTTCCTTTAAATTTTAAAGATAAACCAATTTTATATTTTGCTAACATTTTTCCTGTTGCGTGTATATACTTACTATTGAAAATTAGTAAGTTTCCAGGTTTATAATTTAAAGCGTGACCGGTTAATCCGAAAAACAATTCTTTTGGACGAAAATTATTTTCTAAATATGTGTAATAAAAATTATCGTCTATTTCACAATCGGTACATCCTTGTACAGTAATATCATTGCTTATTGATGTTCTTATACTTTTGTTTTTATGAAACTCTGTATCGCTATCATCGTCTATCATCCAAGTTCTAGCTTGTTTATCGCTACACCATTGATCAAAAACTACAAAAGGTTGATAGTTATCGCCTTCTACAAATAATGGTATTAGAACATTTATTGTATCGTGAATTCTATCTGTATCAGTATGTGGAAAATATGCATACGAATGCTTGTAAATATTATCACCTAGGTTATAAGAAGTGTCTATTTTAAATTCAGTCAATATACTTTCGAGTTGTTGCACTACTTCAAATTTCCACGGATTGTTTATCTTTTCCATGTAATTAGAATTCACAACAAGATTTTGGTTTTCATAAAAAAAATTTAAAATTTCTTTTCTTATTTCAAGAGGTATAACATCTTCGTATTCTTTATAGTGCATACATTATTTTATGATATCAACTTCTATATCCTGCTTAATTTTGGAAGGGAACATAAATCCAGTTTGATGATGTTCTCTTCTATTTCTTGTGCTGTCTTTGAATCCGATACCCATCATTAATGCAATAGGATTTTCATTTTTTACAATTTTAGAAACTTCTGTGTCGTTGAAACACGCACAACACCCAGTGCCATAGCCTAACATACTTGCTAACAAATTAAGATATCCTGCAGCAATGCCAATTGCCATATTTTCATCTCTTTTTAGCACACTTTTAGAAGCAGTAATATTTTTATTATTTTCTATATTATACAACTCGTCATTTGCATATTCATTAGGATTAACTTTTGTTGCCGGATCAACTGATTCAAAAATTACTAAAAGATTAGCTAGTGTTTGGCTATTAGTTTCTTCAACACCGTCTTCTGGACGTTTAAATCCTGCTGTGTGTTCGTGTATGCGTTCGATGATGCTTCTATTTGTTACAAAGTGTACTTTGTAAAACGCAACGTTTTGTTTGCTAGGACAGTTCTTAACTGCGTGTACAAACAATTCTAAATCTTCGTCAGGAATAGTTTGCCCTAAATCCCAGTTACGTTGACAATGTTGGCTACGAATAATCGCTTTTTTAATATCTTTGTGTTCTACTTGCATATTACACCTCCTAAATGTATTTATGCAATATATCTTTCTAATTTAGGATCATTAAAATTCACTAGAGCTAAAATATGATATCTATCATTGCCGTGTTTATTGTTTACTGCGTGATTGTGTTGTGTATTGATTATCCATGCTTCATTAAACCCATAGTGTTGCTCGTGTATTTCTCCGTCTAGATATACCAACATACTAGTAGCATTCTTATTTGTGATTAAAGGAATATGCACATATGCGTGAGTGTATTCTGTTTCGTAATAATTATGACTATGCCAATTGATTCTTTGTTTATTATCAATTTTTGATATCATTATACGGTCGCACATTTCCCAAGTAAACATTTCTTCAACTATGTTTTTAACATAAGGAATAGTATTGCATAAAGTTGTATCAACTAAATGCTCGGGCGGTACCCTACCATTTTTAATTAAATGTTGTTTACCTAATATTTCCATAAAATCTAGCGTTTCTCCAAATCCAAAATCTGGATCATCGCTGAAATTTCTTAAAAACTTAGCACTCCAATAATTACTAACACCTGCACCTCTTATACCTTTTACATCATTATTGTAGCCTTGCCAGTTTTCTAATGCAGATATTTCTTGATTAATTTTGTCTTGATCTAAATCTAATTCACATAGTTTGTAGTGCGGCACATACAATAATTTTTTAGCCAGTGGATTTTTTGCTCTGCTACTTTCGCATCTAGGATGACAAGACTTATCAAAAGCAGGAGCAGATTTAACATTTACTAATTTATGATGTAAATCAGCTATCAAGTATACACCCTACCAAATGTATTCTGTTCTCTTTACTTGCATTCATAGCAGTGTGTTTAACAGTTGTGTTAGTATGATACCATTTGTATTTTTCTAAATGTTTTACTTCATCTTCGATTATCATAAAACACCCTTCTTGTGTTTTCATAGGATAATGTATCCTTGTAGTATCATCGTTGTGCCAGGTTAAACAAGTTTTTGGTTGACTATTCATTATTCTAATTCTGCCCATTTGATACTTACTTACAAGTATATTGTAAACTTCTTCAAATAATGTACCTTTAAATGCACTACACAATTCTGTAAATTGATTTTCTTTCAAAGGAGGTTTCCTCAAAGGCGTAATAATTTTTCCATCTTGTTCATAAGACTTATCCCAATCATACCATAAACTAGCTCTGCCTAATAGAAAATTATCAGGATCGCTTTTAGTGCTGTTTAAACAAATCTGATCTTGACAGTCGTCTGAAAACCAGCGAATAGTTCCGCTATTAAGTAATTTATTAAATTCTTCGTATAAGTCAAACGTGGGTAAATTTAATTCTGTTATATTAGTCATTTTCTTTTGGTAAAATTGTCATTGTTTTTATATTATATTTAGCGGCCAGTTCTGCCACTTGTAAAATAATTTGTGCAGCTTCTTCGCAAGGAATGTAATATTCTGGTTGTAAAAATTTTAGTATTTTTTCAGATCCTACATATCCAAATTTTAACAAGACTGTTGAACACTGGCATTTAATTCCACTCAATTGTAAACTAGCAGCTTCTAAACTGGCTTTGTGTGCTGTATAAGGATGCGGAAAATCTTTCATACTTTCTGTCGTATTGCTTCCTAAATTTACAATAACTTTTGGTTTATTTTTCCACTTTCTATGTAGCTCGTACAGCATATCGGTTTGATGATAAAGATTATATGCATTGTTTATAAAGACGTCACATTCTTCACTGTCTTTTACAATACGTCTACGATCATCAGCTGATTTTATGTTATAGCCTGTAGTCCTGCTGAACCCGATGAAATTATTTTTAACTTCTGGCAATTCACTAAATGCTTTACCTATTCCTGCTGTATGTCCTGTAATTGCATATTTCATTTTACTTCCTTATTGAACTCGCCTTTAAATCTTAAACTTAAACCCATTTTCCACTCACACATCATTTTTCCAGTACAATGAATATGTTTACTATCAAACATAATTAAATTACCAGGCTTAAAATCTACAGCAACTCCCGAACATCCTTTGAATAATAACCTGTCTCTGCCTCGATATTCTAAATTTTTTACAAAAAAATCTTCGTCTATATCATTATGTGTGATGTTTTCGACAATGGTATCTTTGTGAGGAAATCTACGTTTTTTATTGTGTTCAAATTCTTTTGTAGCAGCATACCACCTGCCCATCCAAGTTGCACCACTGGAGAAATCATTTATATACTGATCAAATATACAAAACTTTTGTTCTAAGTTTTTATCTACCTTTAACGGTATTAATACATTGAAACAGGGATAACCTATGCTAGTATCGCAATGTGGAAAATAAGGTTCGTTGTGTTTGTAAATGTTGTCACCAATATTTTCTAATTCAGTATTAAAAAATTTAGATAATACTGGTTTAATGTTTTGTTGAACAATTTCTAAAGACCAAGGGTTTTCAATTTTGTACATTCTATTTGTAACGTATACATCATCAAAATAATTATTGTAATAATCTAGTATACTGGTAATAGTTGCTTGATCAAAAACATCTTCGTATACTTTATAATGCATCAATTTTCCTTTTAGGAATTTTACTATCTGCACTACTAACACAACTATCTGTCATACAAGGCATAGGTTTGTCAAACAGTTTAAATCCTGTTTCAATATTGCCCAACGGTACATCGTGGCAACTGTAACTGCGTTTAACACTTCCATCAGGTTCGCGAATAATAATACCTTGATATCCTGCATTACAATTCCATCCTTTAAATTTATTAAATTCAAAAGCATTAAATCTTTCGGCTTGATCCATATACCAAGGATTGCCTTGACTATCTCTAAATTCTACCTGCATATGCCAAGGTACACTAGCATCTGGTCTGTACATTATGTCTTTAGGGATTTCAAACTTGGGCTTTGGTCTATCTACAAATTTTCTTTTTGATTCTGTGTATGCTCGTTGAGGCATTCCGTTCCATAAACGTTTTAGGTCTTCTTCTTTGTACCCGTCAACCACTCTACTAGCCGTTGGATCGGATTGCGGCTTGAGTGTAACGTTGATTCCTTGTTCGTGGAAGAAGAGGGCGTTTTCCCAATCTCTCTCGAACCATTCAGGTACCATGACCATATTAATGGTAATCTGTACATCGTGTTCTTGACACAGGATTAATTTATCTGCAAAGTCCTGCATCTTCTCCTTTGTATTTAAGTGTTCTGTATGTAAACTTGCTGTAATACTTGCTCTGTGAAATGGTTTCGCACGTTCTACATAAGTTTCAAACCATTTCATTGGCCGACTACAGTTACTAGTCATATGAATACTTGTATAATTTGTGTTTTCTACATCATTAGCCAAATGCTGTAAAATATCCAAGTAGCCAGGGTGGAAAGTAGGCTCCCCGCCACTAAGAGAAAAATGATAACTATTAAATCCGTTTTCACGTGCTTGCCTCTTTATTTCGTCTATGGTTTTTAAACACAATTCTGTGGGTCTATGATCTTTTCTATCGCTACGTGCATAAGGCCAGCAATAACTACATCTGTAATTACAAAATCTACCTAATAGCCAAGACACTGTAAAGATATCTCTATATAATAAAGTACGTTGTCCTACTTGAACAATATCATCAAACGGTATTTTAGTAAAGTCATAGTTTGACCATTTTAAATCTTCAGTCATTTCTAATTATAACATTCCTTGCGTTATTTGTCAAATAATTTAGAATATTGTGGTACAACATCTAGTATATTTTGATTTCTTGCTTTATCTAAGTATTTTGTAAAATTTACAAATTCATCGATATAATCATTTGAATAATCTTCTTTGTTTGCAAATTTTAATATACTATCAAGTATACTAGTTGCATTTTCTTTTACACTTTGTTCGATTTCATTATCAAACATAAATTTATTTTTCCAAGATTCATAATGATTGTGTAAATCTAATTTTAGTGTAGGATCTAATAATTTTATGTTTGTTCTTTTTGGACCGTGTGCTACGTGGTGTGTAATTACAGGTCTTTTTTTAGAACTATTAATTTTTTTAAAACCACTTTCTTTTAGTTTCCACCACATAAATTCAGGTATATGAAATACATTATTAGCTGTTACTGTGCAAGCTAGCCAAGCAAATATGTTTTTATTATCAATACACAATTGATCTAACTTTTTTAAATTTTTATATGCTTGGTTCCATTTCAATGGCCATCTTTGATACTCTAACATATCGCCGTATCCATCGATGCTGGCTCCAACTCTAACTTGTCTAAAATGTTTCCACATTTGTAATACACGCTCAGGAAGATTAGTCATATTTGTATTATATTCTATAATGATTTTACCAGCATAACCGCTATCTATACATTTTTGTAAAAATTCATAATGACGTTCGATCATCATGGGCTCTCCGCCAGCCATATAAACGTGTTTTATATTTGGAATGTTTTTTTCAATACTATTCCAAAATACATCACTGCCGTGCCAATCATAATCGTTTGTGAACAGTCTTCCTTTGGCATTACGTTGCAATGATACTGTGCCGTGTGTGTCAATATATTCATTTGATTTGTGATAATCTACCCATTGTTCATACCAAGTATGACTGTCAGTAGGTCCGCACATTCTACAAGCAAGATTACACAAGTTTCCGAAACGTAAATCGTAATAAGTTACTGGAATTTCACTTACACCGCCATCGTCGTCAGTGACTTGTTTTGCCTTATCAATAGTAAATGTAGGCCAATTTTGTTGCTCATATTGACGTCTACTGTTAAGTCCTGCTTCTTCTTCCTGCTGGCATCTGCCGCATTCTTGGCTCCAAACACCATTAAGCATATTTTTTCGAACAGTTTTCATAAGATTGGCATTACGTGCATCTTCTAAGCTGTCACGACTTGCATTATAAGGAGTACCATCACAGTGTCTAATCACTCCTTGATTTTCTGTTACATTAGCTTGACAGCATATACGTATATCGCCATTGTTTCGCACAGCCTGAAAATTCCAAGGAATTGGGCAAAAAGTATCTTTCATACACTATTTAATAGAACAATTAGTAATGCTTTTTAACTTTGATCTTTTGTTTTGGTTTTGTAGGAAATACAAACCCAGTTTCGTGATGCTCTCTTCTATTACGAGTTGGATCTTTATATCCTATACCCATCATTAATAAAACAGGACCATCTAAATTTAGTAAATCTTCTATTGCTTTACCATCAAAACAAGCACAGCAACCAGTTCCGTATCCCATCATTGCACTAGTTACATTAGCATAACCTGCTGCAATGCCAACTGCCATTTGTTGATCTCTTTTAAATGTTTCTTGCTCTGCTTCAGTTAGTTCTTTTCCTGTGTCCATTTTCAATATTTCATCATTTCTGAATACATTGTTATCTTTATTTAAATGACCGTTGTATGCCTCAAAAACAATTAACAGATTTGCTAGTGTTTGACTGTTGGTTTCACCTTCCATTGTAACAAAATTTGTTGTAAATCCTTCTGTATTAGCGTGTATGGCTTCGATTAAGTTTCTATCGGTAATCATATGCACTTTGTAAAAAGCAACATTTTGTTTGCTAGGACATTGTGTTACAGCGTGTTGAATTAAATCTAAATCTTCTTGTGGAATTTGTTTTGACAAGTCCCAATTACGCTGACAATGTTGACTTCTAATCACTGCTTTTTCAATTTGTTTATGATCCATGGTAATCTCCTGTATACAATTGTATTTATTTACATTATAATAGTTCATTGTACCACTGTTTTACTTCATTTAAATTGCTATACATTAGACATAATTCATCTGTTTTTTGTCGATATGTTTTGTGTGGTAATTGATATTTTCCTTCAAAAACTTGTTGTTTTTTTATACTACTTAAATTTATTAAATCTTTGTATTTTATTAGATGTTTTGTTTCGTTGTATTTTTTAATAGAATTTTTTAACATATCAAAAAAATTTCTTTTGTATGCGATATTTTGTTCTAAATATCTTGAACCATTATAACTGTGATAATTTGTTGTTTTTGCTGCAAGTCCCCAACTGACAACCTGCCGCCATCTATCATCAGTTTCTGTGACAATTAATTCATTGGAAAATAACCAAGTGTAAAATTCTTCAGGATATTGTCCATATGATAAATCTGGATGAACTATGATAACAGAATTTTTTGGTAATGTATCAATTTTTTTAAATATGTTTACTTGTGCATTAGGAATTGGACTTTTAAAATACTCACCTAAAAATATTTTGTTGTATTGATTTGCAAAATTCCTTGCTATAAAATGAGAACCTGTTCTTGGCTCGCCATATACGATTTGCAAACTATGAAAGCCTTTCTGTGACTATACTAATAGATTCATTTAGCCCATATACTAAAAAACAAAACTTTGTATTATATTCATTTACCCAGTGTCTTTGTAAAGAATGATCAAATACTAATGTAGAATTCAATGCAATCTTAGACTTGGTCTTGATAAAGTGCAATACTTTTTGTTCCCTTGAATAATCAAATAACGGTATCAAAATGACTGTGTTAGTGCCGTTGTTCTTGTTTGGCATAAAAAATACATTTTTTTTAGTATTTGCTTCTATTCTATTAGCACCTAATGCAGTAATGTTCAAATCTTTTTCTTTAAGATAGTTTGTAATAGGTTTAACTAAATTGGTATAAGGTTTCCATCGGTGACTGCGATTAACCGGTGCGTGTGACAAATACGATATGCCCTTATCAAAAAGATTATTTTCTGTTACTACAAATTCTCGCACAGCATCCAAAGAATCTTTGCTTAACATTTTATAGTTTAAATTTTTGGTTTGGAACATTTTAACTCTCTATCTTAATAACTATATTTATCAGAGAGTATTTAGATAATCCAATTGTCCATCTTCAAGTTGTGTTTCAACAAAATAAGGTTTAAGCTCATTCCATAGCCATGGATTGTAATCTTTCCAATGTTCATTGCGTATAATGTTTAGTCTTGTATCATTACGTAAAAACATTCCAAAATCGCCATCTTGCTCTAATTCATTAATTAGTAATTCATAATGAGCAGTTGCATCATATAGATATGACAAATGTTTTGGCAGGTTTGTATTTTGTATGTTTAAATTTAGCAACTTTATTAATTTAGCTTTGACTTTTTTTGGCAGATTTCTTGGCATCATCCAATTAGGACCGTCAACAACAGCATTTTTTTGATAAAATCTTTCATTAATACAAAAATCGATCAATTGATTACACAAATTTACATTGTATATTGATGTTACAGAATGTACAGTTGTTGTATGCTTACCATAATGCTCTTTCATTGTAAACATATTTTCAATGGTGGTATTCCAATTACTGCCTTTACGTAAAAACTCGTTAAACTGTCCAAATTGATCTACACTAACAGTCATATACACACCTTCGCATTCTGTTAGTAAATTATGTAATGTCTCATTAGGCAATAATGTTCCGTTAGTGGTAATATGAACGACTAATTTTTCTCTATTACACTTTTGCAATAGCTGTATCATTTTTTCCTGTTCCATTAACGGTTCGCCGCCTAAGAACTTGATAAATGTTAAATCACTTACATTGGCTGTTTCTATCCATTTGTTTTCAGCAATTACACCACGTTTTTCAAAAGGATATCCCATTTTCTTAGCGTCACTGTACCATTGTGTACTAAGTTCTGGACCACACATTCTACACTTGTTGTTACAAACGTTACTAAATGTTACATCAATATTTGTAAGTTTTGCAACTTTACCTCTAGTATCATCTGTAGGTAAATTTAAAAAATTGTATGGAGAGTTATAAATGTCGGTGCGCATACTGTTACCAGATGTTTTTTCATCTTCGTAGCATTTGCTGCAACCAGGAATCATTTCATCATTTAAAACACTTTCTCTATTTTGTTTCATAAAAGGATGGTTAAAAGGATCTTCTAAAGATAAATTTAAATCTGTAGGAACGTGTTCATGCCTGAAATAACAACAGGGCATAACACGACCATCTGGACGTATTGCCATATGATGCATAGGAAGTTGACAAGCATACTTTGGCAAATCAGACATTAGCTTTTCCAATGGTCTGGTTGCATAGGGTCTATACTAATTTCATTTATGCATAGCTCTCTAGGCTGATCAATTACCCATTTGATATAACTAGTTGCTTCATCAATATCAATTACAGTTCTGTTTGGATGTTTTTCTTGGTTATTACTCAAAGTACCAAAACTTATGTAACTAATCTTAGGACCACTGTGCCAAACTCCGTTTAATCCTAATGTGTTTGAGTAATCTCTTAATGCCTTCTTTTCTGCATTGTATAACCAGCTGCCGCCTTTTTTTACTCTATCTGTTGTACTACCTACATTAATAATATGACACCAATGTTTTTCTAACATACATTTGTGATATACAATGTTAAGAAGTGTTGTTTGATGAAATTTAAACAATGCACTACAATTAATAAACACATCGTGTTCACAGACACGCTCTGCTAATCTTTCTTGATCTAGTTTACGTGCTAAATCATAACCTGTACTTTGACTACAAAATTCTGCATCTGGATATAATTTATGTAATGCCTTTGCAATACCTTTATCTTTATTTCCTGTTATAATCATTTAATACCTCTGTTTCGATATGATTGCCTACAACTTCTAAATATCTAGCTTGATGCATACTTTTTGGAGCACACAATCCGCAACCGCAGGTTTGTTTAGGACAAATAATAGTTGGCATACTATTGGTTTCCATTTTTTCTTTTAGATCTGCAATAAGTTTTTTACCTTCACTTAGTTTACCAATACGTCCCCTAGTACCATCAAAACGTGCCTGACAAGTTTGATGATGATAAACACTATCTGTTTGTTGTTCTAAATGTAGGAAGAACCAGTTCACACTACAATTCCATCCTTTGAATTCTCTAAAGTCTACAAAATTACTTTTACGACTGTTTGCTCCGGTATGTAATAACATATCTCTGCTACCACAACAAGGACGTCCGATACTGTTACCTAGTTTTTTCTTTTCATTTTTCTTTTCACCGGCAGCACTTAATACTTTGCTAATTTCTTTTTCGTCATTTTTGTTTTCATTCTTTACACGCCAGTAATCTTTAAACCACTGTAATTGTTCTTCATTGTATTTGTGTGCAAAACTAGGTCTACTATCAGGCTCTTCACCGATAACTCTTGGCACATAATCAACATTATGGCTTTCCAAAAATCCACATAGCTCTTTACATTCGTCAAAATATTCAGCATGAAACATAACATTTACGCTGACTGTGAAATTATGCATCTCTCCTTGATAATGAAACTGTAAAATTCTATCTTTAACTTGCTGTTTTAACTTGTTGTCGCTTTCGCTATGATAACTTACTGTAGCGTGATCAAAATTTTCCATCACTGCTTGACCCATTTTTTCACCCATAGCACCATTTGTAGTTAGAGCAAATCCACATTCCCATTTGTCTTTGTATTTGGTATCATATTCAGATCTAAGATATTGCGCAAAAGGAATAAAGTTAGGATTAACAGTGGGTTCGCCACCTGTAAACCCTATATTAGCAATCTTACTCTTTCTATATTGTATATGCAAATCAATATATTCATAAAGAAAGTCAACATTGTCTTTCAAACTGTCCAATGTTGCGTGTGGTGAAAAATTATCGTGTCTATGTACAGGACAATAACTACAATCATAATTGCATCTACGACCTGTATCCCAAGTTACTTGAAAAACGTGCCCTGTAAGTAAATCTATTGTATCAAAACTCATTTATTTCCTTTATCATTTCAGGGACTCTGTCTTCGGCCCATTTTCTTTCACTACACCACCAACATTCATTACAAACAGGTACATCCATACCAGGAGTGTATTTTGTGAAGTCTTTCACAACATCAGATACAGCTTGGTTATGATTGATATCTCCTTCACAGCTACGTGTAGTATAATACAGATCTGTGATATTGTAAAGATGATATTGAGCTACTATCCAATCTTTTTTAACAAACCTAAAAGGATGGCAAAAATGACTTTTTAATTTTCCACTATACCATAAAACATCCCAAGTATTTGCATCTTCAGCATCCCCATCTCTGTTTTTCATTCTATCCTCACGTGAATCATCAGGATTTTTACTTGTAGCATTGAACACTGCATCTAAATTGTATTCCCAACTGGCAAATTTGTTAAAATCGCCAACTATAATCTGATCTCCACTGCGTCCATCTATAATAGGACCGCTTACACCGTGTTCTAATGCAGGAGGTATAAATGTTGTGTGTCTATTTTCAATAACATCAGGATAAAAACTTTTTAACTTATTGAAAACCTGCAAACTCCACCAACCTTGCCAAGGTCTTGTTTCCCAACAACGTTGATATGTGATTACATCTATTTTGCAATCTAAATTATTATCAGTAATAATTTTTCCTAACAAAAAAGCAAGTAATGCACTGTCAGCACCGCCACTTAAATTAATTCCAATTCTTTTCCATTTTTTACTAAAAGGTATATCAAGGTGACTAATAGTTGTTAAAATAAATTCTTCACCTAATTTTTTGTATAAATTGTTGCTAGACTTAAACATTTCTATATATCCTGTTATTTTCTTTGTCAAATTTATAATTTGTAAAGTGATCGTTGAATTCTTGCTTCCATATCATATCAGTTTTTTTCACATATTCTTTAAAAGATTGCCACTCTTTGTCATAAACTTTATGATTTAGAACATATTGATGTATTCTTTTAACACTTTGATAACTCATATAGATATCCGAACGTTCTCTCGAGTATTTCATCAACAATTCAATACTAGAATTCAATTCTTTTAAAGTTTCTTCTTTAAAATCTATCATCATTAATGCAGGATTTAAATAGTCTGGTGTAAAAATTATACTTGTATCAATATAATCACATTCTAAATCTATAAGCCCTTGTAAAATATCTTTAAATTGCATGATTTGATAAACACCTGTTGTACAAATTAAGCAAATTTTTGTTTTTTCACTTCTTACTGACTTAAATTTTGCAATATTGTCTGCTAATTTTTCCCAACTTCCTCCTCTAAAGTACTGATACGTTTTAGGACTACTATCAATACTGATTTTTACTTCACTTGATCCAAATTTTTCTAAACAATCATTTAATTTTATAGGATCAAAATCAGCATTAAAGTTAGTGTGAAACATTACAAACATATTTTTTGCATTAGGATGTTCTGCTAGTCTTTCAAGAGTAGGCAAAAAAGGTTTTTGATAAAGTACTTCACCACCTGCAAAATCTACACGTTCTAAATTTGGAAAGTTTGCATTAAGATCATCTACTATTTCCAACGCTTTTTCAGTGTTAAGATCAATCCTTAAATCTTCTTCTTCTGTTTCGCGATGCATATCTTGTGTAAGTTGTATCAATCTATGATCTCTATCAATTTGATCAGGTTCATAACGTTTAAGCTTGGTCATCCAACCACTACTAAACGCTGCACTACAATGCAAACAAGCCATATTACAACTATTACTAAATCGTATTTCTATAGTTTTAAGACCTTCGAATTTTGTTTTACCTGTTTTGAAATCTGTGTATGAAGTGTCTGCAGGTGTTTCTTGCCTCATACTAACACCAGAATTTTGTTCTTCTACATATTGACACATATCACAACCTTTTGGCCAGTTTCCGTTTAACAGATCCAAACGATGTTGTCTAAAATTTTCATTGTTAAAGTACTGACTAGGCAAGTGTCCTTTTGCCATCCATTGTAATCTGTCCGATTGTTGCGGACAACTTGTAGCAAATTTTTGTTTTAGGTTTATACCTCCTAGTGCATAATAGCACGGATAACTATTTTCTGTCATCGAATATATCTTTCATTTTAGGAAAAATTTCTTTCCAATTTAAAAAACTATTATTGTTGTTTATTTCTAAAAATTCCTGCATTTGAGGATATTGCAATCCCCATTCACGTTCTTTACAAAAGAAACATTTTTCGCAAGGTTGTGGATACTCGTCTCCAAATTTCCAACTATCCATTTTATATCCAGGCATTCTTTGCTCGCAACTTCTAGTTAATGGTAACAACGAATCGAACAAATCAAAATTTTTGTATTGTGACATTATCCAAGCTTTGTTAATAAGTGCAAAAGGATTAATATATTCAATATTAACAACTTTATCTAAATTATCTGCAACAACATCTTTTTGTCTAAATGCAGGTGCATTTTTATGATCAATTGGAGGATTTGTAGTGTTTCCTGTATAGATGTAATCTAAATTGTATTTTGATGATTGATACTCAAGAAAGCTACCTACAACAACTACATCACAATTTACTAGATCTGCATCGTGTTTTAAGTCAAGTTCAGGACGTTGTAAATTTTTTAGTTTTACCTGTTCTAGAAATGGAGGAATAAATCCCCATTGCATTTCTTGCAAAATATTAGGATATTTGTTGTCTATCCAGTTATAAACATCTTTTGCCATATATTCTAGCCAAGGTTTTTGATCGTGAAATCTTATCAAGTGAATTGGGTATATTTTACAACTGCTACGCTTGTCTTGAATTAATTTACATAATAAAAACAATAATAAACTACTATCAGCACCTCCGCTAAAACTTATTCCTATACGTTTCCATTTAGGATCAAAGTGAATAGGTAATCCGTTTATAATAGTATAAGGCGGAACTTTTTTCATATGTAAATCTGCAAATGATTTTTTCCATTTGCGATTATCATAAAGCTTTTTTAAATATGACAATCTACTCGAAGATTTTTGCCATTTCTTTGAAAGTATCAGCAAAACTTACTCCTCTTTGTTTGTCACATAAATCTAAAAATTCTTTCATTTCGGGCAGTCGTATACTCCAGTCTTCACTTTCCATAAAGTTTAACATACCTTCTAAACGTTTTATACCGTAACCAGCATCTCTCCATTGATCATAGGTTACTGCTTTTTTACCGTGTTTATACCAAACAGGAATACCCTTTTCCCAGTTAGCTTCCCACCAAGGATAAAACTCCTCATATTTTTTACGCACTTCTGCTTTGAACCATGTTGGTAACACTTTTACATTTAAGTGAGGTGGATGGTATACAAAGTGGTAGTTTATACCGCCTGCACCAAATGGCCACATATTGATTTTGTTAAAGTTCTGTGTTAGTTTCCATTTGATAAAATCTGGCAAATAATAAATGTTTAATGCTTGTACTGCACAAGCAACAGTTACTTCAACGTTTACACTTGTTTCTTTATCTAATATATGGAAAACTTCTTCTGTACGTTTCCACTTACTTGGATAACGAATATAATCATTCATTTCGTGTATGCTATCTACCGAATAGTGAAAACGCACCAGTTTGAATTCTTTCCATAGATCAAATAAATCCTCTCTCCATTCAACTCCATTTGAGTTATAACGTAGTTCAAGATCTTTTGCAATACCTTGACGTATTGCTTCTTCAAGTATTTCATAATGTTCTTCAATGATAAGACTTTCGCCGCCTGCAAAATAAATTTGCTGCATATTTGGCATTTGTTCATAAAATTGTTGCCAAAAGATTGGATTTTGTTTATGCCAGTTATAACTGCTGCCATTTGTACTACCTTTGTCTTGCCATTGCATTGTTTCTTTAAGAGACTCATTTTTAACAGCAGGAAAAATCTTTTTGTAATCTTTAATCCAACCTGAGCTATCGTGCGGGCTGCACATTACACACGCAAGTTGACATTTTGTGCCAAAACGCAAGTCAATATATGCAAGTTGTGGTGGTACTTCACCATCTTCTGTGGTATTAGCAATTAAATCATCAACATTTACACGTTCACTCCAATATGCTGTTTCCCACATACGCTTACTATTATGTCCTGCTGCTTCTTCTCTATAACATTTCAAACAACTAGGAGGCTTTTCGCCATTCATCATTTGTTTGCGAACATTTTTCATATACTCACTATTCCAAGCAGTTTGAAAATCTGTTACATTTAAATTGTTAGGTTTGCCATCGTCGGTTTTAAGTATTCCGACTTGTCCTCCGTGTTCCTTATCGTTAGTTGGACCAACACTACTTGCATTTGCTGTACAACAAACTCTCATACTACCGTCAGGTCTTGTACTAAGATGTACCCAAGGAAGAATACAAAATGTATCACTTACTTTACTCATACTGTACTTATATTATTATCTACGTAGTTTATTTCGTTGTGGTATGCTTTGTTTTTTGCGCAAGTTCTTATACATCTACTAAAGTGTAATTCGTGTTCTGGATCCCAACTAGCAGCCAACAGCTCTTTGTACCATTTATGTTGTAGTATTTCTTCTTTAGTATAATAGCGTAAATTATTCCAATTAGGTTCAAATTGATTTAGTTTATCTATTATACCTTCTTTATTTTTAAAAGCACTGTCCCAAAGAAAACAACAAGGCCATAATGTTAGGTCACTTGCTATAAAAATTTCACCTTCGTGTATATATTTGCAAACAACTGTTTTTAAAATTTCTTGTTTTTTAGTTTCAAAGTTTTTGTTAGATTTTTTTGCTTTATATTGTGCTATAAACTTATCTAATTCTTTTACGTCTTTTTTCTTACTGTGTTCTTTTGCACCTGTAGTTGTAATTGTTTTTTCTTCAACAACAACTTTCTTTATTTCTTTGTCTTTTTTAGATATTTTGGCTACCCAGTCATGATAACTGTTACGCATACCTGTGCGTGTTGCAAATGTAAATCCTAAACTTTCTGCGTGTAATTTTGCTTTCTCTAATTCATGTTCGTTATGATCAAAAACAATGTAAATCCAACTTGCACTACCAGTTGGAGCATAGTTTGAAAATGCTTGCATATTACGTGCAACAATGTTAAACTTGGTGTTAACTCTATATATATGATTAGTTTCTTCGTGTCCGTCTACACAAAAATGTATAAACACCAAGCCTGGTCTTTCATATGCTATTTTGCCAAGGCGCTCCCACCAATCGGCTTTTTGTATTCCGCCGTTGGTACTTAATTCACAATATGCTCCCTGACTGCTGAGATAATCTACCATATCAACACATTCTTCATTTAGAGCAGGATCTCCTAACACACCACAAAATTTAAATTCCATACCGCTATAATCTGCAGGAGGAAAAATACGTTGCAAATCTTGCAACGTAAAACTTTTGATTTGTAATAATTCTTTGTTCAGTGTTCTTGCACATCCCGGGCAAGCAGCATTGCAATCACTGGTTATTTCTAGTTCTACTTTTCGTAAGTTCATTAAATACGCACTTTATTTTATAAATATATTTATGAGTGATAAACTATGTGCCGCGCCATTTGTGTCTTTTTATACAGGATCAAATCATAAAGTAACCAGTTGTTGTGCAATGTATGATCCAATAGGTCACAGCAACACAGATACCTTTGAAAATATAATGAACAGCGAAACTGCTAAAAGAATTAGGCGATCTTTTTTAGCAAATGAATTTCCTAAAGAATGTGCTAGTTGTGCAGATTTTGAAAGAGATACAGGAAATATTGCTGGTGTAAGAAAATTTAGTAACAGACTTGTTGATGATAAAAGTTTCTTAGATAATACGTTACCCGACGGAACATTATACAAACAAACTCCTGTATTTTTGGATCTACTTTTTAGTAATAAATGTAATTTTGCTTGTATGGGGTGCGAGCCGTCATTAAGTAGTACAATAGCTGAAAAATATAGCACTGCGTATGATACATTGTGGGACAGAGATTTTGACAAAAAAAATTGGCATAACAAATCTGACATAATAGATTACATTTTGAAATACAAAGACAGTATTAGATTGCTGCATTTCAATGGCGGCGAACCATTTATGCAAGAAGAAGTACACGAAATACTTGATATATTATTAAAACATAAATTACAAAAACAAATTAAAATTTGGTCACACACAAACGGCAGTATCAAAAAATATAAAGGTATTGATGTAGTTGAAGATTATCTAAAGTACTGGGGAGATAATTGTGAAATAAGCCTTAGCCATGATTTACACAACAAGAAAGGCGAGTATGTTCGTTATGGACTTGTCACTAAAAAATGGGAGGAAAATTATAATCGTATTACCGATGCAAATATATTAGTAAACATTCATACAAGTTACAATATTTTTAATTGTTTAAATTTGTGTGAAATGTTCCATTATTATACAAAGCATTTAAATCACAAGGGCGATATGTCTTTGTCTCCTTGGCAAAATCCATTAGCATTTAGTGCACCTATGGCACAAGCAGATATCTCTATACTAGAAGCAGCCAATGAACAACTTAATTATATAGAAATATTGTTAGGTGCCAGCGACGGTACCCAAAATATAGCTTGGAATACCGACGAATTAAGAGACTTTTTAAATGTAGAATGGGATACACAGAAAGTGCTAGATTCAAAAGAAAGATTTAAAAAATCTATACAACAATTTGATTCTCTTAGAGGCACAAATTTTATAGAAACATTTCCAGAACTTAGATCACTTTACGAAAATTGAGCTGCAAATGGATCAAAGTTAGCACCACATTTTTCAGAACAAACTCCAAGTTTACCTTCTTTCACAGTGCTTGCATTCCAACTGTCTTCAATGCCTGAAAGTAATGGACCTTCCATAACTTTTTTAAGATCATTAATAATAACATTAATACCGCCCTTACCGCCAGCAGCATCAATATGATCCCATATTTGTTCTACTTTTGGATCTAAATGCCACCACTTGTACATACGTCCAGCAGTCCAACAACAAGGCATCAGCAATCCTTCTGCTGTAATAAAGATATTACCTACATCTTTTACTTTACACTTGATTTTACATTTATTGTAGTATTCCATCATACTACCGTATTGTTTTGAAATAGTTTTTTGTTTATCAAGTTCTTTGTTTGCAAATTTAGTTTCTTTTGGTTTTGCAAGCAATTGCTTTTTTTCACCTTTACGGTTTATAGCTTGGTGTTTATCTTTACCTGTCATTTTTTTGGTACTGTAAAATCGACCAGTCTTTTTCTTGATAAATTTTTCGCAACCCCATTCATTTGCAAGTGCTTCTGCTTCTTCAACCTGATGTTCATTGTGTTCAAATATAATATAATCCCAACGAGCTCTTCCGCCTGCTGCAATAAAGGCTTTCATATTTGTTTCAACTTTGTCCCATTGAACATTTTGTCTATACAAGTGATTAGTATCTTCTAATCCATCGACACTAAAAATAACGGCACCATTACGTCCAAAAACTTGTGCTAGTTCTGTCCACCAAGGCATATCTCTTGCACCAGCATTTGTATTCATACTTAACCACATAGTAGGATTGTGTTCACGGAAATACTTAAATATTTCCAGTGTATCTCTTGCTACAACTGGATCGCCAAGATTGCCACACATATACATAGTTTTTAATTGCTTGATAAAATCAGGTTTGAATATTTTTTTGGCTTTTTGTAATGTAATTTCTGCATCTGTTAAATGAGGATTATCATCTCCGCCGTTCATATTTCTATCACACATAGGACACGCTGCCTGACAACGTTGTGTTACCTCTAAATGAACTTCTCTAATATCTTCGTACTTATACATTCAAAAACCTTTCTATGTATGGCATTATCATTTTATTTACTATTTGTTCATTTCCTTTGGTGGACAAATGGTAACCGTCATCTACTGTGTATTCTAAAAAATTTTCCATATCTGTTTCTATACAATAATCAACTCCAGTATCTGTAGGATCGTCATCGTGTTTTTTAAAATCAAAAATCAAATGCGGAATACCTTTGTCTACTAACATTTTTTTACCATATTGTTTTAATATACCATTAAAAAAATTATCTAAGCCATAAGTGTGAAATTCACTTACCGATTGAGTACACAGTGTTTCGTATGTTCTTCTATAAATGTCCTTAGGAGACATTGAATCTAATTTACCTGGATTTAGATTTAAAATACCTAGATTAGAAAATTCTCCATATGTAGGAGTGTTTTCTAGTTCAAAATAATTGTCACTTTTTTGTATAATATAATCATCTAAATTATTCATATAGGTTGGCATATGTTTCACATAAGTTATTCTTGGATACGTGGTCCATTGCAAAATAACAAAGTTTGGATCTTTTTGCAAATAATGCTTTAATTGCACTAATTGATTGTGAATACTATTACTAAATATTCCAAGATTCCAGACCTGATGCTCCACTTTTTCTGCTAATAATTCTGGCCAAGACTTATCAAACTGTGTAGGATACCTACCAGCTGTAAAACTACAACCTATACAAAATATTTCAACACCCAATTTTTATTTTCTCAAAACCGCCTGCTGGAGTAAAATAATAGTTTTTGAACAATGCAAGTTCATTTGTAAAACCGGTAAATTTATCTGCAGGAAATACTATACTTAAATTATTAACTATTCCTACGTTTTTGTCAAGAACTTTTTTTGCTTTGTTGTGTATACATCTACCAAAATGAAATCCACCAATATATATATTTTTGTAATTTAATTCTGTAACACAACAGGTCGGATAACGACTAAACCAATTCATTACTTTTCTATCAGATGCATCTACAAAAATATCTGCATATTTTTCAATATCGGATAACATAGAATGCAAGTAATGACCAAACGTATTACACTGATTTTGTATTTGAGGAAAATGTTTTATATCCTCGTTTTCGCAATATAACCAAGGATCTATAATAATAAATGCACTTTTCATTTGTTGTTTCCATAATTATGCCAAGGATCAAAATTGTAAACATTTTCCATTGGTTTGTCTTCTGGATGCACTAAAACATAAACTGTTGGTTTTTCATCAACTAACCAACCACCGTGCTTTTTAACATAATATTGCACTAATAAACTATAACTTCCGTCGATTAAATCTGTATCAGGTTTGTAGCTGTTACTGCTAAATTTTACTTTGTTTCCATATTTTAAAATTTCTATGGCCATGTTTTCAGCTTGTTTTTCTCTAGCTTCAACAATGCATCCAAATATATCATACCCTAAATTCAGGTCTTGAGATAACTTACGCAAAGCAATGTTGTCTCTTGGATGACAAGGACCGCCGTCGCCCATTCCTGCCTTCATATAGGCACTACCTGTTATTCTTTGAGTAGAATCTGCTAAAGCCTTTGTAACTACATCAACATTTACATTACCATTTTTAACAGCAACATCTTGTATCATATTTACAAGTGCAAGTTTTGTGCTTATAAATGTATTATAAAAAACTTTAATGCATTCACACTCTTCCCAAGTTCCTACTATGTAACGTGGATTGTTTTCCATTATTTTTTTATAAAAATCAATCAACGCTTGTGCTTCAGCCGTTGTTTTTCCATTTTCTGTTCCAATCATAACCATTTCTGGATTTACCATATCGTGCGCAACTGTACCCATGGCTATAAGATAAGGATTGTAAACAATAATTGCATTTTTTACTTTTTGTTTAAGCTTTCTAATAGTTCCAGGTAACACAGTAGAAATAATTACAAGTATTTTTCCTTTTGTCATATTTCTATCGCATTGTAAAACAACATCGTACAATATGTCATAATCAAAGTCTTTAGGAGGCAAATGACTGATAGGCATACTTCCGTCATAATCAGAGTGATGCGGTGTAGGTACTGCTACAAAGACCATACTTGCAGTTGAAACTGCACCGGCTAGATTAGGAAATCCTAAAACACGCTCGGTTTTACTTTTTTTGATATCATATCCATTAACATCGATTCCTTTGCTTGCAATAATTTCAGCACAAGGCAATCCAAGTTTTCCTAATCCGATCCAGGCGATAGACATTATACTGCTCCATTTACAATAAGTTGAAAGTTTTCGTTTGTAAAATTTTTGTTATAAAAAATATTATATAATCTGTGGTTATGTTGTATTCTATAATTCATTTGGTTTCTAATTTTTATTAATTCTTTATCAGTATGTTGACTTAGACGTTTTAAATTTTCAATTACAATATCGATTCTTTGTTGTAATGGCAAATCTAAATCGTAAGATTCGTCTATCCAAGGGCTAAATGTGTAGAAACCTAGCTCTCGCATTTTTGCTAATGTACCAGGGTTTCCTAAATTTATAAAAGGCATACCTATCCCTGCCGGCTTAAAAGATTTTTCAGTTAAAAATAATCTGTCATTATCAACCCACGTTTCTGTGTTGAGAAATAAAAAACTTTTTTTACACTCGGCTGGATATTTGTAAACAGGATTTACATTTTTTAAATCAGGTTCGTCTAAGATGTCAAATTTAATTTTGTCAAGATTGCTATTAGGATTTTCTTCTATATATTGATTTATATCATTATAAGCATCTCCAAATGTTGTATATCCACATTTTAATAAATTGTGTTCATACAAATTATCTATGAGCAAAGCTCTATGATATCTATATGCCCTATTTAAATTTATATATAATTTTTTTGGTTTGTACTTTAGGGTATTTTTTATCGGCCATAAAAATTTGTAAAATGTAGGATTGTGTAAGAATTTTACTTTATTAGTTGATATAACTTTGTAGTTAGGTGTTACTACATAAATTATTTTCTGGACGTAGTTTGATACAATTTCAACAGACTTTGCAAGTGTTCTATTAGATTCTAACAAATCGCATACAACAATTTTGTTGTTAGTTAGCTCTATAAAATCTTTATGCCTGTTAAAAAAATTTATTACATCTGCAATCCATTCGTTTACATATTTTTCTTCTTCCCGGTGTGTGTAAAAAATAGGAATAATTTTAGGATCCGGGTCATCCCTTTTGCTGTATACAATTTGAGTATACAGCTCGTCTATATGTTCATTACCAAAATTTAATTTGCCGTATTTCGTTTGCACATCATCAAACAACAATACTATATTTTTATCTATCATAAACTAATTCAACATCCTTGCCAGGACCTGCTTTACTAGGTAAATCACCATATTGTTCTATGTACCATTCGATTACGGCAAGATACCATTTTTGACTATTGTGATGAGCTTTTTTATTAAATTGCCAAATGTTGTTGTTGGTTGCTTGCATAGTACTCAACGCTCTAGCACTTTCTTTTTGCATTTCTCTCAAAGTTAAATTACTTAAATCCAATTTTCATAAACCTTTTGTACTTTGGCAATTCTAATTCGCCTTCATATAATACTGTTGTCATTGGAGATTTATCGCTAAACTCTTTTAAATCTTTACTGCAATTTACGTGTTCTTCAATTTCAAAATAATTGTTGCCTTGTATAACAACTAATTTACCATCGGGTATTTTATTATACCATTCTGTAAAATTATGTATGTGCTCCGAACTGGTATTAATAATAGTGTCCGGCGAATCCCATAATAGTTCTTCTTCGCCATTAGATTTATATACACGATAAACGTGTTCTTCATTGAAATTTATATCATGTATATCTTGTACACTTGCTTTAAATTTCCAATCATCTACTACCCATTTTTTATTGAATATTTCTGCAATAGTTGGACAAGTTTTATCAACATCAAAACTTCTAATTTTAATAACATCTAAATTGTTTTCAAACATCATTGTAGCAAGTGTTCCGTACCACCCTGCACACAAAAACACTGTTCCTAAACTCATACTTGTTTTTTTAAGTTCTTCTATTAACCAAAGTTTACTTTCTAATTGCCCTCTACTAAAACAATCTTCGTCAAATTCGATTTCGTTTTCTAACAGTGTTTTAAATGCATATACAAAATGGCTTTGAGTATACTTGTCTAATATTCTCCATAAGTCGTAATAATTGTCGTTTAAAACTAAACCTTTGAGATCTTTGTTATCAACTAATCTAAAAATACTGTGGATGTTTTTATCAAGCACAGCTTTTCTTAAATCGTCAGTACCTGGTAAAAGTCTAAAAAGACTATGCAAGTTTTCTTCAAGTATTGCTTTTCGTAAATCGTCAATTTCTCCAATAATTCTTTTATTGTCAATAATACGGAAAATACTGTGCCAATTTTCTTCCATAATTGCTTTACGTAGATCTTCGCTACTATTTGACAATTTAAATATGCTTGTCAAATCTTGATCTATATATGCTCTGCGTAAATCAGCTAATTGATCATCATTTTTATATAATAACTCAAACCTATCTAGCAGTTTATAGATTTCCATTGTAAACTTCCTTTAACCAATCAAAATCATTTATTTTTTTCAAAGCCTCGATATTTCCTTTATTAGCAGTGCCGTACATAGTGCCTTCTTTAGCACCTCTGATCGCAAACTCTCCAAACGGTTTATCACGTCCAATAGATGACCATATTTTCAATCTTCTATCAGTTTCGACATCTTTTTGTCTGTCAATTACTTTACTGCTTAACTTACAACATTCTCTAAAAGCACTTTTCCAGGTTTCAAATTCACCAACATTAAAGGCTGTAACATTACTAACTTTTTGTACTGCCCTAAACTTAGAGCTAATACTTGTAGTCATATCTGGTTTGTTTGTATCCATATTAATGGTTAATTCTCTAGGAAATAGCTTTACACCACCATAGCCATATACAAGTCCATTTACTGGATTTCTGCTGCGCCAAACGTGTACGTGATCCCATTGCCATACAGGTACCTGATATTCAAAATTAAAATCATCTTCGATTTGTGCATCGCCATCGATAATCCAAAACATAGGAGTAGAACATTGTTTAGCAGCTTCTATATGAGCTTGATGAATTCCTTTTACCCCGTGTACTCTTTTACAATGTGGATACCTTTGTAAAATAAGTTCGTAGTTTTCATCAGCGTTAGTTTCTTCGTAACTTATGAAAACCATATCGTACGGTTTAGGAGTACTTACTAATTTGTTGTGTTCTTTTTTATGTTGAATAAACATAAACTGCCATTCTCTAGCACTAATTTTACTGTGCTTACTACACAAAACTACACCATCGTGGAATTCTCCATTTAAAAATACGTGATTAATTTTTCTATCATATTCATTTTCGTGATTGTAATAATCGTCAAATGCAAAGTCATCTAAAAGATCTACGTGTCCAGGAACAACATAAAACATTTCTGTATCAGCTCTGTCATACGCATCTAAATATGCTTGATACGAATCTACAAAATATATTTGATATTTAGCTTCTGTAGATCCTACAATATCCCATTCTTTTCTATCAACAGGGTGTCTGTAATCAACTTCTTTTTTTGATAACGGTTTTAATTTACTACATAAAAACAAGCCGTTGTAATGATCTTCGCCTTTTACTCTGTGTATAAATGCGTGATTACGCAGTCTATTGTATTTCTGATCGTGTGTAAAGTAAATATTGGGTATTGTTGCATCTATATTTGCACTACTCATCCAAAACATTTCAGTTTTAGTATTTTCAAGAGCTTTTGTATATTGTTCAAATGTACTAATTTCAAATATATCATACTTACAAGGACCACTTGCTACAATATCCCATTCTTTCCTTGCAACAGGAAATCTGTGTTCAACTTCTTTTTCTGTAAGTGGCATATCTTTACTGCATAAAAACAACCCATTATAATAATCTTCATCATCCACCCTGTGAATGAAAGCATGATTTTGTTGTCTCAAAGAGGATTCGTGGTGAGAAATATAAAAAGTATCAACAACTTCGTTAACTTTTATGTTAGGACTGCTCATCCAAAACATTTGAGTTTTTGTTTTTTCTAATGCATCGCAGTATTGTTCATAGTTATCTATTTCAAAATAATCATAAGGTTTTGGATTACTGGCTACAATTTCAATAAATTTTTTATTTACAAAAAATCTATAATCAATTTCTTTTTGAGATATTTTTGCTTTTTTTGGTATAAGACTAATACCGTCATATTCTTTATCATTTAGAAATACGTGAACATAATCTTGACTCCAATCATCAGGTACATAATCAAAATTGAAATCTTCACAAATGTCTAAGTCTGGATACACTGCCCAAAAGAATTTAGTAATACAACTTTTTTGTGCTTGATCAATTGAATCAACACACTTGAGCATCGGTATTTTAGATTTAAGATCCTTGTATTCTTGTGAATACACATCTTTGTTGGCAATTAAGTAAACATCATACATACAGTAATTATACTAAATACTAGCAGTTATGTCAATATTAGAATAAATACTCTGTAGGAGAAAAAGTATGACTGATTTTATACCAGGTGATTCGTATCGCATTGATATTGTTGGTGCTGATAGCACACTTATTATAGATAGTTGGCTTAGCCAAATTAAAGCAAATGTTGTAAACAGAGATGGTGTTATTCAAGTTGATACTACATTTGGAAAGCTATACGGGCCACTTATAGGTAATATTGAAAACGACGAAGGCGACATTTTGTTCAATTCTGATAGTAGAACAGTACATATGGATGTTGTAGGTAATGTTAAGGACACTAATAACAATGTAATAGTAGATGTAAATCGTAGTTTATTAAAAGGCAATTTAGAAGGCAATATTGTAAACAGTGTAGGTGACATAATTTACGATGCAGGAACAAGCACACTAATTGTAGATCGAATTGTAGGTGATGTGTATGGTACACACAACGGCGAAGTAAACTTAGTAGGAACTATCACAGGTAGTTTTGCAGGAGATCTGACTGGTAACAGTACAGGATTACATTTAGGAAATGTACAAGGCAATGTTGTTGGTAATTTAACAGGAGATATTGTCACCGAAAATGGCGATATGATTTTAGAAGGTAGTAGCGGTGTTTTACACGGCGATTTAAAAGGTAGTATAGTTAGACCAGACAATAACGAACCTGTGCTTACTTGGAATGAAACACTAGAACATCACGTGTTTAGATCAGGTATAGAACATCCAGATTCTCATGCACCTATACTAAAATTTACAAACAATGACCAAGAAACAAGTTTCAGAGGAAACATTGAATATTTTGATGCCACACCTGTACTAGAACTATCTAGATGGGAAGGCACAGACAAACCTAGTGTACTTGCAACATTTATGGGTAACGTAATAGGCGAAGTGTTTGCCGGTGAAGACCAACCTGTGCTGACTGTAAACGAAGGTCAGGTAAGATTAGAAGGTGGTGCAACTGGTGAAATTAATATTGGATACAATGCAACCGAAACACTAGAAGTTTATGCAGATAACATAAGTTTTAAATTACAATCAAATCCGGTTAACACATCAAATCTTGGACAGATTAATTATTTTGCATTTAACGGCGATCACGAAAATAAACTACCTCTTAATCCTGGCGATCATATGGCAGTATTTACTACTCACGCATATGACGGTATTGCATATAAGATTGGTGGCGGTATGGGATTCTATGCTAATACAGAAATTGAACCAGATCCAGATTTAGAAATTTATCCAACAGACTTTGCAATTACTCTAAGCGACGGCAGAAACCTACCTAGTGCATTTTGGGATAATCCAACAGGCTTAAATTTCAACGGTGCAGGCGTATTATCTGTTCCTATATTTAAAGCAAAAGGACATACCGAAGCAGATTTAACCGACGTTTCTGCCGAAGAAGGAATGATTATTTTTAACACTTCTACAAGAAAATTCCAAGGTTATGACGGTAGTAACTGGGTAAATTTAAACTAAAATTGGTATAACATCTTCTGCTTCAGACCATCTAGATAGTCTTAATGTCTCATAAAATTTGTCAACATTAACTTTCCAAAATGTTTGAAAACTGCCCCTGTATTCGAGTTCTATAGGATTTTCGAGCACTCCTGCAATATGAAAATGTTTTGCCCAAAAATTATGCACTTTATTTTGGCTACCTATATTTCCTGTATGTGTACTAAGATATAAAGGTTTGTCTTTGCCAACGCCTTCAATACAAGCAGGTAATAAAAATTGAGATGCGTGAGAATAATGAATATCAGTTTTTCCTTTTAAACTCTTTACTCTTTGTTTGCCGATTAAATGAGTGAGGACACAGGTCCTAGCACCTATTCTATATGCATCTTTTCCTAGTATTCCTAATTCACGCAACCTGTGTGCAACAACAGTGCCTACTACCTTTTTATCATATAATAATAACCATAGTTTAGCATCTTCATATTTACTGATGTAATCGATAAGCATTTCTTGACTACTATTATTGTAAAATTTTTTCTTTTCTGCTTCTTTGTAAAAATCAGATAAATCTATATCGTTATTGTATAATTTTAATTCAAACATATTTTTTACATAAATCAAAAAAATCTGTCATTTCAGGAAAAACTTCTTCGTGATTAACTCCACGACGGCGGCCTTGTTCTGCAAAAAAGTTGTGAAAATCTTGCCTACCTTGGATTACTTTTTCTAATGGATATTCTGTAGTTTCCATATAATCAACAACACGTCTAAACTTTTCATACTCAATAGTGCTGAATGCATCTTTGCGATTATCATCTACGTTTTCTTTTATAAACTGTAAGTGATCGTGCATATAACTCATATATTCTTTTGGAAGAATATTCATATCGTATTGTAGCGGCTCTTTAAGGTGTGGTGTATCAAAACCCAAACGCTGCCATCTATGTGTTTCTACATCATTGTACTTGGCACGCCATTCTAAGATTTTTTCTAACAATGTACGGAATGTTGTAACACTAAAAATATTAAATGTAATCATCAACACCATAGGTGCTTCGCAATTACGCATAAAGTAATCCAAATTGCGTTCAAAAGTTTCAATGTCTAATCCATCACGGATATATTCTGCACGTTTACCCCAAGTATCAATACTTGTAAACATTTTAAAGCGTCTAATCTTATTGTTTGTTAACAAGTCATTTACACGATTAGTAAACTTTTCCAACTGCTTTGGTTTGCCACCTAAGTTACTATTACAGTTTAATTCTAGTTCTGGCTTTGGATCTGCGTCCAACATATCAAACAGTTTGTATGTACTTTTTTGTATTGTAGGCTCACCGCCTGTAATACGCAGTATGTGTAGCTCTTTACTAAGCTCAGGCCACCAACGCCAAAATGCATCTAAATAAGGATTGTTTTCTTCTTCAAATATTTGAAACCAGTCAATATCGCATCTATGATTTTTTACGTTTGTGTACGGACCATGCTGTTTAATTTCTTGATAATATCTACTACTGGCTTTTGGATGACAATATCCGCATCTAAAGTTACATTCGTTGCCAAATGATACTTCCAAGTATTCTGGATTTACGTCAAACTCTGCACCGCCTTCTTTTACTGCTGCCAATCTGTGTTTAAAGAAAATAGTTTGATTACGTTGTTTGCGATCACTAACATAATCTTTGCCCATTGCTTCAATTTTCCAGCAGTAGTTGCAACCAGCAGGTTGTTCACCACGCATCATAGCAGCACGTTCTTGTTTCTTTTGTGCTGTATTATGTATAGCACTTGGGTTTTCTAACAAGGGTGCTGTATCAATCTTGTGCGGTGCAGGATGATAACAACTATGTGTTTCGCCTGTTTGAAAATATATATTTGCGTGATACCACTTTGCAAAACAAAACGTAGGAGATATTTCCTGTGTAATAGTATCAATACGTTTAATTTCTTCGCTTTCGCTACGTTCCATTTTACTCTCTAGCTAAAAATTGTTTACTGTTATCTCTTACTGGATTTCTATATACACTTTTAAAAAATGCACTTTGATCAGCATTTAAACATTCGACTGCTATTGGCAGATTTAATTCATTTATTAACTTATCTCCTAGATCTTCTGTTTGTTCGTCAATATCAGCAATATCTTTATTATCCCAATAATTGTTTAACCATTCAAAATCTCTTACGTTAACAAAGTCCCAGTCTGTACACATTGTTTTGTATAAACCTTCTCTTGCACCGTGTATTGCCCAGCGTCCGTTTTCTACATCAGCACCTACCATTAACCAGATATACAAACGATGCAGGTTCTTCCAATGATTTTTATTAAAGTCTTCGATGCTTACACGCTCGCCTCTGTCTAGTGCCATTTTAACACCTTCGCGGAAACCAGCACGCCACGCTTGATGCGGAGTAGCATTGTTATAAATATCACTAAAAGTACCTTCCATTTGTACGTATTCGGTGTTCCAACAAAAGTCTACTTGTGCGTGTGGATTGTCTACTGGAGCATTTTCGTGTGTACGCATATTCAACACGTATTCTTTAGGCCAGCATTTAATGCCACCGTTTCCGTATGTTAGGCCATTAATTTGATTCATTGCAGTCCAACTAATCACTTTATCTGTTAAATCTAAATTTTCCTCAAAATTTATCGACTGTGATAAAAAGTCATCACGTATGCAATTATCGCCATCAACTGTGATAAATCTGTCAGTTTCGCTCAGTTCAGCACAGGCTTTATGTGCGCTGTCACTACCTTCTACACCGTGTACACGCTTTGCCCAAGGAACTTTTTTACACAGATCTGCGTAATTTTTTTCTGCGTTTGGTTCGTCATAACTAAGATATACAATATCATAGTCAATAACACGGAATGTATTAGCCATTTACAACCTCATGATAATATGTAGAAAACTTTCTTATAGTATAAAGGCTAACATTAACTTTGTCAAATTCAAACTTACTATCAAAAGGTATTTTATTTTTATTAGTAAAGTCTAAAGTTTTATACAAAACATTCGGATCATAAAGTTTTGTTACACTGTATACTTGATGACTAGGATTAATTGAAATATTTTGTGATTTGATGTAATTTTCAAACTCGTTGTCTAGTTCTAGTTCCCAACATTTATCGATATTGTTTTGTTTAATTTTTACTTCAAAAGATTCTTGATCTTGAGGTATTTCATACACAAAGTTTTGTGTGTTAAAACTATCATGATATTGTTGTTTACTTTTAAACACATATTTTTTTTCTATAAAATCATATTCAACTTTATAGTCACGTAATGTTTCTTTTCCTTCAGCAAACTTCCGTACTTCTTCAAAATCTACTAAAAGATTTTCAAAGTTTTCATCTGGTTTGCGAGCAATTTTATCAATATCGCCATTTTCATCAAAACAAATATATCTATCAGTGTTAAGTGTTACTTTTATCATATTCCTAAATGCTTTTCATAAATTTTAATTATTCTGTCAGACACAAAATCATCTTCCGTATAATGAAATATTCCATTCTGTGTAAAATTTCCTATTTTTAGTTGCAGGTCTTCGCCTAAATATGTTCCTACACGATCTTGCCATCTGTCAACAACACTGTTAGTCCAGTTTTGTATTCTTGGTTTCATATGCACAAAACTTGGATATTTAACTCTTGGATTTGTCACTTGATTTTCTACGTTCATAATTTTTATAGATATTGCAGCAGATAAATCTATACTGCATTTTTTTTGATATAATCTTCCGCCTGCGTGTTGTCTATAAAATTTTTGCCAATTGTTTGTAATCATTTCTAACCATGAATAAAATTCGTGAGGAATATCTGATTTTTTAAAATAATGAAATCCACTGTACAAACTAGGTAAAGTGTTTTTTACAAAACTATGTCTGTAATAATTATTGGTAACTAATTCGTTTCTATATGTATACACATTACTTGTAAAAAACAAATCATAATTTCTTAAAAAATCAAACCAACTACTTATATCCTGTAATACCAACATATCCGTATCCATTACAACTGTTTCGTCATACGGAGTTGCGTGATAAATTTTCCATCTATTTTCAATTTTCCAATCTGATTCTTTGGCATGATCTCCCCAAGGAATCTCCACAATATCATCAAATACTTGTTTATATTTGTCTGGAACATTGTCATTAGTTACTAAACAAATTTTTACATCGTCATTTGTAGAACGTATACTCATAGCATTTACATAGGCTTGTTGGACGTAATCAATATCTGTATTTTGCGCCAACATAGTAAAATTATTGCTCATTAATAACTCTTTCTAAACTAAATTTATTCATTACGTGTAAATTACTACCTTTAAAGTTTACTGGAGTATATTCTCCAAGCCTGTCTTGCTTTTCGACCAACACTTTAAATTCGTCATCTTTAATAGATAATAAAATATCTCTATCAATTGTATAAAACTTTTTACCCGGAATGACTCCAACAAAGTTATTTTTGGTATAACCTGATAAAATGTGAACTGCAATACTAAAAGCAAAATCATTCCTGTACACCGTATTTTTAAATTGGTAAACTCCTCTATAATGCATATAGTTGTCTTTTATATGTTTTACCAAATTAAAATATGCTTCAGTAATATTATTTTTTCTAAAATAAATTACAGTGGCCCAATAAAAATCAACTCCGCCATCACTTATTGATTTGAATTCCGGTGTTCCGTTGTATATTCCTAAATGTGTTGCATCTTTGTATAGCAAAAGATCTTTTTGCTGTGCAAAGCAATTTAACAATTTGTCATTTGCTACAATATAGTCAGTATCCATAACAATTGTTTCGTCATATGGTGACAGTTCATAACTACATTCTCGACCGTAATTATTAAAACTTAAAACTCTTTTACTTAACGATCCATCTCTATATGCTTTTTTGTTTGACAAAGAATTTTTAATTTTTATGATATTATCAAACTGTTTAGATTGACTATCTGATAATTCAACATCGGTAACCAAAGATACAGGTAAACCTAAATATTTGTTTACACGTTTAGCACAAAATATTGCTTGTTTAATATAATTTATACTTTCGTTATTGAATGCAAATAACAGTACACCTTTGCTCATAAATCCATAATACTTTCAACTGATCTATTTACTTTTAATTTATTGTATTCCATTAGAAATCTATTAGAAGCCTCAAAATATTTACTAACAACTTCAGTGGTAAATTCTTCTAATTCTTCAATTTCAATAGGTATACCATTATCGTCGATAAGAATTGTATTCGTCTGATGTAACGTGAGTAAACTTTGACAAAAACTTACCAACTGTTGCGTAATTGTAAATTGTCCACCGTTGAAATAATGAATTAAATTTTCTTGATATTGTTCTTTTAACAATCTTGTTTGATTGTTTAATGTTACCATGTAATTGCTTATATCAAGTGCTTTTTCAAGACGTTCGTCCATAGATATCTCCATATATAATAGTCACTAGTATATAACAAATTTAGATAATTGTCAAAGGTTAAAGTGAACTGTCAACTGCACCCGTTGGAGGAGTTTGCACTATTGCATCGAAAGTACTTGCGCCAATGTCAAATGTACTATTAGGAGTAAATGTATACAAGTTACTTGTTACAGTTCCTGTAACTTGTTCATCTTCAAGAGTACCTTGTTCACCTACTTCTTGCTGAAATCCAGTACCAGTGTCGCTATCATCAAAAATAATTTCAAATATCATTTGACTTGTGTTAGGCACAACAATATTAATTTGATATTCATTGTCGTCGTAAATTTGAGTAACAGGAATAGCGCCAGGATTACCTCCAGTAACTCCGCCGCCTTGTTTTGTATAGATTCGTGTTGCACTATTAAAAAATCCGCCACTAGTAGCTGTATTATTACTAAATGCGCTTATTGCATTTTGACTGCCTGTGCCGCCTGTTCCTAACGATTCACAAAAATAATCAGTAGATTTTTTCCAAAAACGTATTTTTCCCATTTCAGATAAAATTCTAGCCCAATCCCAATCTTTTGTATTAGCAGTGCTACTAGTACCGCCTGTAAGACTAGCATCAAATCTAATTTGGCCACCAGCATTAAAATAATGATTACGAGCATTTGCACTAGCCCAAGTAACTGTGACTCTATGTCCTATTCTATAGTTTGCACCTGTACCCCACGCAGTAGAACGTGTGCTAGTAACACTAGTTGAACTTGTTGTAAGCATACCAGATTCGTCAAAATTTGCTACAGGAAACTCTGTAACATTTCTATCAAACGCTAAAACATCATTTGCAAAATTTGTAAAATCAGTAATGTTAGCATAGTACACTATATCACCAATTTCTATATCATTTACATCTACCCTCGTATTTGGAGTACCATACTGGTGTATATATCCTGCTTGTAAATCTTTCCATAAATTATTTTGCTGTAATGCTGTAATTTCGTCACTAACACCAGGAGTACCTCCACCAACCACTGTACTACTCAATAACGATCTGCCAAACCCAATGTCTACATTTGAAGAAACTGGACCTATTACAGGAGACATTAGGTTGTATATTCCATTGTAATCTGAAGCTACTATCGGTGTTCCAGCTGTCATCTTTAATCCTTATAAACTTTGTAATATAGAAATTGTAGGTGATTCAGATTCTACATAAGGTCCGGTTGCACGATACTCTGTTAAGACACTTTCTAAGTCGCCTTCAACTCTTTCATCTGCGCCACCGTTACCATTTGCATCATCAGTAAACTCTATCAAAACCTGTATTTGTTTATTGTTGTTTTCTTTAATTTTTACTGTGTACTCATTTTCAACATAAACTGCACTTCCAGTTTTAGTATACACAACCTGATATGTGTTTGTCAAGTCATAATTACCAATAGCTGATCCTACACCGTTTGAAAGAGCACTAACAGTTTCTTGATAATTAAATTTAATTGTACCCATATTGGTTAACATTGCTTGCCAGTCTGCCGATTTTTGATAATTGTCTGCTCCTAAAGCAGGAATGTTACTTAAATTTGCACTAAATCTCAATTCTCCGCCGGCATTGAAAAAACCTCTGCGAGCATTTGCACTTGTAAATGTGACTTGGAATTCATGAGAAACAATTTGTGGTGTAGATACACCTCCCCATAAATCAGATCTTGTAACAGTGCTTTTTACCGCAGGATCTGCTTGTGTAGCATCTACATTAAATCTTGCGTTTTCGCAAGTGCTGGTTAAATTTTCATATGATATGTATGACTCTTCACCTATGGTATGATTGAATGCGCCGCCTGATACATAACCGCCCCAGGTTACATCACCAATTGGTTGTGTAAATGGATTAGGTTGTGTTCTATCATAGTTTTGATATAGTTCAAATTCAGTTGCAGACAAAACTTTAGCATATCCAGATACACCGTTTAATTGTGTCATACCGGTTACACCGACAAATTGATCAACCCATAAGCCATCAAGTAATAAATGATTTTCATTTGTTGTAATAGTTACTACGTTATTGTTACCGGTGTTAATTATAGCATTTGCTATACTAACTTGATCAGAATTATCGTAAACTTGTTTAATTAAACTTAATGGTTCAGAACCAATTTGATGAGCTCTGATTTTAATTAAATCAGAATATAAATGATTCATTTCTACAGCAGTAACTACACTGTCTTTTGGTACTTGGGATGAAGATATTGTTTGATTATAACCGGTGTCATTAACACCTACTCCTAAAATATTTCCAATTCTAGATTGTAGCACATTGTATCGAGCAGCAGAAATTATTTGATTTACCATATATGTTCACCTTTTATATACTTATGTCTTTAAGACACACTCGACTAATTTCTCTTCTTCGCTATCGTTTGACTCAAGTGCTACACCAACTAATGCACTGGTTTGCACAGTGCTGCACACACCTTCTTCCCACGCATATACTGGTTGTCCTTTTTTAACTGCACCTTTTACACGCACAGGTAAGCGTCCTTTTAAACCTATATATTGTCCATCAGCTTCACTGTTCATCATATATGCAGGATCAGTTGAAACAACACCTATGCACATATCACTGGCTTTTGCAGGAACTACTTCACAACAATCATCTGCACCAACTGCTACTGCGGTTCCTGCTGGCAATTCTGTTTCACCAGTTGTGTATTTTTCTGCTAAATCGGCATATCTAGCACGAGTAGCTGTTCCAGTAAATACATTTGCAACTAAATTTCCGTTTCCATCTCTTATTGCTACAGTGCTTGCAGTGCTTGTTAATGACCCTGCATAGTCAATACTATCAACAACTAAACTGTCTGCTTTAGTTGCAGTACCAGAGAATGTTGTTGCGTGAACTGTATTCCATCTTTTTGTTAAAGATCCTATATTGTATGCATTGTCAATATTAGGTAAAAAACCTGTGTCGGCACCGTTTTGAATTCTTGCAATTTCAATTAATCCTGTGCCAGATGTATATGTTTGAAATTTGATTTCATCACCTATGGTGTTTGATAGTGTTGCTTCATTACCATTAGTAACGTGTACTTGAAAATCTAAACTGTCGCCGAATTTCATGCCAGCATCATCTGAAATTTGCACAGGTTGACCTGCTGCTGCACTGGTAATAAAATTACTAGATTCTAAACCATTTAATTTTAATGCATTGCTGGCTGTACCCCAAAAATTAGCTGTAGCTGCATCGTCGTCTACGCCTGTGATACCTGTTGAAGGCGTTCTAATTAATGTTAAACCTTTTTTCACTGTAGGAAAATGTCCTGGTATATCATAATCATCTAATGTTGCAGGTTGGTTACTACTAGGAGTAAAACTTACATCACTTATCATATATACTGGACTATTGTCTATCAATGCAATGATTACAGGAATTGTTACATCTGACGGAGTAGAAGCAACATTGGTACTTAACAATTGTGTTGTGCCCGAACCGGCAGCCTGAGGTCCTACCAAAATAAATTCATTAGCACTTGTTCTAGCAAACAACTGATTTGTATTGCTGTTATACCAAAGGTCTCCTTCAACAAGTCCTGCTGGTTGTACACTAGATACTTCGGCGCCGCCTGCTGTTTTCCAACTTGTTCCTGTATAATATTTCAATTTATTTACAGAACTATCAAACCAAACCTGTCCACTTAATGCTTTAGACGGACTAGTAGATCCTGCAAAACTTTCTAATAAAAACAAAAAGTTTTCGTTCTGAGCTTCGCCGTATCCGCTATAGTTTTTGCCAATTAATTTCAAATCAGTTGTATTATCAACTGTTCCGTCTTCGAGAGACAACAATTGTTCTCCGCTAAATCTGTTAATTATGTATGCCATTGATATTCCTCAGTTTATTATTAGTATTTATTTGTTTTATGTATATGCGGTTGTTTCAACGTGTGTCCAAACTCCTGCAACAGTTTTAAATTTAATAGTGTACCTTGTAACTGTAAATGTAGGAACAATAGATACATCAGCAATAGTAAAATCTTGTAAAACACTAACGTTTTGTGTACCTGCACTGTCAACTGCAATACTGCTTTTACTTACTTCACTGTTTACATCTGCTGTATCGGTGCCACTTGCTGCAATCGAAGTACCGTGGATAGCAGCTTGAGTATTACCCGGAACAGTAGTTGGATCTACTAAACTTGTTAAAATATCTTTTACATCAGCATTTATACTTGCTCCGGTACCAATGCTCACAGTCAAGCCTGTAACATCTATTCCAAATACCAGTGTCTTTGCGCCAATTTCAGTATCCACATATCCTTTTGTTGCAACTGCATCATCATCTGATTCTGTTAATGATGGATTTTCTACAACTGCTCTACCGCTGATTGGTGTTTTTACACCTTTGATTTCTTGTGATACACCTACAACTGTTATAGGACCATTTGAAGAAAGTTCTAAATCAGCAGTGCTGTTAGTAATACGATTACCATCAATTGTTATGTTATCAACTGTAAGAGAACTTAGGCTACCAATATTTACAAGCCCTGGTGCAGAAGTGACAGTAGATGCAATACTTGTACGATCAATCAAAACTGTGCCGTCTAGCAAATAAGCACCATTTGGATCATCAATATTGATATTATCTTCAGTTGTCCAAGATGCTGTTTCTACTCTGTAAGTCCATTTAATACTACCACCTGTAGTCTCGATTAGTAAGCCAGCATCGTCGATAAACTCGCTTGTACTATCTAACAACGAACTATCGTCAGGAATAGCTAATTGTATATTTTTATCAGCAACTCTTAAACTAGTAACATCTTCATTAACAATAGTTCCTACTGTTAAATCGCCTTCAATTCTTAAGTCACCTGTAATACGTTGATCGCCTGTAACATCAAGAGTATAAGCAGGTGAATTATTTAATATACCAATTCTGCGATTTTCACCATCAAAAAACTGTCCAGTATATTCTCCACTGATATTTTTTAATTTAATTTCTAAATTATCATCACGATTGTTGTTTACAAATTGAACATTTGAACCAGTAACTTTTAATTGATGATTTGTATTTGAACCAAATATCAATCCAGCATTTGTATTGATACGTAATCTACCAGCCATATCGTCACCGTCTTCGTCGGTTGCGCTGACAAAATCATTTATTCTAAATTCGGTTCCAAGTTCATCTGTAATTGCTAATGCTTTATCTGCAATTCCATCAAATACAAATGTGCTGTACTGATTGTTTACATTTATTCCTAAACGTAAACTGCCAAACCCTGCAATTTCTGGTGCTGGAGTAAAAGACTCTCTAGCTATAATCATCAATGGTGTACCACCAACGAAAACTTTTACAATAACTTTGTTTAAACCAAATGTATCTTTTACAGTTTCAACTTTTAGTCCACTAAGACCTTGAGTTTTATCATATACTGGTCCTATTAAAATCCAGTCAGTTCCGTCCCAAAAATAAATTTGGTTTTTAGTACTATCTATCCATATGTCACCTGTAACAGGTTCAAGTGGTGCAGAACCACTGATTACACTACTATCTGTACTTCTGAATGTAGATCCGTCATAAACTTTTAGTCTATCAACTGTTGTATCAAACCAAACCTGGCCTTTGATAGGTTTTGATGGAGCAGAAACATTGGCAAAATTTTCTAATAATTTAATAAAATTTTCATTTAAAAATTCGCCAAATCCTTGATAGTTTTTTCCAATAAACGTTAAATCGGTGCTTGTGTTATCAATCTTTCCATCAATTAGTTCAGTTAACAGTGTACCGTCAGTTTTGTTTAATCTATAACTCATACTATTTGCCCCGTGTATATAATATAATTCATTGCAACAAACGGATCAGTAGTATCCAACGGTGTATTGGTTTCAGCTGGTAATCCACCTGTATTAGTGATTTTAGTTCCACTTGCACCAGTATCTGGTGCGCCGCCTGCACTAGTTCCAGTTCCTGTCAAACTTGCAACTGTACTTGTAGCATAAAACTGATCTCCTGTGTCGCTTTCTAAAACGTGTTCGTGATCTGGTAGATTAGCTTCAGTAATAGTGCTTGTAGGATTACCGCTTACACTACCGATAGTACCTGTGCCTGATGTAATTCTATTGTTATTATTAGAAGGTGATCCTAGTAAACCAACTGGATGTCTACCTGCTAAGTCTGGTACTCTAAATGTGCCTGGGCCTGCATCGCCATATGTTGTACCTATACGAAGAAACAATAAATTATATTCGTTTTGCTGATACGGATCACCGTTACATATTAACCAACCCGGAGGTGCAGTAGTTCCTGCATATGCATTTACAGTTCCAATTGGAATAGTTTGTATACTTCCAATAACATCTGTATGTGTTGCTTTGTATAAACTACTACCTCTAGCAATTAAGAATTCGTCTGTGCCTACAATATCGCTTGGTATTTCATCTTTATTTGTTACAAAAGAAGGATCAATTACACTGTTTGCAAGTGTTTTGGTTAGTCCACCTGTTTGTCCATCAAATGTAAAACTATCAGCTGTAACTTCGCCTGATAATCTAAAAGTAGTTTGGCTGTTTAATTTTCCAGCACTAGTAGCTGTACCAGTTAATGTTCCTGTAATGCTTAAACTACTACCTGCTTTTGGTTGAATTGATGTTGTGTTAATTCTATTGGCATACAAATTATCGTAGTATAACGCACTACTACCAATGTTTTGTTGATTATTATTTTCTGGTAAAATATTTTCAGCTGTAATATTGCTTGCAACGGTAAGAGTTCCGCCAACGTGTACATCACGAGCAACACCAAGACCTCCCGGTGTTGTTATTGAACCGGTTATACTGCTAGTTGAATTAGTTGTGTCCGATGTTTTAATTGTACCGCTAGTAAGTAAATTTCCTGTAACGTCTAAAGCCTCAGTAGGGCTTGGATTATTAATACCGGTTACATTTGAACTTTCTTGTTGCTTTACTCTAATAGCCGGAACAGCCGTTACATTTGTTCTTAAATCTAGTGTACCAGTTCCAAAATGTTCAATAACACTATCTGCATCTTCTACAAATATACTAAGATTCTTAGTAGACCCAAATTCAATGCCTCTATTGTCGCTGATTCTTAAAGGAACATTAAGAGTTTGTTTGCCAGCTTCTGCATCATTTCTTACAAAACTTGTACCAGGCACTGGCAAATTGTTAATAACCATGTTATTTGCTCGATCTGCTGTGCCGTTTAAAATAGAAGTTAGCGACCTATTTAAATTGATACCGATTTTAAAAGGATAGGTTGAAGTGTAACCAGCAACATTACTTTTTGGTGCAAAATCTTCGTCGCTTACAATAGCAACAATTACGTTTTCACTGTATATTGCTGTTACTTTTTTCTTAGGACCATCATCTGCCCTATCAACTTCAAGAGATATTGCACCAGTAATTTCTGCAGAACTATATTGCGGTCCTACTAAAACATAACCACTACCCGTGTAAATGTACATTTGACTATTTTCAGTATCAACCCAAATATCTCCAACCACACTGTTGTCTATTGCAGGTTGCACTGCTGACTTTTTTACACCTCCGGCAGCTACCCATTGCGTACCATCATAAATTTTCAACTGGTCGATGCCAGCAGTAGTATCGTACCATAACTGCCCTTCAACAGGATTTGCAGGTGGATTTGCATCTGCAAAGTTTTCTAGCATATGCAAGAAATTAGTGTTCAAACTACTACCATAGTCGGCTAAATTTCTACCGATTAATTGCACACTTGTATCTGTGTTTATGCTACTATCTTCAACTGTAATTGTGCCTTTATTGGCTTCGTCTGTAAATGGAATTTCATATGCCATTAACTATTTCCTCCACTAAGGCTTTGAACTCTCACAGTATAATCAATTTGAATTAACCTATTCAAACTTTTTTGTACCGGATGGAAAATAACGTGTGTAATTAGTCTACCTGCACCACTTGGTGAATAAGCTCTTAATCCCAATTCATCAAATACATACTGTTGTTCAGTGTCTGCGGCAGTATCAAATGCATCCTGTCCATCAGGCTCACCGTAGTCTAACAAGCAACTTATAACAATATCGGTGTAGTTTGTACCACTTACGTGACGAGTTTCGATTTTATTTCTTGTAGGATCAGTATTATTAACGTTGTTATTGTCAACAACTTTTGTATAAGTTTGATTGTAAAGACTAGCATTTGTTCCAGTGCTATTAGGTGTCAAATAGGTTATAATTCCAGTTGGGTCAACAATGGTTCCACCATTACCAAAACTCATTTCACTGATAAAACCTTGTCCAATATTGCCTAGACTTTCTGCTAAACTAATACTCATGTTTTCATAGTGAATTGCATTGCGTTTATCAACAAACACAAATCCTGATTCAGGGTTGAATATTTTAATATGACCCTCTATATGTACACCGTTTTGTTCTTTTTCTATCATAATACTATCCTTATTGTATTTATCGGGCGAGCTTATATGTGCTATCTGTTAGGAATTTAGCAATGGTATTTTTGCTACTTGCTAAACTTACTCCATCGTCATTCCAAATTTTTCCAGTTTTTCTAATAACTTTTATTTCAGTGTTGTCCAATGGTGCTGTATTTAAAGTTAAAACATTGTTTTCAACTGTAAATTCGGCAGCTATTATTTCGTCGCCGCCTGGACTATCTTGATCTAATGTTTGATTATATTCATAATAATTATAATCAGCTGTTGTATTATTTGGATCAACTGGCGTTGCTTTTCTCAATCTAGTACCTGCAACAAATACATCAAACTCATTTACACTTGCAGGTGTCCAATTTAAATTAAATGTTGTTTGTGTACCGTCACCTGTAAATTGTTGCGTATAAGTTGTATCCTGATACGGAATAGTTTCGCTAACTCCTTGATGGAATACTCTGCTATTCTTTGCGTGTACTTCTTTAATTCCTGTTCCTAATGTACCTCTACGTAATTGTCTTAGGACATTTCCTTGTTTTACAAAATATTCAATTCTTTCACCATTTACAAAAATAATGCCAGGTATTGCAAGTTCTTTGTTTGGTTCATCTAAACCTTCAGAATCTTTTAAAACAATACTTAGATCAAACCAATTAAGATCGGCTGCTAGTTCATATTCTCTGTTGCTGTTTATTCGTTTGTAATGATATCTGTTTAACAAGTCTTTGAATATTCTAAATGCAAATTTCTTATTACTTACATCTGCTGTAAAGTACAATACTTCAATTAAATCATTTTCATTTGGTTGTTCACTTAGGATTATAATTTCTCTGTTATCAGATAAAATGTAATCACTTTGTGAAGTTAAGAATTTGCCATTTACAAATACCCAGGCGTATTCTGGACCTGGTATTTTTGTGTTTAATTGAATTTCGCCTCTTGATAATAGATTTTTTGCAATATAATTGTCAGAACCAACTGGTGCATTTGCATCACTGTATCTTACTCTTAAACTTAATCTTTCAAACTCATTTGTATCGTGATTTGAGAATACATAGATTTTAACATCTTCGTCGGGTATTTCTTTGAGACTCAAACGATCACTCTCTACAACTTTTACACTATCAATTTTAAAATTAGTGCTATCATCGAAATACAAAGTAGGTTGATCGTCTTTGTCTGCAAGTATAAACAAATCTCTTACGTAACCTTGTAATTTAATAGTAACATCATTATTAACTTTGTTGTATTCTTGCACTGTAGCAATAACACCTGTACTATCACCAAGTTCAAAATTAATTTGATCTAAAGGTTCGTAATCAACTAATGTTCCTGCATTAGACAATTTTACCTCTGTATCTACAAAGAAATATTCTGCATTATTAATAAAATATATTTTTAAGATATCGCCAGGTTTACCTACTGCTCTTGTTGTTAATTCCAATCTAGCATCAATTGTGCTGTAAACATAATTTACAGGATCAATTTTTTTATCGTTAATATAAACTAATACATCATTTTGTCTAATAGAAGTCTGATCTTCAAACTGCCAGTTATCGACTGCATATACTCTTTCTGATGTCATGGTATGTTTAATACTATGCCCTGCATCTAAGAATCTATCACCTTGCTTAACAAGTATATTATGACTATATGGTTTCTTATTAAATGGCAATGCTACTGCACCATTAACACCAAATGTATGAGATCTATTAGTTGATACAGTGGTATCAAATGTATCATCAATTGCAAGTTGACTATACTGTTGACCCGATCCGTTGTACAATGTATATGTAATAATACTGTTTTGTGCAGGAGGATCTCCTAACATAATCATTACTTTGTTAGCATTATCTCCGTATTCTGGTCCTGACTTGTCTAAAGCAAAGTTTGTAGTCACTACTCCGTCTATAGCAACAACTGCTGTTATATTTTGTTCAAATTTGTAATATGTAATAAATGTATCAGTTCTACCATCACCTGTAAATGTATCACTTTCTATGATATTAGATCCGTTTGTACCTATTGTTAACAATGATAAATGTTTACCAACTGGTAATAAAGAACTATCACTAATTCTTAAAACTTTTTCTACATAATCAATTTCATACTGCGATGGATCTAAAACAACATTGTCTAATTTTACAATAACACTGTCTTGTGTTGCAGGTAAATTTTCTACAGTATATTCTGCACTTATACCATCGGTTCTGAAATTTTGTACAGTAATAGCACCCTGTCCTTTGTTCACACGTTCAAAAACCTGTATATCAACTGTATCTAAAATTTGTCCTGGAACATTTTCTTCAGGGCCACGATTTGAAGCAGCAGAAACAAAGTCATCACCGTCAATTACAATATCGCCCGAATCTATACCAGTTGCAGTTGAAAATTTACCAGCTATGTTGGTTAAATCGCCACCTGTTAATTGTGTGTCAAATACTACACCAGATGGTGTAACCGATCCATCACTAGTTGCTTTTCTAACTATAATAGTATCGCCATCTTTAGTTACTAACTGATCTTCATCAATTTCAAAAGTGCTGGTTATTCCATCACCTACAATAGTAACCATGATAGCATCGTCGTTTTGTAATGAAGGTTGACCGTAATCCGGATCGTCTATCCTTATCGGATTATCATTTAATCCGGCAGTAGCAGATTTATAATAAATGTTATACTCAACACCAGATTCAAAAGGTTCACTTACTGTAATTGTTTTGGTGCTTCCATCTAGTAGGAAAATTTCATCTTCTGCGTTGCCATTGAATACATCAAATTCAGTTGAACCAAACAAGTCACCGTTGTCAAAACCTGTTTTTCCTCCAAAGAATGCTGTGTCTATTTGTACACCACCATAGTCTACACCGTCCATAAGTTGTGCTAGTTCTTTACCAAATTGCCCTGTTTCCGGATTGTAGAAGAAATTAATTCTATCAGCTGCACTTAAATAGTTGACATCTTTGTCATATTCAACTACGATAACTGCATTATTTTCTGGTGCAACAGTAAACACAATTTTACCATAGTATCTTGTGTAATTGACTGTGTCATCTAATACATTTTCTACAGAATAGGCATTTGATAATTGTTCAACTCCATTAACAAGTATTTTTGTCTTAGAAGGTGTTAAATTCATTGGCCACTTTAAAACAAATTCAATTTTTGATCCTGTTCCGACAAAGTTTTCTGTGACATCAAGATCTGTCACAAAATACGATCCTGTAATTCTGTCAAACTTGATCAACATATGTGTTGATCTTACAGGTGAATTTCCTAAGTAAGCAATTGCTCTAGCATCAGTGCCGTCAGTTTGGTCTCCACTAAATGTAATATCAGGAGTTGTTATGTATTTGGCTTTACTTGTATCTACAACAATACCTGTGATTTTATCACCGCTCAATGTAGTCCTACCTGTAATAGTAGGACCGCCACCGCCGCTGATTGTTACTTTAGGTGAAGAAGTCCATCCTGATCCACCTGAAATAATTTTAATATCTGTAATTTCAAAACCAACATTATCAAACCAGTTACGTTGTGGATATGTGGTTACAAAAGAACTGTAGTTCCTAATTTCGCTGTCAATCACCTGCGGATTTTCAGAAATAATTTTAGCAGCGTTTACATCATAACGAGGAGGTAAATCAAAATCACTAACTACAGTTTGTGTAGGATCTATATTTTCATAAGCACTTACAAATTCTCTTAATTTAGTGCTGTAGGGTTTGACCTCGTTAACATACTCATTGTAACTTTCTAAACTATCACTCTTATATGTTGTTTTTTGTTCAAGAGCGCCAACATTGTGTTTTGCTTTGATAAATGCAGTTTTAAATATCCAATCTATATTAGGTTGTTCGCTAAGTGCATATCTCACACTACTAAAGAACAACTTGTTCCATTCAACTGCTAATTCATCAACAAAAATATCGTCTTGAATTGCATTCAAAATTATACGCACTTCTTCGCCAGCATCTCTATCATACAAAGCACTGTCATAAACTGCTTTATCAAAGCCAAACTTTTCGTTGCTGTATAATAAACGACTAAATTCTAACGTACCGTTTTGTCTACCAATAGTTTCATAGTTAACTGTGTAATCAACTTCTAATTGATTGTCAATTTTACGCAACAGTAACCAACCGCCTGTGCCTATGCTTTCTATTTTTACAATATCGCCTAAGTTATCTTCTAGTCCGCCAAGTGCATAACTACCAGGAACAAGATAATCAATTGCAGTTTCTGAACTATAACCTTCGGCATACCAATCGATATATTGCCAATATAAACTTGCATCATATCCTTGGTTGTTTACTCGTACCCATTCTTTTTCTGTAGTATTCCAAATATATGTTGACCAGAAACCTAGTAATGTAGTATCAGTTTGTATAAGTGCAGTAAACGGTCTGACTGTAATCACAGTAGTATTACTATAATTTTTACCTGCATTTACAATATTTGCTTCAATAACTTGTCCAAGATTGTTTATAAATGTTTCTATTTTAGCACCTGTGCCTGTACCTTGAATTGTTACTTTAGGACCTCTGCGTTTTGTATCTTTTGTACTATCAAATGCAGGGTCAATATATCCTCTACCAGGCTCAGTAATCTCAACGTTAGTTAATCTGCCATCGGTAATTTCTACATCCAACACTGCTTGTTTTATTTTAGATGTTCCAACAAAACGTAATAGTGTTTCGTTTTCAACAATAGTATCGTATTCTCGAGACACAGTATTAGGAACAGGATCTTTACTGCTTAATTTACTAATATCATATTCGTCAACAATAAGATTTTTTGCTAAAACTAAATTAATTCTTTCAATAACTTGTTTTAGTGCTTCGGTTCTATTGACAAACATAGTTTGCAAAGGCTGGTCAAGTATGCCATATCTTCTAGCCGGACTTAGTGTTGTAACTGGTAGTAATGTTTTTTGTTCATCGTAACCAACTAAACTATCAATCCATTTGTTTACCAATCTATCATTTGGTTGACTTGTTGCTAAACCTTCTGTTAAAAGATTATATTCTCTATGCAAATTGTTTATTTTTACTTCTTCTGTTTTATAATATTCAAAATGTAAAATTGTATCTTCGTCTTTAATTAAACTTCTACAATTATAAATTGCAAAATTATCTGATCCAAACATTGCAAGGAATCTATATCCGTTGCCTGCTGGATCTTCTATTAGCGATGAAACAGCAGATGCTGAAAGATTTCTTGTTTCAATAGCAGGCAAGACTTTAGAATTTTTAACCCAATAGTAATACTTTGCAGAAAATAATCCAGATATCGGATCGTAAACATTCTTTCTTACATACCGTGTATTTCCATATCTTGAAAGTCCGCTAACACCTTGTGCAAGACCTTCTGTTGTATCTGCAATTTCGTCCCATTCTTCTGGTAGCAAATCGCTTTCAACCCACTCGTAAATGTCAACACTATATCCTGGAATTATTTTATTCCAAGTATTTGCACTATATTCACTATTTTTCTGATAAGGATTATACCACTTTACAGCACTTAAATCCCATAACAAATCTCCAACACTTTCGCTACCCCATGGATTTACCAAACCTGTCGAAGTACTACCTATGTTATATACAGCCGGATCATAATACAGTTTGTATTTTAATTCTCGTTCAGCAGCATTTGCAATTTTTCCTTGTATAGGATCTATAAAGTCGATGTATGTTATTAAGTCGCTGGTTACATTGTCATATAAAAATGCACCACGCATTTTTTCATAATCAAGAAAATCAGTTGCTGCACCTAAAGTATTCCAATTAGTAACATCTCTGTCTGCTCTTAAATCAAAAATTAGTCCAGTTTTATTATCGCCTGTATCTAAACCTTTAAATCCTAAATAAAGATGATTTTTTTGATACACAAGTTCTACATCATCTGCTAAAGACAAGTCTCTTTCTAATTTCTGAAGTGTAACCGGATCTTCATAGTAAGATTCATAATCTAAAACTTCAGAGACTGTATAAATGTCATTTAATAATTCATAAGTGTATGCTTGTGGACGCTTAGTTGAAAAATCAAATAATTGAGTTGATCTATTATCAAAGATTGTTTCATCGTTATCAAATAGTGTGCTTCCTACGTTTAAGCCATTTATGCCAATAACACAAAGTTTGTCATCGCTAAAATCTAGCTTATAACCAAATCTTTCATTTTTTGTAGAGTTAGGTGCTTGTAAAGTTTGTGTATTAACAAAACTGAGTGAAGTATCATTGTATTTGTAAATGTAAACTAAACCTTTGTCAATTCCTGTATTTCTATCACTTGATACATCGGCAGAATTTGCACCTACTGCAATATATTTTCCATCATCACTAATTGCTAAACTTTCGCCCCATAATATATCAGTCTGTGGCGCAGTAATAACTTCATAAAATGCATACCTACCTTCTTCTATTCTGTATACATTTACCTGGTATTCTTCTGTTACAGTATTATAAGCAGTAAAAGTTAACACTTCTCCATTGGAACTTACATCAATATTTTTACCTGCTTGATTTGTGTTGTTAAATGCAGTACTATCGTTGTCACCTTCAATAGTGTTGCTATAAGGCAAGAACCCAAATCTGTCAATGTTTGCTTCTATTTCTATCCATAGTGTAATATCAGTTGGATCGTTCCCGCCTGATGGAATGTCTACCAATGCTCTAAATAATGAATTTTGGAATTGAACTATTTCATTTTTTACATAAGAATGAAAATTATCGTGCGATCCTCTAAATAGCGGATCCACTGTTCCTTCAAAAGATAGATTCAAGTATGTTGTATCATATATGTAAACTCTGCCATTATTTCCTTCACTGCGTACATATAATTTGTATATTTCGTCTGTAGTAAATGCTGTTTCCAAACCTATACCAAACTTTTCATTTGCTGTAGGTTCGTTTGATACAAACTGTTCTAGTAAATAATAAGAATTGTCTAATTGTTTTTTGTAGACATAAACAACCCCTTGATTAGATAAACCACTAGACGATCCGTCTACATCTGCTGGAATTTTATAAACTTGTTTCCAATCTTGGCTGTTAACATTTATACTACTACTATCATCTTCGGTATCAACTTTTGCTTGCCACAATGTTCCTCTATCACTGACAATATCGCCTGCTAGAATTGGAAATGCAGATTCTGCTTCGCCTTTGTATTTTGTTTTTACATTGCTTGCCAATGGTGCTGCAACAAACATAAATTGTCCATCGTATGAAAACTTAATTTTTTGTCCAAATCCACTAGCATTGTCATGATAACCCACTGGCATTTCGATTTCTTGAATAAAGTTCAAACGCAAAGATTCGCTAGATCTAGTGTAAATGTAAATTTTTTGATCTTCTGGCTTGCCTACAGCAAAAATACTGTTAACGTCATTTACTGCAAAAGAACTGCCAAAGTCACTGTCGCCTGCTTCACGATTTATAATTTCGTCTTTTCCGTCAAAAATTTTGTTGTTTTCAAATACACCAAATTTATTATCTGATACATTGTCTATCCAAATTTTATTATTTTTGTTTAATCCATAAGTGTTTAGGTCATTGTTTACACCATCAGGAGTATCATAACGTTTTGATAATAATTTAGTAATAGCACCATTAGTACTGTCACTTAAATCGTAAAAATCTTCACTAGTCACATCAGCTGTTACAGATACGACAGTGCTTGAAACTGTCGCTGCTTTGTAAAAACCATCTACTCCGTCATCAACAAATTTTAAACCAAATATTTCACCAGCTTCAATTTCAGGGATAGAATCAAACTGTAAATCAAACCCTGTATCAGTTTTTGTAAAACTCAAAACTCTGTTTGGTACTAAAATGTGTTGATACACATTCCAACTGTTCTTTTCAGATGTTACCCAAATAATATCATCAATACGCACATTGTTAATATCTAAGGCAAGAATATCAGTAGGAGTTTTTGCAATAAAATCAACCTGATCTAAACTAACATACCCTGCTGTCTTTGTATATTCTTCTGTGCTCCATTTTTGAGGGAAAGGAGTTGTTGAATAATTTTCAGGTTTGATATAAACTTTTGATTCTGGAATTTCGTAAACCAAATCAGTTCTATTGTTATTGACAGTGTTTACTAATTCTATAATTTGAGGTTCAATACGGAATTTAGTTTCATCTAATTTGTATTCCAATTCGTCAAACACATCAGTAGCACCATACTGTGCATTTCTAATTGCCCATTCTTCGTAAAATTCTAAACTTTCTTTATCTGCGCTGCCTAGTTTATCAAACAATTTTGTTAAAGAATTGAGTGTGCCTTTTTCTTGTATAAACCCTTGATAAAATTTGTATTGACTTATATCATCTTCTATAATATTATTTAAATACTCACGTTTTTGATATCCAATTAAGTGCTGGGCAAGTCTTTGTTGCTCGCTATCAAAGTTATCAGTATCCAAATCATAAAAATCAGCAAATTGATTGGCTTTGTAATCAAAGTTGGTTTTTAATCCGCTTTCTGGTTTCTCATCAAGTCTATTCCAATTATTGATTTCAAAATCTGCAGAACCACTGACAAATGTGTTTGCACTATAATAAAATTCTTTATACTTTACTAAATCACCTAGTGCATAATCTTTCCACTGTTCCCATTCTGTAACATCGGCTTGATCGTAAATAAATCCTGGAATATTGAGATTACCATTCCACTCGTCTGTTCTATAACCTACAACTTTTATACGCTCTTGTCTATATCCACTAGACGGACTGTATATCGTATCATTGAATACTGTGGTGTTGTCTAAAATTACAGAATGATCTTTTTGAACCAATCCTAACTTGCAAAAATAAATTCCATCCTCAGCAGTAGCTGGCAAAATTTCCACAGCGTTACCAGAGTCTCTATTGATAGAAATATTAATATCCTTGATTGCTGTTCCATCTAAATTTAAAATTTTATAATTAAAAATATTTTCTTTTACATTATCAATTACATAATATTCTTTGAAGAAGTTCAAACTATTTGCAGCAGGACTTAATGCAATAATTGTGCCCACTGCCCAGTTTTGTGTAGTATAAAATAAAAATTCTTTAACACTCAAAACCCAATTTTCAACAGCTTCTGTTTCTCTATTAAAATAATCAAAAACAAAGCCTTGCGATTTTAAATAATGATCGTATCCTTGAATAAAATCTACTACTTCTTGTTTTGTTGATAAAACTGTTCCATAATCTAATGTAGCTGTAACATTACTGAAATTTTTTCTCAAAGTTCCAGTAGCACCGCCTATTACAGGCAGCTCTTTTAAAGGAGTATAAAAACTTGGATCAAACACATCTGCGGTAGTATGATTAATATTCACTCTATAATAGTTGTTTTGGTATCTAACAATTTTTCCAGCAACATATTGCTTATTCTCAGACCAAAATAAGAAACTTTCGCTGATACCGCCTACATTTATACTAATATCGTTGTTTGAAACAATAGGAGTACTGTATGTAAACACAGGATTTTCTCTGTCGTATCCTGATATTTTAAAACCGTTTGTTTGTTTTTCTATAATAACTCCACTGTACGTAATAGTTTGTAGAGGAGAACTTTCAATTAGGTCAATTTTATAGTTTTCAAATGGAACAAATACATTTCCTTTATTGCTAGGATTTTTACTATCAAGGACTAATTTAAGTTTTTCTTTGTCGGCAAATCCGCCTAGTTTAAATGCAATTTTTTGTTTTAGATTTGTTAATTTTGTTGTAAAATTTTCGTACTGAGTTGTTACATCGCTAGACATATAATCATAAATGTAATTTACTAATCCGCCAGTAAGGACATTGTTTCTTGTGTCGCTATTGACAAATTTGAGATTTGATAATTTTAATCTTCTACTTTCGTCACCTTGATAAACAATCTGTCCATTAATGTTCCTTTTGATTCTTGATTTATCAAATGCAACTCCAACAACTTGCGCCGGACGATTCAGCATAATTGCTTTTAACAATGCAAATGGATATTCACTACTACGTCTCCAAGCAGTTTCTGCCGGCGTATGATCACCAAATTTAAATGATTTACCATTTTGAATTGCAAAACTAAATTCATTTACATAACCACTGTTTAATGGACTTACAATATTTCCACTACTGTCAACAGGAATATGTTTTGTCAAACCCGGACGAATAAATCTTTTATCTGTACGTAATGTGTCTGAAGATCTGATTATACCTTTTTCTAAATCATTCCATAAAACTAAATTGTCTTTTGTATAAGGTGCAGGACCATACTTGGATTCCCACCAACTAGGTTTAACACTAAATCCAAGCATTTCCCAAGGACGTAAATTAGGACTGTCAGTGTCATATGCATCCATATAAATTCCACGCCAGAATCCAGATAACGGTTTGTTATTTTTACTACTTCCAAATCCATAGTTATATGTAAATGTTTGTGTTTCTTGTACAAAACTATTATCGGTATAATCAGGATTGCCAGCTTTAGACGCCCATTTTATAAAATCTCCAATTAAAATTCTATTTAGATCTTGTTTAGAAACTTTACTATTTCTATATTCGCCGCTAATGTAGTCATATATGTCAAACACACTAGTATCGTAAGAAACTTTAATATTATTGTAAAATCTTTTTTCCAATTCTAGCAACAATTCGTCTCTATAATCTTCATAAGCAATTACAATACTTCCGTCGTGACCTCTGATAACAGTTTGATTTGTTTTATAAGTCGTATCAACAAAGATTTCAGGTTTATATGCTGGATAAAGTCCTAGCTTTGTTGGAGTTTGAGGAATGTAACTACCATTTGTAGTTTCATATTCAAAAATGTCAATTCGATCATCTTCTTGCAAATTGAATGTGTCGACAAATTGTATAAAACCTTCATTAGTAAAAGTATAATCCAAACCATGACAAACCTGTGTATCATTAACATAAACACTAACTGCTTTTTCGCTTAAAGTAGTCAATGTAAAAACATTACTAAGTGCATAAAACTTTAAATCAGGATCTAATACAATATGCTCAATCTTTTTTGACGCACCTATGCCTAACATATCCGATTTATAAAACGGCATTGTTGATTTTTTATCTTTTGCCAATGATAACAATACTTGATCAACTTGCTCTTTAACGCTACCAGAAATATCTATATTTTCTGCTTCTTGAATAAATGCTCTTTTAAATTTGCTGTATTCATTTTTAGCAAAGTTCAATGATGCAACAAGATTATTTTCCTTGTTAGAAATACAAAACAGTGGTAAATTAATAGGACCAGAATGTTGAACAAATTTTCTACCAAATGGTTTAATATCTCCAAGATCTCTTAAGTTGTTAGATCCAGGTTGATTTCCTTGAAAACTTTCTATTTCGATTACTGCACTATCTAAATGATCAGTAACTTCGCCTAATGTAAATTCTGTAATATCATGATTTAATGGATTTCTTTCAAAGTTGTGAGCTGTTTCGTAATACCCTTTAGAATTTTTTGATGCTTTTGAATGTGCCTTGATTACTAAAACGTCATCTACATTAAGATCATTCCCAAAATTAATTATACGATTGTTATTACTGTCTGCTGCTAAAGAATAATCAACTCCGTTTGATTTAAGCAAGTTATTTACATACACAACAACTTTTAAATCATCTAGCAAAGCACTTTGATCAAAAACATCAACTTTAAAACCATTTGTTCTTTCTTGTCCAGTATACTTTCTAATTACATACTGTTTACTCAACATAGGTGCTTTTATCCAACCATTTATGTATTCAAAATTGTTACCGTCAATGTCATATTTCTTTAAAAATCCAGTTGATGTCTTTTTTGTGATTACAGTATTCAATACTTCATATGTAAAATCTTCAGATAGCAAACTAAAATTGAATAATATATCACCTGTGTTATTGATATTTTTATATGTTAAAGGAAATCCCAATTCGCTATCGTTTATGCCTTCTCCTAATCTATAATCAAAAACTCTGTTACCGGTAAAATCGGTGTTAGGATATATAATATCATCACTGAAGCTATTTCCATCTTCGTCACATAAATCAAATTTAGGTGCTTGATTTATTCCTGTCTTAGCCTGACCTAGTTTCCATTGTGATCCATCATACCAGTACATATTTCCTGCATTATTATTACCAGAAGTAATCAATACAGTTTCATTTTCGTAAGGAATTGTATCGTCTGTCTCTACTAAACTAATTTGTGAATTGCCTTTGAATTCAAAAAACTTAACCTGAAAAATCTTACCATAAACAAAAGAATCAGCATCAGCAGTGAACATGACTCTCATTCCTTCAGCAAGCTCTACGCCGTCGATACTATATCCAGGCTGTCCTTCAATTTTTGATTTTACATCATTTGTGTAAGTATCAATCAAATCAATGTTAGTTTTTGCTTTAGATCCAAAATTAAATAATTTTAATCCTTTGTCAAATTCAATAATAGGACGTTTTGCTCTTTGACTTTCGTCTAAGACAGCAGGTTGATTGTTAAGGTCTGCACTTTTTGTAATGACATCTTTATGGAACCATCTGTTATATCTTGCCCAAGGATTTCTATCAGCACTTGCTTTATTAACAACAATATAATCTTTTGTTCCTGCAAAACTTTTTGCATCACTAAACGGCACACGATCAAATCCATTAGCATCAAATGGAATTTTTGAATCATTTGTAAAAATGGCAGGAACCTGTAAATCTTCTGTAGAAATTAATTTGATTTCGTCACCGACGCCGTCAACATAGTAAATACCACTTGCATATTTTTCAGGAACAACATTTCCGGTAAAATACACTTTCATTCCGTTACTGAATTTCCAACCATCAGATGTGGTATATGTTTTTTTACCAATAATTTCATTTTCTACATCAATAGAACTATTTTCACTTATATCAGCAATAATCAATCTTGTGCTAATATTCAAATCATACTGGCTGACAAAATAAAGTGTATCTGGTGCATTCTCAGGAATAGTAAATTCTAAAACGCCTTTTTCAATATAATCGTCAGATACAAAATCTTGTTGGTTTAAAAGAGTATCATCTGGATCAGGAATTAATGTTACACCTTCTGTATAAGTTTGATTTAAAATTGAACTATCATCAAGTCTTTCGTTAGGATCAACTCCTCTATACAGCGCAATAGTCAATGGGTTATTTGGCGAATTTATTTCAAAACGATATGTTTGTCCTCTATATAAATTTAAATTAGGATTTTTGGTTAATCCATCAGGATAAAATACTAGAGAAATATCATTATCTTGTTCAAGAACTTCTACTCTGTAAGTGCTTACAACTTGGTTGCTTTGTCCTGGCACTGCAACTTCTTGCGGACCGTTTGGTAACCAATAATATTCTCTAAAATTTACAAACTTATCAAGATTAATATTAGGGTTCCACGCATAATACTCTTGTTCATTTAATGCACTGTGGTTATTTGTATTTGCATTATATGTTTTCAGCAAACCTATATAATCATTGTAATCTGCGTAATACTTTGTAGATCCTAAAAAATCTTCATATACACTTACTGGCTCAAACTGATAGTCTTGTCTTTCTTTGGTTACATCGTCTAAGTAGTTGTCTAAAACAGAAACAGCTTTTGCTTCACGTTTGCCGACGAATCCGTTGATTTTTTCAATTACACCAGGATTTGTTAATTGATCTAATGTACTTGATAAAAACTTCTTGTTTTGAGGAGTTCGAAAAAATCTAGGTAATTGTTCTACACTAGTTCTTTTTTTATTGTTTCCTGCTGGCAATGGATATTCGTTTTGATCGTCATTGTAAGCCATTAGTAATTTACGCCTCCGCTAGAACTGACATCAGAGCTTTGCACTCCAACATTAAGTATATCGTCACTGGTTACTACCAAACCAGATGCTTTTAGTCTAGATTGTGTTATTGCATCTATTATTTCAATATCATCAACTGTTGCACTGCTGATTAAAATTTCATCATTTTCACTTTTTATTTCATATAAGCTGCCGAAACTTTGAGTTTCTTGTTTGGGAACAAGAACAACACTTACAACATCTGGCGATAATTGATTGATTATGTAAGTTGCTAATTCACTGAAATAAAATGTTTCGCCAAAGTTCCAATTTTCAAGTGCAAAAAAACTGTTCACTGCATCAATTACACGACTTTTTACATCGTTATCGTTTACAACTCTTTCATTATTTTTTACAATTTTAATTGTTGCTTGCAAATCTACATCACTTTTACTACCAAATATAGGTTTATATTTTACTGGATGATATATTACATCATCACTTATACTTTTAATTGCATTTACATCTGCACTGTAATTTAAAAACAAATTATCACTGCTTGGTGGTAATGGTTTAGTATCAATGTTTCCTTTGAGATAATCTCTATACGAATTGTCATAAGATTTAGTTAGCATATAGACATCGATAATATTACTACTGCTAGGATCTATTCTAGCCTGTTCGTCGGCAGCGTGTGAGTATTCAAATTTAATATCAATTCTTCCAACAAATGCCAAATAATCAGATGTAAATTCTAAAGCATTTTTTGATTTGTTATATTTTAAGAAAACATCTCTGTCAATCAAATAAAATACATCACCGTCGTTGTATTGACTCAATGCACCTACTGCACCTTGACTAGTTTTTGTGTATATAGGTTCCTTACTTGCATCTACGTAATTAAATGTTTCTGTTTTATTAACAACTGTTTTCTTTTGATAAACATACTTAGAATTACTATTAGTTTCAGGTGCTACAATATGTTCAAATAAATCAGGATCATCTACAACGCCATCATTGTCGCTATCATAAAAACTAATTTCAATTTTCTTACTGTTGACATATCCAGCTTCGTTTTTATATTCTTTAACAATTTGCCATGGCCAATCCACTGTAAATGGTGTAAGAGCATCTGGTTTTGTATTAATACTCAAAACCTTGATTATGTCAGAAACAATATTTCCTGTTTTGCTATCATATATTCTGTTTGTACTATCAAAGAAAAATCTCAACTGATCGTTACTTTCAAATACATATCTACGTCCTCTAGAAGTAATTGTGTATTTTTGTCCATCAGTTTCAAACAACAACATCCAGCTGTTATCACTTTGTGTGTTAGTACTATCGCCTGTTTTACCTAAGCTAAAATCATTTGAAGTATCTAAATTATTTGCAATAATCACACGCCATTCGCTGTTTTCAAAATCATATCTCAAACCAAAAGTTTTGTATGCAAATGCTTGATCAATAATTTGTGTTTTAACAGGATCTGATATACTTGTATCTAATACTGGAATGATTTCTGCTAATACACTATTGGTAGGTATTTTATCGTTGAGTACAATTGGACCTAATCCAGTGTCCTCATTTACAACAGTTCCGTTTTCATCAATGCTGATAACTTTTACCCACTTGTATGTTACATCGCCAGAATTACTAGCAGTACCTAATACCAAATCTCCATTTTTGTCAAAATAGTAATTAGTAGGTGCTTCAAATTTTAATAATGCTCCAGGTGTAACAAATCTCATTATGCTTTTAGTAAATGAAGATACTGCAATTGCAATTGCATTAGTATCTGTAAAATATCCTGTGGCACGATTTGTATCGAATGTTTCAGCGTTCCAAGAAAAATTAAGATTTTTTACAGTTGCATTTCTTGGAAAGTTTTTGTAATAATAATTTAAAAGTTTTGTATCTTTGATAGCAGGAATGACAATATTGTTTATTGCAGATTCTATATCATTTCTAGTTACAAAATCAAAACTGTATTTGTTATTCAAATCTTCTGTATACAAAATACCGTCATCACTATACAACAAAGTGTTGCTATATTTTCCACTTGCATCACGTAAATCAAAATATCTGCTGATACCGCTACTGGTGCGATTAACTGCTTTTGTTTTAATAATATTTTGATTAATGCCGAGCGTACCAACGTTATAGTCTTCGCCTGTGATCAAACGATTTTGTGTATAATAAGTACTAGGAGCATTTGTTTTAATTGATGCATTTGACTCGGTTGGCGAACTGTTTTCAACTACCGTTTTTAATTCCATGGTAATTGAAAGTGTTTCAACTTTTCCTGCAGAACTTGTATATGGAATACTAATTGTAACGCCGGTTAAATCAGATGGAACAATTTTAAAGTCTCTAGCATTACTAGTACGATAGTATACTTTAAAGGATCCTTTTGGTAATGTTCCAAAAGTACCGTCACTGAAGATAAGACTTATTCTATCTTGGATACGGCTTAGTACACCGTATATGTTTCTTATATTTTTGCTTACACTATTGTAGATAATATTGTTACCTTCAATGTTATCTACTTTTGTCCATAATTCTGATTCTAAGTTATTACTATCTAGTTTGTATAACCATATATCACTATTATTGATATTATCAGTATCAATGTTAATGGTAGTATTAGGTGTTGGATTGTTCACTGTAAAAGTGTTGTTTTCTAAAGTACCTTGTCTAAAATGCAAAAAGAATCCGCTGTTGTTTGACCCTGCACCTTGGCCGTCATCTCTATACACAAAAGCCAGTCTATTTCCTGCTAAAGGTTCTTCTTCATAAATTTTTTCATTGTCAATCCCTGTGCTAACAATTTCAAATTGTGTTGTTAAGCTGTCAATGTTTTTTGTAAAACTGTAAATGGGCAATCCGTTACCAGAAGTTGCATTAAATCTATATTGTTCAGTTAAAACACTGTCAATTGTTTCTTTTTTAATACTTTTTCCAAATTTTGAATCTGTTGGCAATGCTGCATTTAATATTTTAATAAATTGTTCATACCAATCTGCATTTGTTTGATCATTCCAAAATATTGTTTGACCGCTTAAATTTGTTCCATTACTGTCAATTACATCTTCTGATGTACTAACAGTTTCAAACTTTAACAAACCATTTGCAGATTGATTTCTTTTAGGATTATAGCTAACTAGTCTTGCTAAACGTAATACACTTTCTCTGCGTTCAGCAGTTTCTAGATAATTTTCTCTAGCATTTAAATCAGTACGGAAGGCAAGGTTTTGTCCTAAAAATGCAATCAAATCAATCAATGCAAGATATTCACTGCTCTCAATATAGTCATTGAAATCTTCTGGGTAATTTTGTCTGATGTAATTGATCATCGTTCTACGAAGATTGTCAAAGTCATAACTTTGGAAATCTGCGTACTTGAAGCTTTGATAAACTGTCTTCCAATCTTCTGCTAATAGAAGTCTATTTTGACGTTCTGTACTTGACATTTGCCATTCCTTAATTTATATAATATTTATCTGGAAAATAAAGTGCGCACTTTAAATTAAACCTGCGTTTTCATCAAATGTTAAACGCAAACTTTCTGATATATTATATGGCAAATATGACAAATTACATTCAATTTGTATGCCACTTTCTAGAGACTGAATTGTAACATTGTTAACACTAACTCTAGGATCATAATTTATTATATCAGTAACATTTTTTATAATTGCTTCTTTAAGTCCGTCAGTAAGTGGTTCAAACAATACATCCCATATAATTGTTCCAAACTCAGGATTTTCTAATTTTTCACCTTGACGAATATGAAAATGATTAATTATATCTTGTTTTATAAGAGCTAAATCATATTTCACAAAATTATTGGTATTATTATTTACAGTGCTTATACCTCTATATTTTTTAGAGGCCACAGGATTACTGCTAGATTTTGAACCTACTGTAATGTTTTTGTATAAAGGTTTCTCATTTACTGACATAATGTATTTATTTCCTATTATCTTGGTACAACATACGTCTTACCGTTGATAAATTTTACTCTTTCGTTTCCAAAGATTATACCATCAAATAATCTTGCACCTTCAGGAACAATATCATTAATTACTCGATTTGTAACATTTCTTACTTCATTTGATAAATTTATAGGCGAATTAGTCAATGAAAAAATATTTCCATCTTGTGTAGTTAAAATTTTATCAAACTCTTGTGCTGCAATTTCTGCTTTAGCTGCAAGATCTCCAAAAATATTATTTCCTGTTTTTGGAAATATTTTTCCATCCATAGATCTAGCTGTTCCTGCAACTGCTTTGATATTATTCACAGGATTTGTTGCAAAACTTATACTGCCTGCAATCAAGCCTGCTGTGGTTGGATCTATACTGGGTAAGCCTGCTTTATCTAATAATTTTGCACCAGTAGCACCAATTGCTCCATCTACTACTGCTTTTAATCCTGGCTCTAAACCTTTATAGCCTGCAGACAGGGTATCTCCTAAACCCTTTACTGCTCCGGAAAAATCTTGTATCACAGGGCCTAATCCAGGAATATCACTTATAACATTTCCTAAATCTGTAAACAATGCTTTACCAGCGTCAGCTAATGCTCCTGCCATTCCGTTAATAGCACTACCTATTCCTGCACTTACACTATCTATAACATTTCCAAATACACTGGTCAAACCAGTAGTACTTAATAAATTGTTCATTACTCCTGGTAATTGACTTAATAAACCTTCTACTGCTCCACCTATGATCGAACTTAAAGAGCCTGGTAGTCCTTGTAAAAAACTATCAGCAGTTTGTTGTACTATACCTTGCAATAAATCTTCTATGCTAGTACGACCAGTTAAGAAATTTTCTTTAGGAGCTGGTTCAGTGCCAGAATATGTTTTTGCTGATTGATTATTGTTAGGTGCAACGGGTTCTGGAGTTGTGCTACCAACAGGTGCGCCTGCACCTCCAAAGGCATCTAAAGGATCTGCACTAGGCTGTGCTGTAGGTGTTGCACCTTTAGTATCTAATCTACTACTTAAACGATTGGTGCTGCCTTTTTGCCCTACAGCACCATTATTTACAGGCCATGTATCTGCCATTTTTTACTCCTTGCCCAAATCGTTCATAGGTGTTCTGTCAGTTTGAACAGTTCTATTCTCAAAGTGTTTGTCTTGGCTTTCTGTATCAACTGCTTCTGTTTTATCAGGCGTAGTTTCAACAGGATTCCAATTTTCGTGCCCTGACCAAGGTTCGTGTTGCGGAACACGCTGTGGAAATTTTGCTTTAATTGATTCTGTAGCTTCTTCTGCTACTGGGCCGTTTAAATTGATATCGCCGCCACTAATTGTTGTATTTGCTGCACCAATAGAAAAGTCGCCGCCTGCTGTATTTTTATATGCACCAACGCTTTTCATATTAATTTCTGCACCTGCTGTTATATTGCCATTTGCGCCTACTTTTACTTCTAAGTTTAATGCTGCACTTTGGAATATACTTTCATTAACAATCATATTAATGTTTCTACCAGCTTCAAAATTTATATCTCTATCAGCTGTAAAATTCATATCGTTTTCTGTGTGAAAACTTATACTATCTTGTGCATACACGTCTAATTTACCGTTAGCACTCATTTCTATCCAACAAGATCCACTGCTGTTGTTAATATAAATCAAATCTTCGCTGGTGTGCATTAATATTTGTGCGCCTGTTCTTGTTCTCAAACGTATTAATTCATTATGAGGCTTGGTTACATCGCCGCCGCTTTCGCTTGCTTCTTTGTTAATATACTTGTAAGGTTTTTCTTTGGGAGATCCGTCTCGAATTAGCTTATCATCGCCGTCGTCAATTACAATACTACTACTGCCTAGTCTGCTTACAGGAATATTTGCTTTAGATTCTTTTAATCCAACAGGAGCAGTTGGCTTTCCTCCACGTTTGTCTAATGGCCCAGGACTGCTAAATCCAACAACTGCACTAGGTGTTTCACGTTGAGCACTGCTACTTGTAACACCTCTTATGTCATCTTCTACCAATCCTTGCTCAACCAGTTGATTAACAAACTCATCATTTACAGGTCTTTTGTATTTCAACACATTATTTGTATTAGGCTTTGTAATTGCTTTATTATATTCTCCAGCAGGTAGTCTTTTTCCTTTTAAATCACCGGGTACAGGACCGCTTAGTTGTTCTGTTGCTGGTTGTCCACCCGGTAACATAAATGTCATACCTCTTTCAGGAATGCAAGCAAACCAGTATCCAAAATCTCTACTGCCTTCTACAAATGTTACCAATACTAAACTGCCAGGATCAGGCGGAACACCCCACCATCCGTAACTCTTTTGTGTACTTGCATAGTCATCGTTTTTTCTTGGACCATTTTGACTGTTTGTAACACCATAAAAAGGACTAGCATAATATACTTCAACAGTTTGACCTAAAGTTTCGCCTATATTTCCAGCTTCGGTGGTTTTTAAAAGTTCAACACGCAACCCTCCAAGATATAAACTATCCAAATGTTCGATTACTCTTGCAATGTATGGTCCAGGATTTCTTGATGTTACCCCAGTATCTACACTACGTGTTACTTCATTTTTATTTGGTATATCATTCATTGTTATTTCTCATATTGGTTATAACTTCTTTGTGACGGATTTGCGTCTTGAATTTTATTTTTTTGATCACCGGTTCCTGTTTGTCTACTGTCTTCTGGTTGATTAGGTCTACGCATAAGTTTTAATCTTTGTCTAAACTGTCCTTGATCAAAAATATTAGTCAATGTAGTTACTCTATATAATCCGCTAAAGCTGTCTACAGGAATTGTTTCTTCAGGAAATATCATATTTCCAGCATCTTCATTGTAGTCAATCGGTGTTCTAAAATTAACTATAACATCAACTTCACTTCTTTGATATTCCAATGATCCATTGTCAGTTTCATTTTGATCAATAATTGGAGCAGTGAAATTTCCCATTCCACTGTCAAATAGATAATAAGGATCGCCTACAATTTCTAAATCCAACATTACCAAATCGGTAAAACTGTTGATAATATTATCATTGAACATTTTTGCAATACGTATTTTGCTGTCATCTATGGCAGCACCACCGCCGCCTTGCAAACTTGCATTAGAAACAGCTATTTGTTGACTAAATCCAGTACCGCTTACACTGTTTGTACCTTGATTAATAATGTAAGCATCGGTTTCTTGTTGTGTAATATTTTGCTGAAGGCCGCCACCTTTTCTTTCTAGGTTGTTTTGTCCTGCATCAGACATAATCGATTTGAAAAATGCAGCATTAATTTGAATATCAAAATTTAAAATATCAACATTTTGTCCTGTGTATATATAATTGTATTCTCTTTTTGCCAATTCACGCAATTGTGCGTAACTCAATCCAGGATCGGAAGGTTTTTGTAAAGCACTGCTATGTACTTTGTATGGAACCACTCTGTAATGATAAGTTTTAGCAGTAACACCGTCTTGCTGTTCTCTACTGGAGCCTTCTTTGATAAAAGTTTGTGTGTCTATCCTAAACCATTCAATCATTCCATTTTCGTCTGCAGGTTTATCTTTTAATTGTTTTGCCCAACTGCTAGTTGTTACAACTTCTTCGATCATTCTTGTAATTTTTGTATCACTGTCAAATGTAAAACTACGTTGCACAGGGTCTACTACATTTTTTCCTCTAGTATATACTTTATTTTTTTTGTCATATTGCTGTCCGCTTTTGCCCATTGGAATTTTTCCACTGTCATTATAGCTTTTGGCAATATCTGCATTACCTATAATGTTTACTGAGCCGGCATCCTGTGCAATTTTAATCAATCCATCGCTGATACTGCTTTTACTGAAAATTAATCCAGTAACACTGCTTAAAAACGCATCAAAATCTTGCGGTGCTTGTGCTCCTAAAAACCCTGTTATGCTTTGAAACACACTGTTTATATCACCTGATCTAAATGCGTTTAATACTCCGTTTAGAGCACCAAAATTAGCGCCGCCAAACGCACCTCCTAGAGCACCTGCTAAACCACCTCCTAGTGCAGCTTTACCTAAATTCTTTTCTCCGGCAAGCGCACCAGATACAACACCTCCTATTACACCTTTAGCAATATTACCAAACAGAGGATTGCGAGATTTTTTTGGTGCAATAGTAGCACCTTTGTCAACAGTATTTCTATTTGCTGTATTACTAACATTAGTTGTAATATCATTAGGAAAACTTATTACAATTTCATCTGCAACTGGAAAATTGCCTTCTGCTCGTAATTCTTCATATCTGCCATTGATAATTGTAGTTAAACTTTCAGGACCTGTTTGTAATATTTCAACAACATTTTTTCCTGTAACAGTAATATCCGAATATGTTCTATCAATCTGATCAATTAATGCTTGTTCATTCCAAGGAATAGCAGTTACATCATATGTAGTTCCATTATTTCCAATATTAAACTCAACATTTGCAAGTTTCAATGGTATTTTACGTTGCAAATTTTTTGTATCAACAGTAACTGGATTGCCGTCATCGTCATAACCTACAAATTCAATAGTCAGCAAAAAAGGCGCTTGAATATAATTTGTATATCCAGCTTGCAATGCTGCAATTTGTAAAGTTTGTAAAAATAAACCCATACTATAAGGTTCAATTACTTGAAAATTTATATTTGTAACATTTGTAAGTCTTGTCCTTGTATTTGGAACAACTATTGCTTCAATATTAACATCTTCAATAAAATATTCTAATTTTCCACCTATTTGTTCTTCAAAAACTGTCGATACATGACTTTCACTTTTACCACCAGATCTAAAAATTTCCAACTGAGCAGGTCCATTAGCATACGTTTCATCAGGATAATTGATTTCATCTTTTGTCAGTACAGCAAAAGTAAAAATACAATTATAGCTAGAATAAATGTGTAATGGATTGATTTCTTTTGCCATTTATAATCCTAATTCGTCTTTGAGATTACTCTGCTTTGGTAAAAATATTTTTGTTCCAGACTTAATGTCAAACACCGGATCTTTTACAATATCCATATTTCTTTGTGCAAAAACCCACCAAAGTTTAGGTGTGCCGTATAAGTCATATGCTAATAAATCAGGTCTAAAATTGTACTGTGGCTCAATTGTGTACAAAATATCATCATCTTCTGCCGGAATAGGTACAATTTGCAATATTCCTAATTCGCCAGATTGTGTAACAGTTGTTTTATTCCAAGGACTGGTTTTTGCATAACTTACAGACATTATAAGAACCCTTCATTTTTTAAATCACCGTTTACAAATCTATCTAAACTAAACGAACTTGCTTTTGCTCTACTGTAAGTAGGTTGTAATGTAACACTCATTGTTGATAAAGTAGGTACCCAAGTGTATTCCTCTATTTGTTGATTAGATTGACCTGTAATAACCGGAACTCGTATGTAATCTACACCGTTTTCTAAACTATAATTGAAGTTTGTTACAACACAAGGCACATTGTTTAGCACATATTGTCCATATCCGTTGACTTTAACCAACGGCGGTGGCGATCCTTTATTACTAGTGTCGCCAAATGCCATTTTTGTAATACTTTTAAAGAAATGCACAGCAGCTACCCAGTATTTTCCATCTTCTTCTGTTTGTACTGGAAATTCTCCAGCAATAACAAAAGGTTCAACACTACTATTTTCATATACAGGAAAGGGATAATTATTATGTGTAGGAGCACTTAAACTATAATTTGCAGTATGTTGGAAACTAATATTAGGCACAAGAGGAAAAACAACATTATTACCAGTATTCACCAAAGGAGATAATAACGGACTAGATCTGAATGTGCTGATATCAGGTACACTAATTCTGACACGCCAGTCTTCGCCAACTGTATCGTTGCTTGGTTTGAATGTTGCTGTTGCAAAGTTAGCACTTTGAGGTTCTGCACCCGGAGACAAATTGCGTCTACGCAGATTACTCATAAATTGATTAACATTGTTTAAAAAATCAGATACACTTTGTTTATTTTGTATGTTATTTTCACTGCCAATGTTGCTGTCAATGCCTGTAATTGGATCGATTGCCATGGTGATACTCCTATACTGTATTTAGTTGACAAAAATATATGCGTAGTTTATAATAGAATAGAACAAAGGAACAAATATGGCCAAAAGAGTAAATTATCTAAACAATAAAGATATGTTAAAGGAAATACACAAGAGCAAAAGTACATTTTGCAGTTACGTTGATCCTGCATATGCAACATATGATATTATCTTACCTAGTAAAGACAAAATCAATGTTAGAACTATAGCAGAAGCAAAAAGAAACCGTGCTAAAAAAATGTCAACCGAGGCATATGAAGCAGCCAAAGCAGTTAATAAAAAAGTAAAAATGGCCGAGTTCGAAGTTGATTATAGATCTATTGAAAAAACTGATTTAATATTTAGAGTAATGATGTTTGATCATATTCCAGACGAACCGGGTCGTAAAAAAACTCCAAAAACCATAGCAGATACAAAAACAAAACTAAATTTTCCGCCTTTTCAGCACTACAAGTTTGACGAAAACGGTGAATTAGTATGTGTAGGCAAAAGTCATTGGGTTGGCGGAATGGAAAACGGACATTTTTCTAAAGTTCACGGTACAGCCACTAACGAATTAGCTCGTATGTGGATGAAACTGGTAGATCGCTATGCCACAAGAGGCAATGTTCGTGGTTATACTTACAATGACGAAATGAAAGGTCAAGCAATACTGCAATTATCGCAAATTGGCTTGCAATTTGACGAATCAAAATCAAATAACCCGTTTGCTTATTACACAGCAGCAGTTACAAATAGCTTTGTACGTGTTATCAACTTGGAAAAGCGTAATCAAAACATTAGAGACGATATTTTAGAAATGAATAACTTAAATCCATCGCATACTAGACAACACGCAGGCGAATGGGAAGCAGCGCAACGCAGAGAAGGCCTAAATAAAGGTTGATTTATTAAATTTTCTACACTATACTAGTTAGGAAGTGGAGTATTCTATTGTTTAAAAAAGCAGCAGTCTTTACAGACATACACTTAGGTATGAAAGGCAACTCACGTGTCCATAATCAGGACTGTGAGGACTATATCGATTGGTATATCGAAACAGCAAAAGCAAATAATTGCGAAACAGGCATCTTTTGCGGCGACTGGCACCATAATAGGAACAGTTTAAACCTCACAACTATGGATACAACCATACGATTGTTAGAGAAACTAGGTGAATCTTTTGAAAAGTTCTATATGTTTGCTGGTAACCACGACTTGTACTACAAAGACAAGCGTGATGTAAAGTCAACAGAGTTTGCCAAGCACATTCCCAACGTAACAGTGGTAGATGAGATACAAGTTATCGAAGATGTAGCACTGGTTCCGTGGTTGGTAGGCGACGAATGGCGGCGTATGGAGAAGTTGCAAGCCAAATATTTGTTTGGACACTTTGAATTACCTAGTTTTTATATGAACGCTATGGTACAAATGCCAGATCACGGTGAACTAAAGTCGGAACACTTCAAGAATCAAGAGTATGTGTTCAGCGGACACTTCCACAAACGGCAGAAGCAGGGTAAGATCCACTATATTGGCAATGCTTTCCCACACAACTATGCAGATGCTTGGGATGATGACCGTGGTATGATGATATTAGACAGAGAAAACAATGCAGAGCCAGAGTATGTTAACTGGCCGGACTGTCCCAAGTACCGTACAGTTAAGTTATCACAGTTGATTGATGAGAAAGACACACTTATCAAGCCAAGTATGTACCTAAGAGTTACACTTGACATTGATATCAGCTACGAAGAAGCAAGTTATATCAAAGAAACATTCATGGATCAATACAAATGCCGAGAAATAACACTTATTCCACAAAAACACATTGAGGAAATCAACACAGACTTGGATATTGAACAATTTGAGAGTGTAGATCAGATTGTTAGCAACGAGATCCAAGCAATTGATAGCGAACAGTTCAACAAAAGACTATTATTAGACATTTACAACGAGTTGGTATGATAAAAATTAAAGATTTAACCGTAAAAAACTTTATGAGTGTGGGTAATGTTACCCAAGCAGTTGATTTTAACAAGGAGCAACTCACTCTTGTGCTTGGTGAAAACTTAGACCAAGGAGGTGACGACACTGGATCACGCAACGGTACAGGTAAAACTACAATTATTAATGCATTGTCATACGCACTGTACGGTCAAGCACTGACCAACATCAAAAGAAACAATCTTATCAACAAAACCAATAGTAAAGGTATGTTGGTTACATTAAATTTTGAAAAAGGCAATAACAAATATAGAATTGAACGTGGCAGATCACCAAATGTACTAAAGTTTTACATAAATGATCACGAACAAAAAGAAGATTTAGATGAATCTCAAGGCGATAGTCGTCAAACACAAAAAGAAATTGACAGTTTACTAAACATGAGCCACGATATGTTCAAACATATTGTTGCACTCAACACATACACAGAGCCTTTCCTCAGTATGAGAGCAAATGACCAACGTGCAGTTATTGAACAGTTACTTGGCATTACTATTCTTACCGAAAAAGCAGATTTGCTGAAAGAAAAAGTCAAACAAACCAAAGATTTTATCACAGAAGAAACACTAAAAATCAATGCTATCGAAGCAAGCAACAAAAAAATTGAACAAAGTATCGAAACTCTTGCTGGAAGACAACGTGCTTGGTTTGCAAAACAAAAACAAGACATTGAAAAACTTGACAAAGCAATCGAAGAACTAGAAAAATTAGACATTGATGCCGAATTAGATGCACACGACAAGCTTATAAACTGGACAGAACTGAATAATCGTATTACAAGTTTAAACAAAGAAAAAAGCACACTGGAAAGTGCATTGATGCGAGCAACCAAGGGTGTTGACAAAGCTGAAAAGGATATCAAAGACCTTGACGATGCTATTTGTTACACTTGTGGACAAGAATTACACGCAGATAAAAAAGCAGAAATTGAAAACAAAAAACAAAAAGAATTAAGTGACGCACTTGCATATCAAACCGAAGTTGCAAACAAACTTGAAGCAACAATGAAGTTATTAGATGAAATTGGACACATTAACGGGCGTCCTAATACATTTTATGAAAGTGCTAAAGAAGCATACGAACACAGAAACAATGTTGATAATTTAAGACAAAATCTTGTAAATAAACAGCAAGATGAAGATCCTTATCAAGCACAAATTGACGACTTAACAAACACAGCATTGCAAGAAATTGACTGGGAAAATGTTAATCAATTAACCAGTTTAAAAGAACATCAAGAGTTTCTACTGAAACTCTTGACAAACAAAGACTCGTTCATCCGCAAAAAGATCATTGATCAGAACTTGGCGTACTTGAACAATAGGCTCACATATTATTTAGACAAACTAGGCTTACCACATCAAGTTGAATTCCAAAACGATTTGTCAGTTGAGATTACACAACTAGGACAAGACCTGGACTTTGATAACTTGTCTCGAGGCGAACGCAACAGGCTAATACTAGGAATGAGTTTTGCATTCCGTGATGTTTGGGAATCATTGTATCAAGGCGTTAACTTGTTGTTTATCGACGAACTTATCGACTCGGGTATGGACACTGCTGGTGTTGAAAATGCACTTGCTGTACTTAAAAAGATGGGTAGAGAACGTAGAAAAAATGTTTTCCTCATTTCACACAAAGACGAACTTATTGGTAGAGTGAATCATGTTATGAAAGTTATCAAAGAAAACGGATTTACATCATACGAAAACGATATTGACATTGTAGAATGAACGACGATACACACGACCAATTGGTAAAAACATATTTGGATTACTTTGAAGCAAATGAAAAATTTGAACAAGGTCCTAGTGAAAGAACAAAACGTGCTGCTCGTAGAGAGCTACGCAAATTGATTACATTGGCAAAACAAAGGCAAGACGAAATTAAAAATCACTATGCAGTGGTCCTTGATGACATTAGAGCTAGTGGAAAATGGGCAGTAAACAAAGGCAAAGCAAAAAAATCAAAAAAGGCAAACGAAGGCAATTCCGATAATACATAATGTATGAGTTGGACATATAAAGGCAAAAAGGTTGAAACAATACCTGACGAATACGAAGGCTTTGTATATCTAATCACAAACAAAAAGACAAAACAAAAATACGTAGGCAAAAAACTAGCAAAGTTTAAAACAACCAAGCCACCATTAAAAGGCAAAAAAAACAAACGTCGAGGCTACAAAGAAAGCGATTGGCGTGAATACTGGGGAAGTTCAGATAGACTGAACGAAGATGTAAAAAACTTAGGCGAAAAAAATTTTACTCGTGAAATACTTTACTTTTGCAAAAGTAGAGCGGAGATGTCTTACATTGAAGCACGAGAACAATTTGACAGGCGTGTATTAGAAACAGACGAATACTACAACGGTATCATCAATGTACGAGTTGGTGGTTCAAATAAATTACGCCAGGCACTACTAGAACACAAATAGGCTATATATTGAGCTCTAATTAAACTCCAAGATCCAGCCGAGGTAATGCTCGTGGCCGGTGGTGTGGAATGCTCACGTGAAGAAGTATACGATAGGCTTTAAAGGAATGGGCTCTGAGAAAAAGCAACCCAAGGGTAAGTGTTTTCGCTTGTTAGGGAATAACTGCCTTCCGTTGATATGACGAAGCTAGAGTAGGGGGATACAGGTCAACCGCCTCCACTTAATGTTAAGTCAAAGTAACATTAACTTGTTTAGTGTTATATTGAAATAACATTAAAATCTCTTTTAACAAGATGGCTGAAGCGACTCGAATAATGTTTCAAAGCTACCTTCGCCCGGCAACGGGCGAATTATGACTTCACAATCTGAATAATATTAAAAGCATATGCTTTGCATATGCCTTATTAGTATTATAATCAAGAACAAATAATACGTGTTGAGCGATAGCGATAACACAGTTGAACGTTAGTTCAACTTATAATAACTAAATACATTATACAGCTGGAACACTTGTGAATGAAATTAGTTGAATTATTATCTGAAGAAAAAATTATTATTACTGAAGAAGCAGTTGAAATTCCTAAACTGACAACATTATCTTTAGGTGATGTTGATTACAAGTGGAATGGAAACAGCTGGGTAAAAGCCACTGATAATTCTACTGCACCTAGAAGTATAGGTCAACGGTTAACACAAACATTTAAATCATTTAACACTGGCAAAGCAATTTTTGATGCTGCTGATACCGTTCCAGTGCAAGTAAGAGATAGGTGGCTAGTAAATTTAGCAGATGAATCTTTTAGTTTTGCAAAACAAACTGATGCAGATAAGTTTATTTCAAGATTAAGAGGTGGTCAAAGTATAGACAGAGCTCTTAGAATATTTTCTGATTCCGATTTCAAGAGAATTGGTAGAGGAATGTGGAGTCAATACAAAATTGGTTCTTCTATGAAGCCTGCAGAAATAGATGCAGCAATAAAAAATAGCAATGGTAGACTAACAAGAATTTTTTCAAATAGTTTATTCCAAGGTTTGTTAAAACTTTTTGCAATTTTAGGTGTTAGTGTAGAGTTGTACAAAAGCTTTGTTGTCAACTACGATACAGTTAAACATACACCAGACAGTGAATTTGATGGCGGAGCAGCAGAAAAAGAAGAACTGTTAGATGTAATAACAGGATTCTTTGTTTCGCAAGTTGTATTGGTTTTAGCAATGGCGTTTAAAGCTGTAAGAGCTGCATTAATTATTGGTCGAATTAGAGGTGCTATAAGAGCAATACAAGCAGGGGCTGCTGCCACTGGAGTAGGCACTATTCCGGCATTGGTCAGCATGATTGTTACTGAAGCAGCATTTTGGGGAGCAGTATATTTGTTTACACGTCCAAGTATACAAATGATGTTTGCAAAATGGATTGCAAATAGTGTTGCTTCTTCAATTTTTGAAACTGTTGGAAATGCAGCAGATATAGCAGCAATGTCTCTTGATACTATAACCAACGGAGCATTAGGTGGAGCAACATTAAGAGATGCATTAACATTTGAAGGCGGTGTAAAAAAGATGCCAACTGGTACTGCTTATTCTTCAAGTGAATGGGCAAAAATTGCATTCCAGGATATGATTTTTCCTCCTGACATGGAAAAAGTCAAAGTGCCTTATTTGATATTAGGTGACAGAACCAATGCCATATTTGATGCATTGGACATTGATCAAAGTGAACGCCCAGCAGAAAGTTTAAATCCAAAACCAATGTCATCGGGTCAAGCAGGTCAGTTGAGTGACTATATTTTTACATACACTCCAGAAATGGCTGAACAACTAAAAGATACGCACGAAATTATAGTTATAAGTGATAGAATGGGAGCAGTACCTGGTGGTAGTAATCAAGAACTTTATCTTGCTCCTACTCCTCAAGCACTGGCCAGTGGTAAGCCTATTCCAATGCCAGATAATCGTGTGCTAACTAGATCTGGTGCAAAAATTGAACGAGACTCTGATCAAGACGCAACACAAGATTCGATTGTAGATATTGCTCAAGCTGCTATTGATAGAGCTGATGCAGGCATTGGCACGTCAACTGGCAGAAGTGATTCACCTGTACAACCTGTTGGAAGAATGAGTAGTAGTAGACCTAGAGGTGTTCAAGGTACAGTTAGACCAGGTGACGAAACAAATGCACTTGATGCACTAGCAGCAGACAATGCACGTTAGAGCAACGGCATTTTAGCGTTTTTGGTATTTTCAATATTATCTTTGACTATTTTAGAAATAATTTCTTGGTCTTCCATGTCAGTATCGTACAACAACGTATCCACTGAAATACCGCCTCTCATATACCAACTGAGTCTGTAGATAGTGTCTTTTATTCTTTTTATATCGTTCTCAAATTCTTCGGCTAAATCTTGTACAGCACTATCATCTAACAAGATTAGCCTTTTACGAAAAAATCCGTCTGATCAATTGTAATACGAACTTTGTCTGTTGCTTCGCAAGAAGCACATTGCACATTTTCTTCTGGTAGTAACCAACGTTGATACTGAGTGTCTATGTGTTTTTTTATGCTGCTGAATAAATCAACATCGTAACTTTCAATCCAGTTGTAAATTTCACCTTTGTCTTGTTCTATTTCACCATCAACTTCTATACTGTGTATAGATAGTAAAATAGTTTTCATATTCATTTTTGCAATTGATGTTAATATCTGGTCTTGAAATTTGTCTTTTTCGTTATCGTTGGTAATTTTTGGAAGTTGAATTGACAATGCTCTTTGATATCCAACAGATTCCTTTTGAAGATCGGTGTATTGTGTGTATGTCAAAGGTACAAAATTAATTTTAAAATTTTCATACATCATACTATCTTCAAATTGTAGTGTGTTTAAATATTCTATATATCTTGTAATATCAATTTCGTATTGGTTTTCTTCGCTGCATTTTCTGCATCTTTGTCCTACTGTCATTTTAGGACCGTATGTTGCCATTCTAATTGACAGCAACAGTGCATCCACATCTAATGTAACCAAGTCAAAGGGCTTTACAATTGACGGTATACAACTTTGAATGTTTTTTGCTGTTGCTTCACCGTTGATCAATGCATCTGGTGTTCTATAAAGTATTTCGTCGTTAGCAGTCATACTGAATACTGCTAAGTTTGAATACGAATCTTCATACAACACACCAGAATTATAATATTTTCCTTTGCTAGGCAAATCTATATAGATTTTTGGCTGTCTTGCATATTTTTTGAGAGGGCTTTGGTTTTCCATGAGTTTTTCCATAGGTAAATACTAGTATAGAATATTTATAAACCGTATTTTTTAGGAGTATGTCTTTTGGCTACTGATTTAGATGAAATAGTTTCTGGTTCAAGTAATGCTTTAAAGTTTTTAGGAAACGAAGCAAAAGGAGCAGGAAATGCTGTTGTAGGACTAGCAGGTAACTTGTTATCTGGCAGTATGAAGCTGTCTGATTACAGTAAAGCATTAGATACAAATACAAAAATACTTGGTAGATTAGGAAAAGTTGTTCACGCTTTGACTATGTTTGCAGAAGAAAGTTTATCTGAATACCAAAGTTTAACAGGTATAGGTGCAAGTTTTGGCAAACAAATGACAGAAATAAAAATTGCTGCTGCCGAACTGGGTTTAACTGTTGAAGACATGACAAAAATGTTCAAAGACAATGCAGAAGGGTTGAGTGCATTTGGCGGCAGTACTGATCAGGCAATCAGTGCTTTTAGACAATTTAGCAGCGGTGTATTGTCTAGTGATGCAGGAACAAATCTGCGTAGATTAGGATTTACAGTTGAACAAATAAATGAAAATCTATTGACTTATGCAGAAATTGCCGAACAAGACAATCAACTTGAGCGCAGTGTTGGTAGAGACAGAAATGCGTCTGCATTGGAATTTGCAAAAGAATTAGATGCACTAAGTAAACTCACTGGCAAACAAAGAGACGAACTCGCAGATCAAATGAAAGAAGCAAGACGTCAAGGCGATGTGCAAGCATTTTTAACAGGACAAAGCGCAGAAGCAAGTGAAGCTTTAACAAAAGGGCTTACTGAAATTTCAACTACTATGGGTCCTCAATATGCCGAACTGTTTAAAGATTTGTTAATTAGAGGCGCACCAACTACTGATCAAACTAGAAATGCATTTGTAGCATTAGGCGACAGTGCAGACGAATTTCAAGCACAAGTAGATGCCTTTAGAAGCGGAATGTCTACAAGTGACTTCAGTGGTTTTGATCAAGCAATGATGCAAACACAAGCATCTTTTACTGATTATCTGAACACAGAAGAAGCTAGACAAATTGGTATGCTAGGTGGCTTAACAGACATCAGTGCTGCTCAAGGTCAGTTACGTGAAGATTCGTATACCTTTGCAAATAGATTACAAGCAGCAGGTGCTGCTGCTGAAGACACACTGGTTAAATTGCAGAGAATAACAGCAGAAATCGAACGTCAGCAAGAAATTCAAATGGGTGCCGAAGATCCTCGTAATTTGATAGATGAAACAATTAGATTAAACGAAGCTACACGTGATATGGTGCTTGCTACACAAGAAACTGCACTGAAAAATTTAGAAGAAATGGGCGTTTCTGCACTGCAAAAAGTACAAAACGCTATGCCAAGTACAGCAGAAATTACAACAAGTTTAGGCGGAGTAGTTGATAATTTGTTTAGAGCCAGTGAACAAGTTGCAAAAGTTTACGAAGATGGAAGACTAGCTGCAGATGCCTTAACCAATATGGAAGTTGGCAGTGCAGAAAATCTCACAGTAAATGATCTTGGAGTTCCTGAATTAGCAACCAATGAAACTGTAACATCCACTGCAGAAGAACTATCTAATGAACTACAAAATGCTAGATCGGAAGTTGCAGATACAGAACAGAGATTATCTGCATTGCAAATGCGCCAAAGTGAAGCACTGATGGCAGGACAAACCGAACAAGCTGCATCTATAGGATCTGAGATAGATGCAATGAAAGTTGAACTATCAACTGCTATTCAAAGAAGTGCAGAAGCATTTACTAGAAGTAGAATAGCAGACTTTCAAAGAACTGGAAATGCTCGTAGAGGATTTGCCAGTGGTGGATACATTAGAGCAGGCGAAGTTGGAGTTACAGGAGAATTAGGCCCAGAACTAATCACCGGACCGGGAAATGTACTTAGCACTGAAAATACCCGCAACTTGTTAACCATGATGAAAGGTTTACGAGCACAGATTGACAATCCTACCACAACATCGTATAATAATGACAGTAATGCCATAAGTAATAGTATAAGCGATAATATGGTATCTATGTTAGAAAGTAAATTGAATGTACAAAATTCTTTACTTGAAAAGTTACTTAGAGTAGAAAGCGGTGCAGCTGATACAGGTAAACGACAATATAGAGCCACAAAAGGGTTAGGCGGCAATATGCTAAAAGGAATAAACACGTGAGTTGGAAAAAACATTTTACACCAGTACCAACAGGTAATAATCCAAATGGAAGTTATAGCCCATTTAGTCAAAGAGGCACTGCCGGACCAGGACCTGCTGCGGCAAACTATTCTTCACACTTGCCCGATGTTTATGTTGGATCTCCAAATAGAATAGAAAGATATAATCAATATAACACTATGGATAGTGATAGTGAAGTAAATGCTGCACTAGATATTCTTGCTGAGTTTTGTTCTCAAAAAGCAAAAGAAAACGATACACATTTTAACATTAATTTTAAAAAATCTGCCAACAATTCTGAAGTACAAATTTTAGGCGAATACTTAAAACAATGGTGCAGAATTCAACAATTTGACACAAGAATGTTTAGAATTGTTAGAAATGCGTTTAAGTATGGTGATCAATTTTTTATTAGAGATCCTGAAACACAAAAATGGTTTCATGTTGATCCAAGCCAAGTTACTAAGATTATTGTTAACGAAAGTGAAGGCAAAAAGCCTGAACAATATGTTGTTAAAAATTTAAATTTTGCATTTGATGCATTAGAAGCAACACCATTGAATACTCAAAATAGTTATGGACCAGGTGGAACTTCGGGTTATCAAACTGTAAGTCAAAAAGCTGCTACTGGAAGTGCTACACCACCATCTGGCACCAGTAGATGGCAAACTGATCAAAGTGAAACTTTTGTAGATGCAAATCATGTTGTACACCTAAGTATGAGCGAAGGATTAGATCAAAACTATCCTTTTGGTAATTCATTACTAGAAAGTATTTTTAAAGTTTATAAACAAAAAGAATTATTAGAAGATGCAATTATTATCTATCGTGTCCAACGTGCGCCAGAGCGCAGAGTATTCTACGTTGATGTGGGCAATATGCCTTCACACCTTGCTATGCAGTTTGTGGAGCGTGTTAAAACGGAAATACACCAAAGACGAATCCCATCCAAGACAGGTGGTGGTACAAATGTTATAGACAGTTCATATAACCCACTGTCAATCAACGAAGACTACTTCTTTCCACAAACTGCTGAAGGGCGTGGATCTAAAGTTGAAACACTGCCAGGCGGTACTAACTTAGGAGAAATTGATGATCTTAGGTATTTTACTAACAAGTTGGTGCGTGGCTTACGTATACCTAGTTCTTACCTACCCACAGGAGCTGATGATGGCGCATCGCAGTATAATGATGGACGAGTAGGCACAGCATATATTCAAGAATTACGCTTTAACAAATATTGCGAACGTTTACAAGGAATGCTTGAAGAAGTTTTTAATTTAGAATTTAAATTATACCTGCGTAATAAAGGAGTGAATGTTGATTATTCAATGTTTGATTTAGAATTAACTCCTCCGCAAAACTTTGCTGCATATAGACAAGCTGAACTTGATAATAATAGAATTAGTACATTTAGTACAATACAAGCTGTTCCGTTTATGTCAAATAGATTTGCATTAAAACGTTTCCTAGGACTTAGCGATGAAGAAATTGCAGAGAACGAAAGATTGTGGCGTGAAGAAAACCAAGATAATCTTGATGCAGCACTTGCGCAGCCAGAAGGTGGAATGGGTGGCGCCGCAGCATCGTTATCAGGTGCAGGCATTGCAGACGACTTTGGCGGCTTAGAAACTGGCTTAGATGACGGTGCAGGAGCAATTGAAGGCGGCGAAGGCACACCTCCTGAAACAGCCACAGGAGATGATTTTGGAGGAGCAGAGGCAGAACCAACTGACCAAACTGTATAAATAATACTATGATACTACGAGAACTTTTTTACTTTGACAAAGAAAACTTAGAACCAATCGAAGACCTTACATACAGTCCTAAGGACGATACAAGTGTGATGAAAATAGATAATTCTAGAAAAACAAGGCTTTCTTTAAAAGATATTAATAAGGCTCGTAAAGCTGCTGATAGTCATCAAAAAGAGACTTCAAAAGAATTAGATTTTGTTAAACAAATGTATGGACTGGCTGCACAGGCAGCAGCACAAGTTTAACAAAAGGTAAAAAATGTCAAAAAAATCTATTGCATTTGTGCTAGGTAATGGCACAAGTCGTAAAAAAATTAATCCTATTGATTTGAAACAACATGGCACAGTGTATGGGTGCAATGCACTGTATAGAACATTTGCTCCTGATTATCTTGTAGCAGTTGATACAAAAATGATAATGGAAATTCAAAAAACTAACTATCATCATGATCATCAAGTATGGAGTAATCCTAACAAATTAACAAGACAAGATCCTAATATTAATAAATTTAATCCAAACAAAGGTTGGAGTAGCGGACCTACAGCTTTGCATATGGCAAGTGTTCATGATAATGCTAAAATTTACATTTTAGGGTTTGATTATGTTGGATTAGGGGAAAAACAAGAATTAGTAAACAATGTGTATGCAGGTACAAAAAATTACAAAAATTTGAACGATAGGGCAACATATTTTGGAAATTGGCAAAGACAAACAATGACCTGTATAAATCAGTTTCAAAGAACTAAATATGTTAGAGTAATAGAAAATGAGGACAGTTATATACCAGATAACTTAAGAGATTGTAAAAACTTAACACACATTACAATGAATAATTTTATTGATTTTTTTGGGATTACACCATTAAAATCTTAAAATACGCTGTTTTGACCCCATTTTAAGCGTATATTTTCTAAAAAGTGTAAATATAATAGACAGCCTTGTAAAGATAATTAAAGGAGATTAACAATGACTGACCGCAACAAGTTTGAAGAAATGCTTGAGCATCTTGTTAACGAAGATCGCGAAAAAGCAGCAGAACTATTCCACGAAATCGTGGTAGAAAAATCAAGAGATATTTACGAATCACTACTTGAAGATGAAGAAGTAGAAGAAACAACTGACGAAGAAGTTGATGAAGCTACTGATGAAGAAGTAGATGAATCAGAAGAAGATCTAGACGAAGCAACTGACGAAGAAGTAGACGAGTCAGAGGAAGACCTAGACGAAGCAACTGACGAAGAAGTAGACGAAAGTTTCTTTGACGTAGCAGAAGCAGACCCAACAGACGATATGATGGGCGACATCGAAATGCCAGATGCAGGCGACGACATGGATATGGACGCAGGCGACGACGATATGGGTATGGATGACGACGGTGACATCGAAGATCGTGTAATGGATCTAGAAGACGAACTAGAAGCACTAAAAGCTGAATTTGAAGCAATGATGGACGACGAAGCACCAGCAGACGACGAAGCAGGTGACGACGATATGCCAATGGATATGGATTCAGAAGAAGGTGACGATGACGAAGAAGCTGAAGAAGAAGCAATTGCTTTTGAAGACGAAGAAGTAGAAGAAGCAGCTGACGAAGAAGTAGAAGAGTCAAAAGCACCAAAGTCACAAACAGAAATTATGCGTGAGTACACAGATAAAGTGTCAGCAACAATGGGCGACAACGGCGCAAATGCAAAATCACCAGTAGCAGGTAAAAATGATATGGGTGGTACATCAGCAAACATCGCAAAAGGCGGTTCAGCAGATGAAAAAGGCACAGGCGCAAGTGCTCCAAAACAAGATACCGCTGGTAACGTAAATGTTCCTGGTGGAAAAGCTGCAAAAATGAACGCAGCAAAAGCCCCTGCAAAGGGAGACAACGGCGCTAATACAAAATCAACACTTGGCGCTTAAGGACTGATTGATGAAAATACTGAACGAACATTTGAGTTTTGATGCTGCTAGAATGGTAGTTGAGTCTGCTAATGACGGCAAAGACCTTTATATGAAAGGAATTTGTATTCAAGGCGGAGTCAAAAACGCCAACCAGCGTGTTTATCCCGTAAATGAGATTAGCAGGGCTGTCACCACACTCAACGAACAAATTAGTGGCGGCTACTCAGTGTTAGGTGAAGTAGATCATCCTGATGGACTTAATATTAACTTGGACCGTGTTAGCCATATGATTAACGAAATGTGGATGGACGGACCTAATGGTTATGGTAAACTAAAAATACTACCGACTCCGATGGGACAATTAGTTAAAACAATGCTTGAAAGCAGCGTCAAACTAGGCGTTTCATCGAGAGGTAGTGGTGAGGTTGACGGCAGCGGAAACGTTGGCGGATTTGAAATAATTACTGTGGACGTTGTGGCACAACCAAGCGCCCCCGGTGCGTATCCGACACCTATTTACGAACATTTAATGAACGAAAGAGGTGGATACAAGGCATTTTTAACTTCAAAAGAAGTCCAAGGCGACAAAAAGGCACAAAAATATTTAAAAGAGAGCTTATTAAACATAATAAGCAGACTCCAATAACGAGGAGAAAGTAATGGTAGATGTACTAAAAAATCTCTTCGAAAATGACGCACTATCGGAAGAAGTACGTTCTGAATTAGCAGAAGCATGGAACGCTAAGGTGAAAGAAAATCGCCTTGAGGTTACTGCTGAATTACGTGAAGAATTTGCAAAAAAGTATGAGCACGACAAATCAACTATGGTTGAAGCCATTGATAGTCTTGTATCTGAAAAACTTGCAGAAGAAATTGCAGAATTCCAAGAAGACCGTAAGCAACTAGCAGAAGCAAAAGCAAAATTTGCAGTTGCTCAGCGTAAAAATGCAGAACTAATGAAGACTTTCGTTTCTGAGCAACTTGCTACAGAAATTAAAGAACTACATTCAGATCAAAAAGCAATGGCAGACAAGTTTGTTGCTTTAGAAGAATTTGTAGTTGAATCACTTGCTAAAGAACTTGCAGAATTTTACGAAGATAAAAAAGACTTGGCTGAAACAAAAGTACGTATTGTACGTGAAGCCAAAGAACATCTTAATACAGTTAAATCAAACTTTATTAAGAAAAGTGCAGCCTTGGTATCAGAAACAGTGTCAAAAGGACTTACAAAAGAAATTTCAGCACTTAAAGAAGATATTGAAGCAGCACGTGAAAACGATTTTGGTCGCAAACTATTCGAAGCATTTGCTAACGAATATCAACACTCATATCTAAACGAGAAGAGTGAAACACAAAAACTTCTAAAAGTTGTTGGTGCTAAAGACAAACAATTAGCAGAAGCAAAAGTAGCAGCGGCAAAAGCAATTAAGCTTGCAGAATCACAGGCTAATGAGAACAAAAAACTTACTGAGTCAGTGTCACGCAAAGCAAAGATTGATAGTTTAATTGCTCCTTTGAGCATTGACCAAAAAGAAATAATGATGGACTTGTTAGAATCAGTTCAAACTGATAAATTACAAAATCAATTTGAAAAATACTTACCGGCAGTTATCGACGGCAAGAGTCCAACAAAGAAGGCAGTACTAGCAGAGGCAAAAGAAGTAACAGGCAATAGAGAAACAAAAAATACTGATATGACAGCAAGCGCCGACCATAATGTGGTTGACATCAAGCGTTTAGCTGGTTTAAATTAAGGAGATAACTATGTCAGAACTACTAGAAAGTCGCTGGCAAGAGACTAAAACAGCACTTCTTGAAGGCCTACAAGGCAATAAGAAAGCAGTAATGGCGTCAACGCTAGAAAATACACGCAAGTATTTGGCTGAGACTGCAACTGCTGGTGCTACCTCTGCCGGTAATATCGCAACACTTAACCGTGTTATCCTACCAGTAATCAGACGTGTGATGCCAACTGTCATTGCAAACGAGATTGTTGGTGTACAACCAATGACTGGTCCAGTTGGTCAGATTCACACACTACGTGTACGCTACAGCGACACAGCAGGTACAGGCGCAGCAGGCGCAGTAGCTGGTGAAGAAGCACTGTCACCATTTAAAATCGCAGAAGCATATTCAGGTAATGCTACAACAGCAAAAGCTGACGCAACTGCGGCACTAGAAGGTGCAGCTGGTAACAAACTAAGCATTCAGATCTTGAAGCAAACTGTTGAAGCTAAATCACGTAAGCTATCAGCACGTTGGACATTTGAGGCAGCACAGGATGCACAGTCACAGCACGGTATCGATGTAGAAGCAGAAATCATGGCAGCACTTGCACAAGAAATTACTGCTGAAATCGACCAAGAGATTCTTGCATCTCTTGCAACACTAGCAGGCACAGGTACAGACACATACAACCAAGCAGCAGTTTCAGGTACAGCTACATTCGTAGGTGACGAACACGCAGCATTGGCAGTATTGGTTAACCGTGCAGCAAACCGTATCGCACAAAGAACACGCAGAGGCGCAGGTAACTGGGCAGTTGTTTCTCCAGCGATCCTAACAGTACTACAATCAGCAACAACATCAGCGTTTGCACGTACAACTGAAGGCACATTTGAAGCACCAACAAACACAAAAATGGTTGGTACATTGAATGGCGCAATGAAAATTTACGTAAACACATACGCAGCAGATGATGACGTACTAGTAGGTTATAAGGGTACTTCAGAGTCAGACGCAGCAGCGTTCTACTGCCCATACATCCCACTAATGTCAAGCGGTGTTGTACTAGATCCAACATCATTCGAGCCAGTCGTGAGCTTCATGACTCGTTATGGTTATGTTGAGTTGTCAAACACAGCATCGTCGCTAGGTAACGCAGCTGACTACTTGGAAAAAGTAGAAGTAACAGCAGCAAACCTAAGCTTCAGCTAAGTTATACTTACAATGTCAAAATAGGCCCTACGGGGCCTATTTTTTTGATTAAATAATTTGCAAGGAGTGCAAATGATATACACAGGACAAGTTTATAAATTTGTTGGCATTAAGGGTGTAATACGACCAGATGCTTTTGGACAAACACGCATTGATGTATTGTTTGATAAAAACAAAGAATCTTTAAAAATAGGCGATCGTGTTGAATACGAACAATTAACAAAAAACAATAGAAGATATGCAAAAAATATTAAAAAAATAGGTTGACTTTTGTTTTGTATATGCTATATTAAGTACATAACAAAGACGACGGTCCTAGTTAGATAGTGCAAGGAAACGCTGCTTCACATAGGCAGTAACTTGACTCACACGCTGTGGTGGCGCTGTAAGACCTTGGAGACAAGGCATTGCAGAGAAAGTAGAACTAACCATTCTATTGTGAGGTTGTGCTAGTTATGTAGACAGGATATGTCACGGCACTTGTAGGTAATCCTTAGTCCTACCTATCACATTATTAGAGAAAGGTCTGCTACATTTTAGCAGGCCTTTTTTTACGACATTATAACCCATTTTTTCTTTTTTGATAAATACATATGTCAAATAGTGTGCCGCAAGGCGGACTTATGCAGTACCCACTGCGTAGACCTAGAACGTCAAAAAGGAGAAAAACAATGGGACGTCCAGTAAATAAAAGAAACTTCGGTGCAACCGGTGTAGACGCAACACCAAAGGTGCCAATTAGATTCCACGACGGATCAAGTTTAATTGAAGGATATATTCTTTCACAAAGAGGAACAAATAAATTTAACTGTTCAAACGATGGTGACACAATCACAAGAGTATGCAGACTTACATCAGACGGTTCAGCACCAAACGCAAATCTAGAATGTCAACTAATTGGCATCGGAAGCGGTGGTGATCCAATTGCAATCAAAAAGTTATTCAACAGAACAGCAGTAGACTACGATAACAATCGTTATACATGGGAAGCAGAAGACGACTCTACAGAATCATTGCTAAGATTGACTGCAATCTAAGGAGTGATAACAGATGGCTCAGCGTATCAATAAAATCGGTGCAGATTCTTATGTAATTAGAGTTGATGACGGCGGCAGTATTGAATTAGATGTAGGTCCTGGTGGCTCAGTTACAGTCACTGGTGACCTTGCAGTTCAAGGTGAAAGCACATCGATTGGTTCTAGTGATCTTCTTGTAGAAGATAATACTATTACAGTCAATTCTGGTGAAACAGGAAATGGTGTTACATTAAACACAGCTGGTTTAATTGTTGATCGAGGAGTTGCAAATGATGCATATGTATTTTTCGACGAAAGATTAAACAGTGTCAGCGGTGGCATCAGTCGTCAAGGAAGTTGGATTTTACAAGATCAAACTGGTGCTGTACAAGGCTTATATGCAAGTAGTATCAAAGCAGATACCACCGGTGCAAATAATCTAACCTTATTAGCAGAAGGTACAGGAATAGTAACTGTTACAGGTACTACTGATTATGAAAGGCAAGTATATGATTATACTGGCAGTAGCATTACAACTAATCCGAGTACTAATACTAAATTAACTTTACCAAATGATGATGATGCATTAGTTACTGCAAGGTTACTAGAAGATTTTGTTGTTGGCTATAATGCACAAAATTTCCAAAAAGGTATCCAATCTGGTGAAACAACACCAACTAAAGTTGAAACTTTCGATTTTGAAGACGATGCATCAACTAGCAGAAT